AATGCTTCTAAAATTCTTGATGAAATTATTAATAAAACAACGGAACAATAAGTGTCTTCCACACATTACCAGTTGATAATATGAATATTCATAATATATAATAATCCACGAAGGGTGGCAATATAAATGTATCAATCTGAAATGAAAGAAGGGTTTATAGAGGACTATTTACGAAGCCGCTTTGTAGCAAGAACTTCATTGAATAGTCTATTTAAAAAAACAGAACCATTTGAAAAAGAAAATGGAAAAGATTGCAGTCAGTTTAATGAAAATGAAATATTATATAAAGAACTTGAAAATGCACATGCGCGTGATTCAAATGATAAGTATTTTAGATGGGTTTATAGAAAAGTCAGAAACTGTAGAGATCATGTTGGTATGCCGGGGCTGACAATGAAAAACATTCAAACTAGTGGGATGTATTATTATCTATGCCGAGGGATACAAGAAACGGGGCTCGATTTAAGAAGTTTTTTAAAGTCTGAAGATGGAGAGTGCTTGATGGACAAATATGGTTTTCAATCAAAATATCGTGTAGATAATGTATATCATCATTTTCAAGATTATATTTAATTGATAGCTTCAGGGGGTAGGGTATGTTGCCGAAATATATTATAAAAGATTTTATAGACCAATTTAGCATTTTAGACATTAAAAAGGCAAATGTACAAATTAGACATAGTTTTTATGGGAATCAAAAATCAAACCAATGCGATATTTGTCCATTTGTAGATGAAGATCGTATTGGTTTTATTAAAGATGATGGAGAGAGAGTGTATATAACATTTGATGAATTGTGTGAGGTTGGCATTGATAATGAAGGATGCTATCTTAAAAGTGATGTAATGGAATTATATATTAAATACATTTTTTAAAAAGTGAGAAAGAGGCTTGACAAGTCTCTTTTTTTATGTTATAATGCTTAACGAAGAGAAAGGCGATACAAAATGAATGGTATTGAGACAAAAAGAGAGGAGGCCAAAAATGAGTAATGAGTATAGATTTAAAAAAGAAAAAATGCTGCCACATTCAATGTCAAACATGTGGAATTATATATACGGTCCAACGTAATATTCCGTTTGAGGAGATGTATGTAAAGGCAAATTGCCCTAACTGCGGGATCGTAACAGGGTTGAATTTGGGTGACAATGAAAATGATGTGTACGTTTTCATGAATGAAAATGTTGATCCGAGGTATTATTGACAGTACGAAATGAATGAGGGAAGACAAACATGAATGAGATTCAAGTTTTTGAAAGTGAAAAATTTGGACAGATAAGATCTGTAATTATTGATGAAGAACCATGGTTCGTGCTTAAGGATGTGTGTAATGCATTCGGTGAAACGAATTATAGGCGCGTTTCTTCTAGATTGGCTGACGACGAAAAGGGTGTGTCGCAAATTAACACCCCTGGTGGTATGCAAAATATGACTGTGATTAACGAATCTGGAATATACACAGCATTGTTTGTTATGCAACCAGAAAAAGCACGTGGTGTAGACGATGAATATATTGAAAAGAGACAAAATGAACTTAAGACATTTAAGCGATGGGTAACTCATGATGTTCTCCCTTCAATTCGTAAACATGGCATGTACGCTGTAGATGAAGTCCTTGCAAACCCAGATATGTTAATCAATGCACTTCAAGCGCTTAAGAAAGAGCGTGAGGAAAAAGCACTCCTTAAGCAAAAGAATGAAGCACAAGCTCTTTTGATTACGGAAATGCAGCCGAAGGTAAGTTATTACGATAAGATTCTTCAAAGCAAATCAACTGTGTCAGTTACTCAGATCGCTAAGGATTATGGAATGAGCGCGGTGAAGTTCAATTCAATTCTACATGGTCTTAAAGTGCAATATAAACAAGGCGATATGTGGATGCTATATCAGAAATACGCCAATAAGGGATATACAAAATCAAGAACATACACTGTAAGTGACGACGTTAGTAGAATGGGCACATATTGGACACAGAATGGTAGAAAGTTTTTGTATGATATACTGAAGAAAAATGGAATCCTGCCTGAATGTGAACGAAACTAATAATGACAACACAAAATAAATGACATGAAAAGGAGATAAGAATTATGGTGTATGATGGAACTAACAACTCGGAGCTGATTGTATTTCATACGGTGGAAGATTCGGATTATAAGCACTTCATTGAACTGTATAAGGACATGAATTCACAGGTGCTTTCGGTTGGTTGCTGTTGTGATCGCGATTGGGGCTATAAGTTTTTCATGACTAGTAATTCGGACTATGAAAGAATTAAATTCAACATCATGGAGGCCGTTTTCGAATGTGAAAATGTTGATGAACTGTTGAACACTTTGGATGAAATTTTTTGTGATGGTTTTAGCGATATCATGCTTGAAAATGAGTGTGGAGGCCATTGTGACTGTTGCGATGAGAATGATAATAATGAAAAGAATGTATATTTTTTAAACGAAAATAATAAGTATTTGAATTGACGAAAAGGAGAGACGTAATTATGGCAGAGAGACTACACGAACTTAAGCAGACTATAAGTACTGTACAGCTTCGCGGCGTAATCACTGGTACTAAGAGCAATAGATTTTATAAGAGCGGCACCGGTAAGAATGGTGGCGCATGGAATGCAATTGAAATGGGTGTGAAAATTGCGGAAAACGAAACAGTATACGTAAAGCTGAACGGGTTCCCTCGTCCTGAAGTATTTTACTATAAGAAGGGCGAAGGTAAGGCCAAGGGAGACACTCAAAAGGTGGCGTGGAAGAACAGACACAAGTCTCCGGGAGAGGGATATCGTCTAATTGGTGTTAATATTAGCACTGGCAAGGATGAAAACGGAAAGAATATCAATAAGAGTTTTACAGAGTATGATGCTGTTGAGTGGATACACGAAAACATTCACGACGGAGATAGTGTTCTAATTAGAGGCAGTCTTGAGTTTTCTTCTTATACTGATAAGAACGGACAGACTCGTAGAAAGGTAGATATTGTTCCGAATCAGATTTCTTATACAAATGAGCCGATTGATCTTGACGATCCAAATTGCAATACGATGGCAGAATTTGAAAATGTGATTGTTTTCTCGTCTATTGACAAAGAAGAAGATGAGAACGGGAAGGCAACTGGAAGATTTGTCCTAAGTGGATATTCTATTGGGTACAACACCGTTGAGCCTGTGTCTTTTATCATTGATGCAGAACACGCAAAGGTTGCGAATGCAATTAAGAAGAAGATGCGTCCGGGCAATGCAATTAAGACATATGGCAGAGTAGTTATCAAGAATAATATCGAGACGGTTGTAGAGGAAGATCCTTGGGGCTCTACTGAAACTTCTCCGTTTGAAAGAGTTGTTGGGCCCACAATTAGAGAGTATGTTGTGTATAAGGTAGACGGAAGCACTTTTGATACGGAGACTTATTCTGAGGAATCTATTGCGCAGGCACTGCGTAAGATTAAGGCTGCAAAGACTGCCAAGGAAAACTTTGGTGAGAAGCCGAGTGCGGCGGTTAGTGATGATACTGATGACTGGGGCAGCGATGACGACGATAGTCTAGATGACGAAGCTCCATGGTAAGGTAAATAAGGAGTGGGCGTAAGCTCACTCCTGATAATACAAAATGAATGAGATGACTAGATTTAAAAGGAGAAATGATTAATTATGGCAAGAGGACGTACAGCTAGTAAGATTCAGAAAAAGTTAAATTTTCTATGTTTTGGTGAGCCATTTACGGGAAAAAGTACTTTCGCATCTCAATTTGCGTATATGCATAATGAAGATGGTAGCCCTATGAAGGTTCTTTATATTGATGCAGAGTCAGGAAGCGTAGATAACTATCTAGATGAAATGGAAAGCAATGGAGTAGATCTAGCAAATATTTATATTCTATATACGCAGAGTCTTGGTGAGGTACTTGACTATATCGATAAGGTAAAGAACAATGAAGATTTTTACGAAATTGGAGAAGACGGAGAGGAACTAGATACTATAGTTACAGATGCTGAAGGGAAACCTTTCAGGGCAGACGCGATTGTAATTGATGGGGTGAGCGTTCTATATACCGCAGCGCAACAGGGTCTACTTGAATTTTCCAAGAAGAGAGCTCGTGTTAGAGCAGACGATAATGGACTCATTGGAGATCAGAAGATTGTAGCGATTGAAGGATCTTCACTTGAAATGAAAGACTGGGGTGCTCTTCGTTACAAGGGAGCCAACCTATGCCTTGCACTTCTTGGCACAGGTGTCCATAGTTTGATAACCTGCAGGGAAGCGGATGAGAAGGAAACAGTTAAAGGTGCGAATGGGCAGTTTACTAGTGTTCCTACTGGAAAGAAGATTCCTGAAGGCTTCAAAGATCTAGATTATAATACCCACACTGTTATTCGTTTCTATAGAGATGAAGATGATACTGTAATTGCAGATGTTATTAAGGATCGTAGTGGTGTGCATCCAAAGGAAAAGGTAGCCGACCCGACGTTGCTAGATTGGCAAGTTGTTATTGATGGAAACAAGGGAAAGAGCAAGTTCGTTCTTAACAACAACCTTGATACTGCCGTTGCAACTGAACAGGAAATCTACAGTGCAGAAGTTATGAGTAATGCGGCAAAATCTATGAGCAAATCTGAAATGGAAAAGGCAAAGGTGTCAGTCCAGGAAGATACTTCTACTGACAATGCTAGTGAGCTTCAGAACTCAATTAAAGTAGCGATTACTAAGCTAAGTCCTGTACAGAAAAAGGAAATGCAGACCAAGCTCAAGGATTCTGGCCTACCCACCGCCTTCAACAAGGTAACTGACGCAAACATTCTCAAGCAGATTCTCGACATCGTATCGATTTAATAAAGTACATAAGGGAGACCTACGAGTCTCCCTAAATTTTTTATATACGCATGCTTGACAATACGAAATGAATGGATTATAACGTTTCCAGAATATGGAGGTGGACAGCGTGGTAGACGTGAAATGTGCCGAGTGCGGGAAAACAATAAAAGTTGAAAGAAACAAGATTGAGAATGTATTGCAATTTAAAGGGAAATATTATCATTCTGGGTGCTTTAAGGCGCTTGTATCAAAGCGAGTAGCTTCAGGTCGTGGCAAACCAGAAATGTGGAGTGCCGCATTGGATAAAATGTCATCACTGGAAGCGGAAACGAAGTCTAAATTAGAGCATCGTTTTTATAGCAACGAATTGAATGAATGGCTGCTGAACCATTATGATATTAGCATCGTACCGGGAGCATTCTGGCAGGTCATTGCAGGTCTAGAAAGTGGAACTTACAAAGGAAAAAGGTGTAAGCCCATGAGTATTGGCACTTTGTTGGAATGCTGGAAATGGGGACAAAAGAAATTAGATGAAATTAAACAGTATAATAAGGTAAATCATAAAGGCCCAGATAATGACAATGCAAGATTGATGTATGATTTAGCAATCTTGATTGGCAAGATGCCTAATTATTTGGCTTATAAGGCAAAGCAAGAGGCAACGGCTCGTGAGCTTGTACAGAATGCTAATTATCAAGATGTTGATATGTCTAGGATTGGGCAGAAAAAGCAAGAGAAAAAAGAAGATATTAGTGACATTTTTGACGACCTTTATGTAGAGTAGGTGATTGATCTTGGATGAAAATTTTGAACTTGAATTATGGAATACACAGGTGGAAATGATTGTGCTCGGTTCCCTGTTTGCAAGACCAGAAGAGGCAGGATTTAGATTCATGAATGTAATTAAAAATGAAGACTTTCATGATCCTATGACTGCATATTTTCATGTGTTTTTTAATGATTATATTCTTACGTATTCAAATGAAGTCACAGAAGCTAAATGTAATATGTTTGCTAGTATGGATCCAGTAAGATTTAAGGGATATAAGAAATTTGGATATTTCAAAAACATTCGAGAAATGATGGGGTTTGCTACAACATCTGATGAAGAATTAAAGGGACAAGTGGATGTATTAAAGAAATGGAGTGTCCTAAGACAATTACATAAAAATGGGTATGATGTTTCAAAAATTTTAGGACATCCTAGATTTAATTCTTTAAGTGCGGATGCTTGCGCGAATTGGGTAAGAGGTAACCTTGATAGGATTTGTAATAAGGTAATTACTGGGCTTGATGATACATTGGATTTATCTGAGAATGTAACTAGTCTTATGGATAGTTTTCTTGAAGCGCCAGAGCGCGGAATAAATTGTGCATGGGATTTTGTCAATCAAATGTGTTCAGGAATTATGGAACATGATTCTTATTGTATTGCAATGAACTCTAACCAAGGTAAAGGAAGGGCCTTAATTTACTTGGCAATGCATATTGCACTCGTGGAAGGAGTAAATGTTGCCTTTTTTGGAAATGAAATGGATTTTAATAGTATGCAGCTTGCTGGACTTTCTGTAGTAAATAATGCCCCAGCAATACAAAGATTGCATGGTAATGAGATCCATATCCCAGAAAAGAGATTTAAAACTGGTGCGTACTTTGACTCGAATAACAATATCATTTATAGAAAAACTGATTCTGAAGGAAATTTTATTGAGACAGTTGAACAATTTAGAACACGTTTGGAACAGACTTCTAGAGAATATAGAAACGTAAAAAATGCAATTAAATGGTTTGAAGAAAATAAATCAAAGGTGTGGTTTAAAAACTGTTCTGCAAATTATTCAGATGATAGTCTACAGCGTTTGGTAAGGCAAGCTATATATCAGCACAATGTAGGCGTATGGTTTTATGATACACTTAAGCATGGAACTGGATCGGATATGTCAAAATGGACAGATCTGGTACAAACAGCTACTCGTTTGTGCGAGATGAATGCTACCTTGCCAACTGCATCTATTATGAGCGCACAGCTCAATAATGCGGCATTCCAAACAAAACCAGAAGATATGACTAGTTCTACATTGGCATCCGCGTCATATATTTATCATTTGTTTGACGTAATGATTGTTATGCAGCATTTAAGACCAGAAGTATATAATGATTACGCGCTTCAAGTTATTAACCCAGTAACAAAGAAAAAGTCATACAAGCACTTAGATCCAAAATTTCATTTAACAGCCGCAAATTTGTTGAAAAACAGAAGAGGTTCAAAGAATATATATTTGTTAAATTCAAATTTGGACGAAAACACATGGATTCAGCAAGATGGCATCCTTGTGCCAAAGAGTGTAGTGGAAGCTAATTTACCTTGGGTTGATTAAACAATATAAAATTAACGACGACTTAGGAGATGACATAATTGATGGACAAGGGAGTAGACCAAAATATTTGGAATGTATACATGCACATAAACAGAATAAATGGTAAAAAATATATAGGGATAACAAGTCAAAATCCAAAGAATAGATGGAAAGCATGTGGAAAAGGATATAGAAATAATAAACATTTTTGGAGAGCGATACAAAAGTACGGATGGGACAATTTTAAGCATGAGATTTTGCTGACAAATGAAACATTTAAATATGCTTGTGCGGTTGAAAAAATATTAATAAAAGTTTATAACACGACAAACCCACAATATGGTTATAATAATACCATGGGAGGACAAGGAACTTTAGGTTTAGTTGTTTCAAAAGAAACGAGGGAAAAAATAAGTAAAACAAAAAGGGATAATTATATTAAAGAAAATCATCCAAATTTTAATAAACATATTCCAGAAAAATCTAAAAAGAAAATGAGTGAAGCAAAACGTGGGAAATATGATGGAAAGAATAATCCAAACGCGAGGCAAATTGTGCAGCTTGACTTAAATGGCAATTTTATACGTTGCTGGGATTATATGAAACAAGCTTCAGAAATATTAAGCATTAATAAAAGCTGCATTAGAGATTGTTGCGCAGAAAGGCAACAAACAGCAGGTGGTTATAAGTGGATGTATTCAGAGCAATATTTCAAAAAAGTTGAGATCACGGACTAGTTAGACAATACAAAATGAATGATAATAAAAATAATGGAGATATGAGACATGCTAGAAAGAAAACATGGAAAGTATTATACATGCAAAAGACTTAAACTGCTGCAATATTTACTTGAGCATGGATATGAACCAATTAAAATAATTCCAGATGTAAATGACTGGCGATATAAGAACTGGGTATTTGAAAACACTGGCGCAGATTTCGAACAATGCGTAAATCACTATTTTGAAAATATAAAGGCAAATTAGATAACAGAAATAATAATGATAATAACAATAATAAGGAGTTTTAATATGCATGATTATACACCCAAACCAAAGAGTTGTTACTGTATTTAAACCAGATTGTTCTAAAGATTTTTTACAGATCAACAATCAGGAGTGGCAAGCTGCCGCTAGCACATTAAAAACTTATAGCGCATTTAAATTATACTTATATTTTGCCAGCAATATGAACGGTTATTCTATTGCCCTTAGCCCTATAGCAATCGAAGAAGCAATTGGTATAAGTGAGAACACGTATCGCGCAGCATTTAAAGAATTATTAGAATATGGTTATCTACATAAAGTCGAGGGGAAAAAGAACCAATATTTTTTCTACACCGCAATATAAAACTATGTACCAACATATTGCGGTTTTAACCACCAATGTGTTGAGGTTTTACCCACCAATAGACTGCGGTTTTAAACCACCAATGTATTGCGGTTTTAAAACCACAGTATACTGGTACAGAAATAGATAATAACATATAAAAACATATAAATACAAATAAATAACATAAGCCAAAAATTAAAAATTTTTGTCCTGTTAGATTACAACACAAAAAATGAATAGAGGACAACATAACAATATATGAAAAAAAATAACAATTCACTCCCTTGACAACACAAAATGAATACTGTATAATAATGGAAAAATAAAAAAAGAAAGAGATACAATCAATATGACTAATGCCGAAAAGTATTTTCACGAAGCGCTCCCGATTTCCAGAGATGCAACATCTCTGTAGCGTAACCAAGGAACACGACGAAAAGATGTAGACGGTGCAACTCCGTCGAACAAAATGAAAAAATGAAACAGGAGGAAACAAAACAATGACAAAAGGGGAACTGCAAGATATTATTGAGTCGCACAAAAAGTGGCTGAATGGCTACGGTGGTGAGCGTGCCAACCTATGCGGTGCAGATCTGAGCGATACTGACCTGCGCAATGTTAACCTACACCACGCTCTCCTGATCCACGCAGACTTGTGCAATGCCAACCTGAGCGGTATCGACCTATGCGGGGTCGATCTGAGCGACGCCAGACTGTGCAATGCTGACCTAAGTTGTGCCATTATAAACGCTGCTAACCTGAGCTATGCTGATCTGAGTGGTGCCAACCTATGCTATACTAACCTATGCAATACTGACCTACACAATGCCAACATAAGCGATGCCAACCTGTGCGGTGCCAACCTGAATGGTGCTAACCTGAGTCGTGCCAACCTGCGCGGTACTGACCTGAGCAAACTTATTTACGACGAAGATACTGCGTTTTGCGCGCTACAATGTCCCGAGACTGGCAGTTTTATCGGATACAAAAAGGCGCATGGCTACATTGTCGAACTGGAAATCCTTGCGGATGCAAAGCGATCAAGCGCAACGAGCCGTAAATGTAGATGTAGTGCGGCAAAGGTACTATCGATCACTACGATTAGCGGAAAAAGCACGAAGGTAAAAGAAATCGCCAGTAACAGAGATTCCAATTTTGTTTATCGCGTCGGCGAGATTGTACGTGTAGACTGTTTTGATGAAAATAGATGGAATGAATGTTCTACAGGGATACATTTTTTTATAACACGGAGTGAAGCAGAGCGATATGGAACATGAGAAGAAACATAATGCCAAGCAATAGCGCGGAAAACGAAGCGCTTGACATAGCCGAGGAGTAGCATTACAGGGACAAATCGGCGACCTATGAAGCTGAAGATAAAAGGGCGTATCGCATCGTTGTAAATCACGAAGAATTATTTGAATCTAAAACTAGGAAAATGGTAGATTGAAAGAAGTGAGATAATGAGAAAAGATATATGTATCGCTGGGACGTCAGAAGAGGTAGAAGCGAATTGCCAATATTTTTATGACGAGCAGTGCCATACACGAGAAACAGAATATTTACACATAAAAAATAAATTGCTTGATGAATATTATGGTGCGGATTGCGCGAATAATAATGTTGAAGGACTTGTGGACGCATTAGTAGACTTGTTGAATATATTAGATGAAAAAGAGAAATATAAATTGGAAAAATATAAATTGTGATAAAATAAGCAGTGTAATTTTAGTCATCCATCTACTTGACAACACAAAATGAATATGCTATACTATTTCCAGAAATTGACAATGGAGGGGACAATATGAAAAATCATATCAAACAAGAAGGTATGTGGTGGAAATGGATTGAAACTTGTGATAGATGTGAATGTATAATCCGAGATTATAATATGCGATCAACAGATAAGCCAAATACAGAGGAAGTAGACTTTTGTATAAATTGCCTTAAATATTTTCTTGACAACAATATTTCATATGAAGATGTAAAGGAACAATATAAAAAGGAGGATATTTAAATGAGTTTACTTAACAACCTACGAAAGCGCCTAGTGCGCAAGTTGCTACGACCAGAAGATGGCTATACTTACACAGGATTTAAAGAAGGAAAACCAATTAAATTCTATTACCAAGAAAGCACTGGTAAGTATTTGATGGGTATGCGCAGTGATACAATGTATTATTTTGAGCCTACGCTTACTGGATGGAGTGCCGCATCATCTAAGTATCTTCCATGGGGAATGACTTATAATGGGCATACATATCCAACGGAACCAAAGAAAATTGATTTTCAGCGTTGGGTTCATGGCATTTTAGATAATATTTATGAGCAGTATAAGGAACGTCTAGATAGCATTTCAACAAAGGAACTAAAGAAACTGCAAGATTATAAGTTAGAGGAAAGTGGTGAGAAGCTCGTGATTACTAGGAAGTCTTTCTGCAATATTATGGATGCACTTGATAGTTATTGGGTGCATATGAATGCACTAGAAGACGTGCTGAATGTTTGCTTTGAAAAGGGAATGATGGCTGATATTATTGATAATATTATTGATGCGCTTGAAGAAGAGCTTGAGCCGCAGTTCTTCGATCCAGAAATGAATTTTGATATTGATGAAGAGCCGCTCATTATGCGATGGTTGACTGAATTTGATGCTGGACGTAGTGAAAAAGCACAGGAAGGCGTAGATGGGCATCCACTAAGGAGTGCCGATGAGCTCTATGATTATCTGGTAGCAAAGAGAGATGAAAGGGATGTGGAATAAGCAGTGAATTCTTGCAAATGCTGTGAGAGTTGTGGGCGAAGTGAGTGGAATGGTGAAGATATTCTTTTTTGCTATCAATGGAGCAAGAATGTTTTAACTACTGGATATTGTGAGTGTTTTTATGAGGATTTAACATTTCCTTTTGAGAAGTTTTTGCATCCAGACGAAGATGCTATGAGACGTAAAGAAGAATTTCTCAATGGCTTAGATTATAGGTTTGATTTTGATAATGGAAGAATATGTGCAGTTATACCCGATGAAGAGTTTTATGAAAGAGGTAATTGATATGTATGTTGTAAAATATAGTTGTATATATGGCGATCTAGGTATGTTTGTCTGTAATAATATTGAAGATTGCTTGAATTATTTTAAAACTAATTTTGGACAGGTTACTGATTTCTATTATGATAGGGACTATGGAGATTCGTGGATTGGTGCTTTTAAGAGTGATGGCATTAGATGTACTTGGATGGCGACAAAATGCGAGGTAATTTGACGAAAAAAACTTTGAGAAACCTATTGACAAGATTGGAAGAATATGGTATAATCAATACATCCTCAAGAGAGGCAATACAAAATGAATGAAAAAGGAGCAAGAAAAGATGGATTACGAGCGGGTAGGTCACGTTATCGATAAGGGTAATAACGTAGTGGTTGCAGAAATTACTGGTTGTATTTTTGATGCAGAAGACATGATGAATGAGAGATTTATTCCGTCTGTTACTTCAGGTCTTCATGTGTCTAATGTTGGTAAGAATAAGTTTGATATGAATCGCAATTACAAGGCTGTTGCTAAACTGCATCCAGATGATCAGTGGGACGAAAAGCGCGGCAAGAAGATCGCGAATGATAAGCTTACTGAGGTGTACCACCACAGCATGAATAAGCGACTTGCCAAGTACGCCAAAGATTTTCGTAAGATTGCGGATAACATCGATAAGTATCTTGAAGATCGACACTTTAATGCAAACGAAGAGTTAACATTAGAAAGTATTGGCAAATAATGGAAATCATGATATAATCAATACTGTACTGAGGGAGATAACACAAAATGAATGGGAAGGAATGATCCATATGAGGTATACAAGAGAAATTAGTAATTCAATGGATGAGCCACCCTGCTTAGATTGCCCTGCGCCATGGCGGTAAACTGGCGCACAATATGAACCCGTAGCTCAGTTAGCAGAGCATCGGACTTGGGATATTAGCCTAGCGGTTAGGCAGGTGGCTGTTAACCACTCAAGGGAGGTTCAACCCCTTCATATCCCGCCATTAATCCGAGGGTCGTGGGAGCAAAGCCCACCGGGTTCACCAGCAGAGAATTAAGCTACGGCTTCTCTGATTTCCCAACATGCTGTCGTGAGTGGGTGAAATAATATGAGACAGGAGTTTTCGGAGCTGCAGAAACCGAGTCCTAGGACAAAAGCGGGGAACTTCCCCGCACAATGCGGGATGGTAGCAATTGGTAGCTCGTCGGATTCATATCCCGAAGGTTGCAGGATCGTGCCCTGCTCCCGCACCCAACAGGCTGTTTCGCGAACAGACACGTGACTGGCATTGTACGCAGTCCGCACAACTACGGAGAGAGCGCCACGCGAGGAGGAGAAATCCAGCGAACCAAGGTTGCAGAAAGGTTGTGCATTATATAGTCGTGTAGCCAAGTGGTAAGGCACGGGACTTCGTAGAATAGTTTAAAAGTAAAACACTCTATCGAAGGATAGACCTTTACTGGATAACAAAGAGATGTTTGTGCAAGACAAACTTCTACGTCCATGACTCCCGGATCGTTGGTTCGAACCCAACCACGACTGCCAGATTTATTTAGCAGTAAAAGAAGTGATGACGTTTGAGTAATATGACAGATGGAAATGTTGGCAAGAGAATCGGAATTTATGATGTACTATATGAATGTGATGAAAAGCGTAACGATGGGCATAAGTTATATCATGTAAGGTGTGTATTTTGTGGTTGGGAAACTGACATGCAACTCAGTGATGCAAAGAGAGCTGCTAAATGTACACATTACAATAAATTAACACAAGAACAAAAAGATGCTTGGTACGATAAAAATAAAAAGCAGTGTTTGTATTGCGGAAAAGACATTCCATTTAATGAAAGATGTCAAAGTGAATATGTAATAAAAAATTTTTGCAATCAAAGTTGCGCTGCATCTTATAACAACAAGGGAGTTAGAAGAAATCACAAAGATGGTAGGGACTATAATGTAAAATATTGTTTAAATTGTGGAAAAGAGATCTCATATAAAAATAAATATTGCTCTTCTAAGTGCCTGCAAGATTATCGGCATAAGCAATACATAGAACGGTGGAAGAATGACATTGAAGACGGAATAGTGGGAGAATATCAAATTTCAGACTACATTCGAAGATATTTGTTTGAAAAATATGATAATAGATGCTCAATATGTGGATGGAACAAAATTAATGAATTTACTGGAAATGTACCGCTTGAAGTCCATCATATAGACGGAAATTACACTAATAATACAGAAAGCAATCTGCAATTGCTTTGTCCAAATTGCCATTCCCTGACGAAAACATACAAAGCAGGAAACATAGGAAGTGGCAGAAAAGGACGTCAAAAATATAATTAAACAATACAAAATGAATGGTTGACAAACCAGTTTAAACAAAGCTTCCACAGTATGCCGTGGTCGCATAGTGGTCGAGTGCATCAGTTTTGTAATCTGACAGCGAAAGCTCATCATAGGTTCGAATCCTATTCACGGCTGACTACAATTCCTTACCTTCACGTGGTGTAGTTGTTTAAACTAACGAGGAAATTAATAACGGAGGTACAAAACAATGACTAAGACAGTAGAAATGCTTCAGGCACGAATTAATATTCTAAAGCAGCGTGATCCCGTAGGCAACGCATCAATTATTCGAAAACTTCAGCGAAACATTAGGAAGCTGGAAAACAAGTAATAATCATGCGGCGTAAACTGGACAAGCGTACCAGCACCGGCTCGAACCCGGTTGGGCGGGTAAAACCGCTGGGAGGCGGGATCTCTGCGCCGCGCCAATGTCATGGGGGTAGGCTCCGAGAGCTAACAGGAAAGCAAGGGCCTGTGGAAGTTTGGTTTGACTCCAAATGCCTCCACCACAACCGCAAGATGTGTCATGCGGGATAAAAATTATGAAACATCCTTTAAGGGTAGGGGATCTGAAATGTGAATCCAGCCACTTAAAGTGAGTCCTATAGCCCATGATACTAACGGACTATGCGTGAATGGGTGATTTATCATTCTAAAAAGTATCTGAAACGCTAGGCATTACGGGTGCTGCTAAACAACTAACGGATTTTGGATAACGGAGAGCAGCGTTTGTGCAGTAAGAGGGTGACTGCACGTATGGAGCGGTACGCGATGCGGTTTCGTCGCCCCTGTCTTATACACAGGACTTCTGAGTTCGACTCTCAGACGCTCTACCAGCCATGCTGACTTCGCATGTAAAACCAGTTGAGAAGAAACTGCTCGAAAGGTTATGCAATACGTTCAAGGTTGCTTCACGATGAAACGGTTCGAGTCCGTAAACTATATGGTTGCATAATTCAAGTTAGTCTTCCGAGGCAATCCGAGTTCATCACGGCTCTATTGCGGTGATTGCTAAAGGACAAACGCAGGTGATGCTGTTAGTAGTCCACGGTAGGTTCGGAGATACCCTACCATTTATATGCTCCGTTAGCTCAGTCGTATAGTAGCAACCGCCTTCTAAGCGGTAGGTCAGTGGTTAGAGTCCACTACGGAGTGCCACAATGTTAAGATTTTAGCAAACCCCTTGACAGGATACGGAAATATTGAACAAGATAGGGCTGTTAACCCCGAGGTTGTTGGTTCGAGTCCAACACACCGGCACAAGAGAATAAAAGGCACTCACAGCAAATTTATATTAGAAGATTATAATGTGGTTTTATAGTAAGATAATAAGTGCCTTGATTATTGAAATAATAGAGAGACTAGCAGCAACTTTATTTAAAAAGATATAAGTTATTATTGGTTCTATCAGAAATGATATTTATGGTCTCTCGAAAAAAAATAAAATCTCCAAAGACACAAACAGCAATCTCATATAACGACCTGACTTTTAACCAGACTACGTAAATGTGTGTCTTGAGATTTTAGAAATAAAATCAGATAATGGAGGAAAGAGCAATGGAATTTATGAACGCAGTAAAGCAGACTCTAAACAATGAATACAATATGTCCATCACTGAGAACGGAGCTGTTGGATTTAGAACTACTGGCAAGGAACTACTTGATCTTAATTTTGCGGTTGCTTCTCTTCGTAAGATGAGTGATGAGGAAGTAGCTAAGATATTTATGAAAGCATTTTGTGAGAATAAGATGCTGGCTATGCGTTGGTTGTTTTATGCTAGAGATGCAAGACAGGGGATCGGTGAGCGCAGACTATTTAGGGTTGTTATGAAACATCTTGTAGAATCTAATCCTGAAATGGTTATCCCTGTTATCAATCTGATTCCTGAATACGGTAGGTATGATGATTTGTGGTGTCTACTTGACAACGAGGAATCTGCAAAAGTTATATATCAGATTATAGATAAACAGCTTAAAGAAGATTGGGATAATATGAGTACTGGTAAGCCAATTTCTCTCACAGCCAAGTGGATGCCGTCAATCAACGCATCCTCTGAAAAGACTAAGGAATATGGTAAGAAGCTCTGCAAGGCACTTCACATGTCCGAACGTGAATATCGCAAGGCTCTCAGCAAGCTTCGTAAGTATCTCGATGTCGTTGAAGTTAAGATGTCCAACAAGGATTGGTCTGAAATCAAGTATGAAACAGTTCCTTCTCGTGCAAATCTTATCTATAACAACGCATTCCTCAGAAATGATGAAGTACGTCGTAGGGAATATCTTGGAAAACTTGAAAAAGGAGAAACGAAGATTAATGCGTCAACGCTTTTCCCTCATGATATCGTTCATAAGTATGCTATTCAATATGGGTGGAGATGTAGTCTAAATCAGAAGGATGCAACTATTGAGGCTCTGTGGAAGGCTCTGCCAGATACTGTAAACGGTTGCGGAAATACTATTGTTGTTGCTGATGGTTCTAGTAGTATGATTACTCAAATTAACCGTAGTTCTAGTGTGACGGCACTTGAGGTTGCAAACGCACTTGCGATTTATTTTGCGGAACATTCTTCTGGCCAGTTCAAAGACAAGTACATTACCTTTTCTGAATGTCCACAGATTGTTGATTTCAGTAATGCCACTTCACTCCATGATAAGTTGCAAATTGCGCTGGCGCATAATGAATGTGCGAATACTAACATTGAAAAGGTATTTGATCTGATTCTTGACACCGCGATTAAGAATAGGATGAAGCAGGAAGATCTTCCTCAGAATATTCTGATTATCTCGGATATGGAGTTCGATAGCTGCGCTTCCTGTGGAAATAATAAATCATCGTGGAATTTTAAGAAACCGAACCAGAGGCTGTTCGATGTGATTGCCCAGAAGTATGCTAATGCAGGATACTCGATCCCAAGGTTAGTATTCTGGAACGTTAATAGTCGAACTGGCACAATCCCTGTAAAGGAAAATGAACTTGGTGTGGCACTTGTTAGCGGGTTCTCTGTTAATATTGCCAAGATGGTTTTGAGCAATAAGCTTGATCCTTATGAGTGCCTACTCGAAACTCTAAACTCCGAGCGTTATGCTCCAATTGAAGCGGCGCTGAGTTAATAAATCTGAAACCGTGGTCGCGCGCGCCACATTCTATGAGGTTGTATCAATTTTGGTGTTAATGTTGCATTGAGTGTCGCTCATTCATGTAAGTCAAGCATTACTTCAAAATTGTAGTTAGTAATAGAAAATAATTCAAAGGAGGATTTTGCTTATGATTGTATTTGCTTATTCTGACTTTGAGGACGAGCCAAAGTTCTAATCGGCATCCTGAGTATGATGTAAAACTGCTCAATATGCGGGATTGGTGGAACAGGCAGACACAGCGGACTTGGTAGATAGGCAAACCGAAGAGAGGTTATCACTCTCATCTACCACAAAAAATCCGCTGGTTGAAAGAATACCGTATCGGTTCAAGTCCGATATCCCGCAGAGTGGCAATATCAACAACCTCCACGTGGTGCTACTTGGGTAATGCTAATAGTTGATAGGCGCGTAATGGTGCTGGACAGTGCCTTGGTTGAGGGAGGGTCGTTTCAATGGTCTTTTACACGGGAAAGATAAAATACTCAACCACCGTGTGTAAGGGGGTATGGCGTAACAAGCAGCCGCGCAACTCTCAAAAAGTTGTGGAGAAATCCGTCTGGGCGCACATCCCAGTACCCCCACCACGGCGGCGTTGATGAATAGCAGATCGATCTCGGGAGGAATGCGCTCGCTTCGCAAGATCACGTCGCGGTCGAGTTGGATTTTATCCCTTTTACAAATCGCGGACAAAACAGCGGTACCGAAAAGGGCGGTGGTTGTGGCACCTGTGGAATACCGACAAAGAAAAGCCACCATTGACACTGAATCAATGTAAAATAAACTGCAAGTCGGGATACCGGGCGGAAAAGATACAGGTATAAGAGGATAAAGAAAAGTTCAGTTAGCATCCTCTGGCGTAGACTGACGCTTAAAAGCAACAAAGAAAGGATGTTTTCATGTTTAGTATTGTGATTGGTGTCCTACTAATTATTGTAGCAATTATTGCGCGTATTGTTTGTCCAAAGCTTGGTTCTAGTCGTGTAGGAGTACTCATAAGTGTGGCTGCGGTTGTGCTTGCAGTAATTATTATTGGAGCTTCTTGCATTTCTATTGTTCCAACTGGTCATACCGGAATCCTTACTACGTTTGGGCGCGTAGAAGACAGGAATCTTCCAGAAGGTGTAAATTTTCATGCGCCATGGCAGAATATCACAACAATGACGAATAAGGAACAGATTTTTACAGAAACAAATATGTGTTTTTCTGCGGATCTACAAGAGGTATCATATACTTATACTGTAAAGTATAATCTGTCATCGTCCGCAACTCCTAACATTTACAAGACCGTTGGCGTTAATTACTTTAACGTTCTTATTAAGCCTCATGTAAATAATGCAATTAAAGCAGAATTTGGCCTTGTTAAAGCCGAAAACATGACGGAATTGCGCACACAGCTTCAGGATAATATCGACACTACAGTTTCGAATTTTGCGTCTCAGTATGGTATTAGTGTTACCGTGGTAATTGACGATTTTGATTTCTCTGATGCTTATACAGATGCTATTGAAGCAAAACAGGTAGCAGAGCAGGAAGCTCTTCGTGATAAGACGCAGCAGCAAATGGAAACAGAACGTACTAGACAGGCAGCAGAACGCACTAAGATTCAGGCTGAAAATGATGCTACGGTTCGTGAAATTAACGCGAATGCAGATGCTGAAGCAGCTCGAATTAAGGCACAGGCAGATTTTGAAGTAGCACAGCTTGAGGCAGATGCAATCGCTTATAAGGGTGAAAAAGAAGCGGAAGCAACAAAAGCTCTTGCCGAGGCAATTACTAATGACGTTGTTGCTTACGAATATGCGAAGAACTGGTCTGGCGATCTTCCGACTTATATGATGGGTACTGGAGCTCTTCCGATTATTGATATTCCAATGGGTGAGGGGAATTAATTCCCTCATCTTTTTTTATTTATATATCTTGACAAATTGAAAAAACGTGCTATAATGACAATACAAAATGAATGGAAGGGGAGATTAAATGGTAAGGGTTAGAGAAGATATGACTGGTTGGATAATGGCAGAACATGGAGTACCCGATAGTAGGCTAACAGTAATTAAACAAGTCGAAGATTATATAAAGTCTAATGGCGAACATTGTGCCAAATGGCTGTGCGAATGTAATTGTGCAGATCATAATCTGATAACAGTATTGGGTTCGTCATTAAAAAACGGTAACACGTTGTCTTGTGGATGTTTGCGAAAAGAACATGCAAGATCTAACTTTATAGATATGACTGGATGGGTAATGTCAGAACATGGTTTCTCAGATAGTAGATTAACTGTTATTCGTAGAGACGAGGATTATATTAATCCAACAACGGGGAAACACACTGTCCAATGGTTATGTGAATGTAGCTGCGAGGAGCATAATTTAATAACAGTTCAAGCCACTCATTTAAGACAAGGCTCTATATTAAGTTGCGGCTGTCTAGGAAAAAATAGAAGAAAAAAAGCAATTACAAAACACGGAAAAACAAAAACAAGATTGTATAGAGTATGGCAAAGTATGAAGGAAAGATGCTACAACCAGAATTCTGAGTTTTATTCTCATTATGGCGGGAAAGGTGTAACGATATGTAACGAATGGAAAGAGGATTTTGAATCATTTTACAATTGGGCAATGCTTAATGGATACGATGAAGATGCGCCATTTGCGGAATGTACCATTGATAGAATTGATGTTAACGGCAACTACTGCCCTGAAAATTGTAGATGGGCTGATAAATTCTGTCAAGCAATGAATCATGGAATTCAAACAAATAATAAAAGTGGAATTCGGGGTGTAAAGTGGCTTTCGAGAGAGCAACGATGGTGTTCTCAGATTAATATTAACAATAAAAGAATATACTTAGGGCGTTTTGATAATAAAGACGATGCTATTATAGCTAGATTGAAGGCAGAATTAAAATATCTTGGAGGGTCAGCTCCACAAAAACACTTATTTGAGCAATACAAAATTACTGAAGGGGTGAAATCAACATGAACGAAATTTATTTGGATGCATCTGCTACAACTAGACCTTATCCCGAAGTAATTAGCACTATAATTAATGTCATGCAGAATCACTGGCACAACCCGTCTTCTAGTTATGCAGATGATTCTAGACGAATTATTGAAACTGTACGCCAGCAAATTGCGGATGATATTAACGCAGATCCATCAGAAATTATATTTACCTCTGGGGCATGTGAAGCAAATAGCTTGGCATATAGAGTTATGTCGTATATGTATGTTGTGTCAAGCAAGTTAGAGCATAAATCAATAGAATGTCTTAATGAGTATTATGATGCTATGTTGGTAAATAATGATAATTATGGTTTTATAGATCTTGAAGAGCTTGATTGTATATTGAACAGATATAATAATCATAAATCTTTAGTATCTATTCACGCTGCTAATAGTGAGATAGGCGTAATTCAAGATCTAAGAGCAATTTCAAATATTACACATAAACATGGTGGTATATTTCATACGGATGTAACACAACTATTACCAGAACAAAGAGTTAACGTTAAAGAATTAGGTATTGATTTAATGAGCGCATCATTTCAGAAGATGCACTCAGATAAGGGCGTTGGATTTTTATATATTAAAGATGGATTTAAATTACAACCATTGATTCTAGGTGGACAAGAACAGGGCAACCGTGCAGGGACATACAATACAGCTTCTATTGCTGGAGCTGGCAAGGCATTAGAAATAACTAGGCTTCATAATGCATCAGAAAATATTGGGAAACTTAAAAATATACTTCTATCAAAATTATTAACAATTAATGGAACTACACTCAATGGCCCATCAACGGATTGTAATAGACTTAAAAATAACATTAGTATTACAATTGATGGGATCAACGCAGAAACTCTCGTTACTATGTGCGCACTGAATTCCATATTTCTATCTAAAGGCTCTGCATGTAATTCTTATAGCCCAGAACCTTCAAAAACATTAAAAGCTATTGGATTAAGTGATAGCCAAGCACTAAGCACAATTAGAATTACTCTTGATGAGTTTAATACTGAAGAAGAGATTGACCAAGCCGCAAATATAATTACAAAACTAGTTGAAAGGTTGAGAAATAATGAGGCGTAATTTGTGTAGTATTTTCTTGATTGTTGTGTCGATTTTCCTTTTGTTAAGTACGTTGTTTTATAACTATCAATTAAATACTAAAGATAAACTACTTCAATATGTGCAAGAAAAGCTTGCTTCTGTTACTGAAAAACTAGAGTTGACTATTAGAAAATCAGATGAATTAGCCGTTCAATTAGATCACACGACTAAATCCTTAGACAAAGCAAACGAGACGATTTCAGCGCTAAAAAGTATTGAATATGAATTAGTTTATCTAGGAGATTTTAAACTAACTCATTATTGCATTGAGGAATTTGACCATATTTGTGGCAATGGTGATGGGCTCACAGCAACTGGGACAAAAATAGCAGTAGGGGAAACTATTGCGGTAGATCCTTCACTGATTCCGTATGGATCTCAAGTGTACATTGAAGGCTATGGTTGGTACACGGCTGATGATTGTGGAGGATCCGTCAATGGCAAGCACATTGACATTGCAGTTGAAACACACGAAGAAGCACTATCTAAAGGTATTAAAAATGGTGGTGTGTGGATTTTAGTTCAAAAAGGGCTTGACAATACAAAATGAATGATGTATAATAGTACCAGAAACTGGAAAATAAATTGATGGGTGAACGAGGATGCAAGTCAATGAGCTAAAAGAATATTTGTTAAACAATGAGTTGTGTGAAGATGTTCTTACAGCTCTTGGCTGTGGACATGTTCGTAACAGGGGTGAGTATATCTCTGCTCAAAATCCAGACGGGAATAATAAACAAGCAATTACGCTTTACCTCAACGAAAATCTTAATTGTATTGATTACACTCGGCAGATTTCTAAAACTAAAAGAGCAACTGACATTTTTGATTTAGTGGCGTATTTTAAACAGTGCACGTTCGCTGAGTCTATGAAATGGGTTTGCGATACAGTGGGACTGGACTACTACCACGAACCAGATGATGTGCCTGAAAGCTTAAAAATACTTCGTTTCCTTCGAGAAATGAGTAATGACGGTAATGATGAAGATAACAGATCAGTAGTCCCAATTCCAGAAGAAATATTAAATTATTATCTTCCTTACCCAAATAAAATGTTTGAAAATGATGGAATATCTCTAGATATACAACAGGAATTGGGTTATGGTTATGACCCACAAACCAATAGAATCACAATTCCTATTAGAACGCCAATTGGAGATTTATGCGGTGTGAAGGGGCGATTATTAGGAGAACCAGACGAGTATAACCCAAAATATGTTTATATCGAACCAACTGTAAAATCTAAAATTTTGTATGGATTATATGAGAATAAGAATTATATCAAAAATAGCAATCAACTTTTAATTTTTGAAGCAGAAAAGAGTGTGGCTCAATGTGCATCAAATGGTATACGAAATTGTGTGGCGATTGGCGGTAAATCTATTTCAAAAACTCAGATGGAGTTGATTATAAGAACAGGGTGTGCGCCTATTGTTGCGTTAGACAAAGGAATTTCAGTAGATGAAATTAAATCTGTATCATCAGTATTCCCTGAAAATATACCGGTATATTATATTTACGATAAAGATAATATTTTACTAGACAAACAGTCCCCTAGTGATGACTTTGAAAAATTTAGATATCTTTTTGGAAATAATATTTATGAATTGAGGCGATAGAATGGGGAGAGGTTGGGAAGATTTAATAGGTCAAAGATTTGGCAGATTAATTGTATTAGAACGTGTAAATGATTACATTTCTCCTAAAGGAAGGCATATTCCGCAATGGAGGTGCATTTGTGATTGTGGGGAAGAGTGCATCGTAACCAGCAATAATTTAAAAAAGAAAAATGGCACAAAGTCGTGTGGGTGTATTAGACGCGAAAATGCTGCTATTATATCTAAAAAAACACGACATAAAATATTAAAGTATGACATGTCAAATGAATTTGGAATAGGATATTTATCTAATACAGGCAATCCATTTTACTTTGACGAGGAAGATTTTGACAAAATTAAAGATTATTGTTGGTATGAATGTGTTACCTGCAGTGGGCATCATGACGTTCGAGCATGGAGCAAAGACGAGAAGAAAGCAATTTTGTTGCATCAATTGATAACTGGAAAGAAAAATATAGATCATAAAAACCGCAATCCTTTGGATAATAGAAAAATAAATCTAAGAGATGCAACACCATCACAACAAGTACAAAACCAACCCGTAAGAAAAACAAACACTAGTGGTTTTATTGGAGTACGATTTTGTAAGAACATACAGAAATGGCGAGCTAGGATAGTCATCAATTATAAAGAGATTAATCTTGGATGTTTTATAAATAAAGATGACGCAATTCGTGCTAGGCTTAAAGCAGAAGCAGAGTACTTTGGTGAATTTGCTCCGCAACGTAATCTATTTGAAGAATACGGAATTCAGACAATACAAAATGAATGAGGGTGATGCTTTTGATTGTTGTAGAAAGCGGCTGTGTAGGGTGCCCGACAGAGATGGGTTGCTTATATGAAGCTTGCCCGTACTATAAAATTACACGTTTTTACTGTGATAAATGTCATGAAGAAACTGAGGGCTTATATAAATGGAATAATGAAGAATGGTGCTTGGACTGTATTATTAATGATTTAGAAAGGGTTGAGTATGATGATTAATACCAATAACACCCACGAAGAAGATCTAGAACTATATGACCTATACCTATCTGGGCGCAACCCAAAGATTTTAAAGAATCCAAAGGGTTATGACAGAGTAAGAGATCGTAAGAGTAAATACTTGTATGAGTATGAATATGAAGAGGATGAAGATTTGGATGACTATGACACGGAGGAGACTCGCCTTTTTTAACGCAGCACGGGCAGTCTCGAAGCTTAGTGATTTTCCGAGGGTTGCTGTTGGAAGTTGCGCAGTATATAAACATCGTATTATTTCTAGCGGATGCAATTCTCGGAAAACGGATACTTTGCAAAAGCAATATAATATTTATCGTTTTTCTGAGGATACGCCAGCATCTATACATTCTGAAGTATCTTGTCTAAAACCATTGATTGGAAGAAAAGATATAGATTTTAGATATGTTGATTTGTATGTGTATAGAGAAAGTAAAAAAGGTACCCCCATGCTTGCACGTCCGTGTGATTCGTGTATGGCACTAATCAAGAAGCTTGGTATACGTAATATTTATTATTCGAATAACGGCGGTTATTCGCACGAAGATATTCTAAATTAAGAAAGGAATTAAGTATGAACGACGCAAAGAATCTTTACAAGTACTGTAAGCAGTGTTTTCTAAGTATTGAAAAACCAAAGAGAAAGCTGCAGAAACACATTGTGCTGTCTAACTATAAAGAGCCATGTGAAAATTGTGGGAAAACAGATAGGTTAGTAATTGATATTGATATTGGAGATAGTGAATGATGACAGAAGTAAGAATGAATTTAGTGCAATCAATTTTAAACACTTTCGAGAATGAGGACATTAAAGAATTTGCAACCGTGCTACTTGATGATATGCCAGATTATATTTGGTGTGTCGGAGCATCGTCTACAGGGAAATATCATCCAGCTTATTCGCTTGGCGAAGGCGGTCTTATGCGGCATCAGATTGCAGTAGTGAGGTTTCTAAATTTCTTTTTGGAGCTTGAACAATATAATAGTAAGCTTACAAGCAGGGAGCGAGATCTTATTAGACTAAGTGGGCTAGTTCATGATGGACGCAAATCTGGGTCGCAGGAAGACTATGAAAAATCAAAGTACACAAAATTTAATCATCCGCTATTAATGGCAGATGTTGTTAGAAGCTTTGATGGGCAGTATTTGAGCCATGAAGAGATCGAACTTGTCGCAGATACGATTTCCAGACATATGGGGCAATGGAATACAGATAAAAAGAGTGATGTTGTACTCCCTAAACCGAATAATAAATATTCTCGTATGGTTCATACAGCGGACTATCTTGCATCGAGAAAAAGTTTAACTTTGGATTTTGACAATCTTGTTATAGAGCAACCAGCAACAATAATTTTCACTGAAGACACTGTATTTGATTTTGGTAAACACAAAGGTAGGAGATACATTGACGTTTATAAGAGTGAGCCAGATTATTTTGATTGGGTAGAAAAGAATGTGCATAAATGTGAAATTTTAAATACTATTAAAGCAATGAAAGAGTATCTAAAAGTAAAGGAGCAAAATAATGATATTCAGGTATAAAATAACGCCATATTGTGATTTTTTGCAAAGATATTATTATAGAGTTCAAATTCAAGAATATAGTACAAAATTTCCACACTGGAGGAAGGTAGTACATAATGTTACAATACAAGAGATACTATACGACATCAACGAATGTGCATTTCCGTATGAAACTATTCTAAGCTACGTATCATTTGAGGATATATTAGAGGAAATTCAAAAATATGATTCAATTGAAAGCATTATTATGAAATACATTATTGATGTCATTATGAAACAGAAAAAGAGAAAATGTGCCGAGGAAACAGTCAGAGACGTTCTCGACAAACTTATTATAACTAAAGACTGGAATACTATTGAAGTAAAGGAGAATTAGAATTAATGGCAGCTATTGAGATTTTTGGTGGCGACGGACTAGAAAATGCATTTGAAGCACTAAATATTAACGCAAAGAGGACTTATAGAAGTTCACATGAACCTTATTACGAGGTTTGGGAGCTAGATAAGAAGGACTTTAAGCTACTTGAAGAAACTCCAGAATGGGATGACTCATTTGGTTGGTATAGATTTGCCAAAGGTTCAAATATGGGTAGTGCATGCGATTTCTTTACGGTAAACGGTCAGTTTATGATTGGTTGGGAGACACAAGACGGTAATGATACCTATGATTCACTCTTAGATTATTTTTATAAAGGTTTACACGTTGGTATGGAAAGTAATATCTGTGCCTGTGCGGTTGATCTTGCACGAGTAAATGGTAAAACACTTGCTGGGCTGTTTGAAGTGTACGAAGGGTGATTATGGTGTCTAACGAATGGAAAGATTATATTGCGAATAGTAGGCAGCATGTTTTATCGCAGTTTAATAAATATGGTATACCAGATGGTTGGCGCAAGTCTGTTGTTCCAAAGCTGGTAGATGAGTTGGTTGATGTGCTTGGATCGCATGTAGATGATTTTGTTATATCAGACTGTAAGGAAAAGTTTGGTGAGCTTCGAGTATACTGGTACTATGAAAACCCGATTGATGATGATGATTTGTTGTATGATAAAATTGAAGAAATAATCGGGAAGTATGAACTTATTAGTAGGAAAACTTGCGTGAAGTGTGGGAGATTAGCTACTACACAAAGCAGGGGTTGGATTTTGCCGTTTTGCTCAGGTTGCATTAAGTTTGTAAATTAGTAAAAATTAGACGGAATGGCCTTGGAATCTTTGGTTATTCCGTCAATTGTTCTTTTATATATTCTGTGGTATATTATTTGCAGGGAATGACAATACAAAATGAATGGAGAAAATAAAATGGTTATCGAAGATAAGAAGTATGGTATTAATGATGTTTTTGAAATGATTGGCGAAGAGTATCTTGTTGGCGATGATAACAATAAGCGCAAGTCGAACATTATTGTTGATGGATTTAATGTGTACAAAGATTCTCTTCGATATATGACTTTTTATCAGAAAGGGGTTAAGTGTGCATGTTGTGGTAAAGCTGGAACACATTTTAAACTTTGTGGTGACAAAAATACAAACCGCAGACATTTTAACCTTTACGCAGATGATGGTACGTTGATTACGAAAGACCATATTATTCCTGCTAGTAAAGGTGGCGCAGATAAAGTTTCTAATATGCAGACAATGTGTGTTAATTGCAATGTTGCTAAAGGTGATTCATGTTCTGATATTAAGGTTGAGTATATTGTTGGCCATAATGTAAAAAACGGAAAAGAAGTTACGTTTCGTTCTATTGAAAGAGCAGCATATTCATTGGCGTGTAATTATGGTAAGGCAATTTCAAAAAACATTTCAAATGAAAAATCTGTAAGTATTGGCATTAATTATACAGTTAAATTGATTGCAGCGATTGAAAACGGAGCGTCTTATTGTGGATTTATTTGGACTAAAGAAATGAGGTGATAAAATGGATAATTACACTTGGGAAGAAATTGTAGAAGGAGTTGCGAGATATGCTAGTTCTATTGCGGAAGAGAGAACCATTCTAGATGAACTTGAATACACCAATGCAACAATTGATAATTATCCGGGGCTTCGTAGGGTAATTGAACGGTACAGAGGAAATAGATGGCATGACTAAAAAGGAGGATAATGAATAATGGCATACACTGGTTTTATTACTACTCTTAAAAACGTACATAAGCATTCTAATGCGGATCGTCTACAGATTGGCGAATGTTTTGGAAATTCTGTAATTGTTTCTTTGGATTATGTCGAGGGTCAGCTCGGTGTTTATTTCCCTGTTGACGGACAGCTTTCTGAAGAGTTTTGTAAAGTGAATGACCTGGTTCGTCGTAAGGATGCAAATGGTAATCCTTGTGGCGGTTATCTTGATCCTGAAAAGCGTAATATTAAGGCGCTGAAGCTTCGTGGCGAAAAATCTGATGGTCTATTTCTACCGCTAACTTGTTTGGCAGATTTTTGTAAGATTTCTGAGCTTAAGGATGGCGATACAATTTCCACTCTAAATGGGAAGGAAATTTGTAAGAAATATATCCCACAATGTAATTATGTACGTTATCGTGGCACAGCCCCCGGCAAGAAGGCGAAGGTTAATTTTGCACCTACTTTCTATGAGCACATTGATACGCCTCAGCTTGCATATAATCTTAATGCTTTTAAGGTCGGAGATGTTGTGGAGCTAACACTTAAAATGCATGGCACATCTGGACGTACTGGATATTTGCCACTGCTCAATACCAAGCGTACTTGGTTTGATAAGCTGCTTAGACGGCATGGTAAAGACTATTTCGAATATGGATATGTTACTGGCACTCGTCGTGTAGTGCTTAACGCTACTCATACTGGTGGTTTCTATGATGATAATTCTTTCCGTGAGGAAATGGCGAAGAAGTTTGAAGGTAAGCTGCGCAAAGGTGAGGTGGCCTACTACGAAATCGTAGGGTTCCAAGGACCGAATGGTGCTCCCATCATGGCCTCTGTAAAGAATTCTAAAATTTCTGATAAGGCATTTACTAAGCAATATGGTGAGGAAACTATCTTTTCTTATGGTTGTGAGCAGAATGGTCATTATGATTATCTGCTGGATGAATTTGATAATGTTGATTTTGCTCCTTGCTGTGATGTTTATGTATATCGTATGACCATGGTTAATGAAGATGGTGATGTAGTTGAGATGTCCCCCGACCAGATGCGTTATCGCTGTGAGCAGATGGATGTACATACCGTTCCTGTATTTGAACGATTTATTATTCCTGATGGTATTAATCCGGGCGAATATGTCGTTAAAAAGGTTGAGCAGTATTTTGATGGGCCAGATCCAATCGGACTTACTCATATCCGAGAGGGCGTTGTTGTTCGTATCGTAAATCGTCCTAATATTGCTGTTTATAAGCACAAGAATTTTAGCTTCAAAGTTTTGGAAGGAATTGCCAAGGATGTTGCGGACGCGCCAGACATCGAGGAAGCTCAAGACGAAGAAGTGGTAACACAAAATGAATGGAGTGAATAAAATGAAGAAAAATTATTACGTAGAAATTATATCCACCATAATTGCAATGTTTATTGTGCCAATTTTAGTTTTTCTAGCTGGAGCAATTTCAGGATTGGTTTTAAAATGGATTATTGGAGGGTTCGTTGTTGATGGGTTGAATCTTATCTTCAATACAACAAGGTTTAGTGCAGATAAGATTCCTATTGCCTGCGGAACTTTGGCGGTAATTGGTTCATTCTTTAAGACTACAATGAGTAAGGAATAAGTTATGAATTATCATAGTGATACGTGGATTATGGATTGCGTTCGAGAGCATTATAACGAAGCTCTCGAACACTTTCCAGAAGATAGAATTGTATGTTTAGTACTACAAGGAAGCCAGAATTATGGCCTAGATACGATGCACTCTGACATCGATACTAAATGTGTTCTCGTTCCAACATTTGCAGATCTTGCGATGAATCGCCAACCTATTAGCACCACACATATTCGAGCGGACGATTCTCACACTGATTGGAAAGATATCCGTCTAATGTTACAGACTTTTCGCAAATGTAATCTCAACTTTCTTGAAATTTTATTTTCATCATATTACATTATAAATCCGCTATATGAACAGGAATGGAATAGGTTAATTCAAAATAATGAATTAATCGCTAATTATGATCCGGGTAAAGCCGTTAAAACCATGTATGGACTAGCTCATAGAAAATATGAACAAATGGAACACGAGTCTCCATCGCATCACGATGATATTGAAAAGTATGGGTATGCAAGAAAAGAACTTCACCATTTATTGAGAATTGAAGAATATATTGGTAGGTATATTAATGGTGAGCGTTATCGTGACTGTTTAAGGTCGAGTAAAGCTGCATATCTTATAAATGTAAAAAATGGATATTACGATTTAGAAACAGCACGAATAGTTGCCAACACAGCAATGGATAATATTGATAGGGTATGTGATGTATATCTAAAAACTTGTTCCAAAGAAACAAACAAAGAAGTTGATGTGCTTTTAGATGACGTGCAGTATAACATTATGAAAATTGCAATTGAAAAGGAGCTAAAATAATACCATGGATAAGCCGGTTTTTATAATGATGTGCGGTTTAGTTGCGAGCGGCAAAAGCTACAAGGCCAAAGAATTAGCAAAAGATTATGATGCTACAATTTTTAGCTCAGATGACTTGCGTGAAGAGTTATTTGGAGATATGAGTGATCAAGTACATAATCAAGAAGTGTTTACAGAATTACATAGACGAATTAAAGAGTGTTTGAGAAATAGTAAAAGTGCAATATATGATGCTTGCAACATTTCATATAAACGCCGCATGGGATTTATTCAGGAGCTCAAAAACATTCCATGTGAAAAGATCTGCGTGCTCATGGCAACTCCATATGAAGAGTGCTTGAAGCGCAATGCAGAGCGTGAACGTAAAGTGCCCGAAGATGCAATTGAAAAAATGTATCGTCAATTTGATCCTCCATATTGGTATGAAGGCTGGACTGAAATTCAAATTGAGTTCTCAGATGACAGTTATCGCAACATTAGTGCCATTGATTGGCTAAATTCCGTAAATGATTTTGATCAGAATAATTCGCATCACTCTTTAACTTTGGGGGAACATTCTGAAAAAGCTTTAGATTATATTTTTGAGATAGCAGGTGGAATTGACGATCATTCTATTATATTAAGAGGCGCTGCGTTATTGCATGATAATGGTAAATGCTTTACGAAAACATTTAAAAATAATAAGGGTGAAATTACTGATCAAGCTCATTATTATGCCCATGAACATGTTGGTTCTTACAATAGTTTATTTTATAGAATGTGTTGTAACTCACTTGATGTGGCGGTTATTATTCGTTGGCATATGCAACCGTATTTTTGGGAACGAGACAATAATGAAAAGCTACATAATAAATATCGTAAATTATGGGGTGAGGATTTGTATCACGACATTATGAAGATTCATGAAGCTGATAAGGCGGCTAAATAATAGGAGGGATTATGATGGCAAATAAAGATTCGCTTTGTGATCGCATGAAGTGCTATGAAAATGTTACAAGAAATTATTTAACTCGTAGAGCGCCAGTAATTATTCGTGTTGACGGTAAAGCGTTTCACTCCTTCACTCGCGGCTTTAAGAAGCCGTTCGATGGCATTTTCGTCAAATCTATGCAGGAAACAATGAAGTATCTTTGCGAGAATATTCAGGGCTGCGTGCTCGGATATACACAAAGTGATGAAATTACACTTGTCATTATTGATTACGAAAAAATTGAAAGCTGTGCTTGGTTCGATAATAACATTCAGAAGATGGCGAGCATTTCTGCATCTATGGCGACATTGGCTTTTAATAAATATTTTAGTGCTAACGTGTATAAATATATAGAAGATTATAAAAAAGAACATCAACTGATTTTTATTGAAGAAGACAATAAATATTACAATACTCTTATTGATGCTATTAAAAAAGGTGCAATGTTTGACTCTTGCGTATTTACTCTTCCAAAGGAAGAAGTTGTAAATTGCGTCATTTGGAGACAGCAAGATGCTACTCGAAATTCAATCAACTCTGTTGGACAGGCTAATTTTTCACATAAACAGCTTCAAAACAAAAGTTGCAATGATGTTCAGGATATGCTGATGTCAGAAAAGGGCATTAATTGGAACGATTATACCACAACTCTAAAGCGTGGTAGCTGTTGTATTAAGATGCCTCAAAAGATTAACGATGGGACAAAACAAGAATATATTCGCAACAAGTGGATTATTGATAACGAAATTCCTATTTTTACTCAGGATAGAGAATATATTAATAGTCGTATATTTGTATAATTTTATAGGCTCTGGTTAAAACCGGAGCCACATTTTTGTTCAAACAGTCAATAGACAATACAAAATGAATGGTGTATAATAAATGCAGACAGGAGGGATAAGATATGGCAAAGCTATTTTGCATTTCAGATGTTCATGGGTTCTACAACGAAATGCGTGAAGCGCTTGATAATACTGGGTTTGATCCAAATAATGAAGAACATTGGTTGATTTCACTTGGGGATATATGGGATCGTGGGCCACAGCCAATTGAAGTAATGAAGTATTTAAAGAATCTGCCGCGCAAAGTATTAATTAAAGGTAACCACATGGACCTTTTTGAAGATTGTTGTGAGCGTGGAGAGTATTGGGGCCATGATATTTCAAATGGAACTTACAAAACAATTTGTATACTTGGCGGCATGAGTTTAGGTTATTCTTTTGCAGAGTGTTGCGAACATGCAGAAGCAATGACTCGTATGTTTCGCAAGAGCATGGTAAATTATTTTGAAACTAAAAATTATATCTTCGTCCACGCATGGGTGCCACTAAATTGTAATGACAACTTGCCCCCATATTACACTCGTAATCGCAAGTACTCAAAGATGGAGAACTGGCGCGAAGCAAATGACCAGCAGTGGGCTGATGCCAGATGGAACAACCCATATGAATTTGCAGAACAAGGATTGCTTCCAGATAAGACATTGCTATTCGGGCACTGGAATACTAGTTGGGCACATAATAAATATGAAGGTAGCCCAGAATTTGGATATGGCGCTGATTTTAGTCCTTATTATGGCGATAATTATATAGGAATTGATTCATGTGTCGCTCATAGCGGAAAAATTAATTGCGTAGTATTGGAGGACGAATTTATGGATGGTGATGCGAGTTGAGATATGAGTTAATCAAAGGGAGCGCAAACGACCTATTAAGTCCAATCGAAACTGTATTGGCAAATAGAGGCGTAGAAAATTGTAAGAAGTATATGTCGTTATCAGAAGACGATATCGAACCATATGACCATCTTGATAATATTAATGATGCAGTTGGATGCTTTGTGAGGCATTTCGAAAGGAGTGACCCGGTCGGTATTCTTGTTGATACCGACACTGATGGAATATGTAGCGCCACTATTATGGCAAAATATATTTGGTCGCTCAAGGAAGATTACCCTGTTCATCTGATTGTCCATCAGAAAAACAAGGCTCATGGTCTTGAATCTCAGGATTTTGAAATTCCAGATGATATAAAGCTTATGATTATTCCTGATAGTTCTTCAAATGATATTGATGAGTGCCAAGTGCTAATTGATTCTGGAATTAATGTCATAACCGCTGACCATCACGAGAAGAGTGACCATAGAGAATATCCCGGTATTTTGATTAACAATCAAACATCAAGTAGTTACTATAATAAAGCTGCTTGCGGTACACATATTACATGGGACTTCCTTAGAGCACTTGATGAATATTATTGGGAAGACTACGCATCTCAATTTATAGACCTAGTAGCTCTAGCAAATATTGCAGATGTTATGAATATTAAATCTGAAAGTACTCGTGCAACAATTAATGTCGGTCTTCAGAGTATTCACAATAAAATGTTCAATGAACTTATAAAATCACAAGGCTTCTCAATGAAAGGACATGTAAATCCGCACACTATCGCGTTCTCCATCGCGCCTCAAATTAATGCATTTCTGCGCTTGGCTACTTTTGAAGAGAGAGAGCTGTTGGTTAGAGCCTTCTGCGAAGATGAGTCAGAAATGTTTGAATATACAAAACGTGGCGAATCATTTCAAACAGAAGAAAATATTTACGAGCATATGGCTCGTTTAATGACTTCGTATAGAGGAAAACAGAATCGTTCAAGAGATAAATCTGTTAAGTTGCTTCTTGACAAGGCGTATGAATGTGAGAATGATAAGGTTGCTATTATTGATGCAACTAACGAAATTGATCAGTCATTAACCGGTTTAGTAGCGATTCGTATCAGTGAGGCAATAAATAAACCTACATTACTTGTTCGTAGGCATGGAGATGAATTGGCGGGATCTGGACGAGCATTTAATAATTGCCCAATTGAAGACTTTAGAGCGTTGACGGAGCAGTGTCCTTATATTACTTTAGCTCAGGGTCATAATGCAGCCTTTGGCACTGCATTGCTCGCAGAAAATCTTGAAAATGTGCGAGAATGGTTTAATGAGAAGCTTGATTCAGTAAACATGGATAAAGTTTATGCTGTCGATTTTATTCTTGACATGAATGACCTTGATATTAGTTTTATCCAAACAATTGATAAATATCAAGATCTGTGGGGGCAGGGGCTTTCTGAACCGCTAGTGGCTATTGAAAATATTACAATCAAGCGCTCAGACACTCATGTTCAAGGTAAGAACTTTGATAGTATTGCGTTTACAATAAATGATATTAAGTATGTGCTGTTCAAACTTCCAGAATCAGATCCATTGTTAGAATGGGCGTCTGCGTGGGAAGATGATGGTGAAGATATTACTATTAACGTTGTAGCAAAAGTTGGTTTAAGTGAATATAAAGGTGTTTATACTCCACAATGTACAATTGAAGAATACACAATACAAAATGAATAAATATAAAGGAGGACTAAAATTATGACTATTACTACTGAAAAGCGTAACCTATTTGATATGCCACAGGGGTATTACTTCGCTCACTGCATCAGCTCTGACTTCGCTCTTGGAGCCGGTATCGCAAAGACTTTTGATTCTGTTTACAACATGCGTTTTAAGCTGTTTAATAAGTATCCTGATTATGAATATAATGGTGGGGATGTTCTGCTAATTGATAATGTTTTTAACCTCGTTACTAAGCAGAAGTATTGGCACAAGCCGACCTATGAATCCGTAAGGCGTGCACTTGAAATGATGAGGAAGCGGATGGATTTTGAATGTATTACTAAGTTGGCAATGCCCCGTATCGCGTCAGGGCTTGATCGTCTTGAGTGGTCAAAGGTTTATGAAATCATCTGCGAAGTATTTGAGAATACGGACGTTGAGATTGTGATTTGTGAGCTGTAAGTGGAGGTTTAACTTATATGTTCGAAATTAGACCAACTTATCTCATTATGACTACGGCAGCAAATAATAATAAATATTATAACATGTTCCCTGAAGGCGATAGATTTAGAGTGGAGTATGGCAGAATTGATTCTACTAAAACAACGACATATTATCCAATCTCAAAATTTGAATCGCAAGCAAAATCTAAAATCAAAAAAGGTTATGTAGATGTAACAGACCTAAAACAGGACTTGGTAGAGGAAATTTCTTCTACCAATCCTGAAAGTCCATACAAGGAAATTGAAAACGCCGCAGTAAGAGCTATTGTAGAAAAGCTTCAGAACCTAGCTCGTGAAACCATTCAGAGGAATTACACTGTAAAAGCATCTGCTGTTACTCAAGATATGGTTGATGCTGCACAGGAAATTATTAATGAACTTGCAAATTCTCATTTCACAATTGAAGCATTCAATGATATTCTTCTTAGGCTCTTTACTGTAATTCCAAGAAAGATGGGGAACGTTAGAGATTATCTTGCCAACAAGCCAGAAGATTTTGCTCAAATCATTTCTAAGGAACAGGATCTGCTTGACGTTATGCGTGGTCAGATTTATGCAAAACCCGAAGTTGAAACAACTGAGCCAGTTGAAAAGAAGTCGCAGACCATTCTCGAAGAACTTGGGCTTGAGATGGGAGAGGCTACTGATGACGATGTTGCAATGATTAAGTTCCTGATGAATGAACCTGCTGGTAAGTTTAGAAAAGCTTGGAAGGTTAAGAATATCAAAACTCAAGAGCGTTTTGACAAGTTTGTTGCAGAGGACAATATTAAGGACACTAGGCTTTTATTTCATGGTAGCCGTAGTGAGAATTTCTGGTCTATTATCAAGACTGGACTGGTGCTAAGGCCCACTAATGCGATTATTACAGGGAAGATGTACGGGTTTGGGATTTATTTTGCCCCTAAGTGTCAGAAGTCTATTGGGTACACTTCGTTGTCTGGTTCTTATTGGGCGCGTGGTAACAACAATGTTGCATATATGGCTTTGTTTGAGGTAGCATATGGTACTCCATATGATGTATATAATTTTGATAACAAATATTATAATCTTGATTACAATAAGTTGCAACAGTTTAAACCAGGTGCCAATTGTCTACATGCTCATGCGGATAAAGGAATGCTAAGAAATGATGAAATTATAGTGTATAAAGAAGATCAATTAACGATTAAATATTTGATCGAGATTGGTAATTGAGGTAGTAACGATGAATAGCAATATAACTTTTTCTTCGGGTACATTGTACCTATCTGATAGTAACAATATTCAAATGAAACTTTTAGATGATGCTATTCCTGAATTTGATGTAGTTATGTCAGACAAAAAAGAGTCTAAAGTTTTTCATATGTTACACACGCCGTCCGAATTAGAAATTACTTTAACTGACGTAGATATGAACATGCCCCTATTTCATAAAATGTGTGCACCGTCTACGTATACAAAACAAAAAATCCATTGGAATAGGTCAATTATGATTCAAGCACGTTGGCACAAAAAATATCGCACAAACAAAAAGTGGTTGAAGCGTTATGGCATGAAGCATGACGAAGTTACGATTGAGGCATCAGTTGATTCGTGTAGCAATAGTATGTCTCACACCAAATATATGCAAAAATATGAATTTGATATTAACTCTCTGGTGCTACATTTTCGCCAAGATCAGATGCGTAAAAATCTAAAAATTGAATTTTAAATTAACGAGGTGATGTGTGATGATTCGATATGTATGTGACATGTGTAAAAAAGATATAGATAAAGATGTTCATGTTATTGATGAATTTCCACGTAAAGTATTAGTATACGCATATGGCGCAGGAGACATAAAAGTAGCGTCTTTTGATAAATATGATCTTGCTGAGACGCATTTGTGCGATGTATGTTTTAAAAGGATCGCAGATATGCTTCAAACGGCTGAATAAAAATGAATGGAGAAAACTATGGCTACAGAAATTTTAAATGCTAAAATTACTAAGACAAAACTTGGCGAAGAACATGGTTGCTTTACAGCAGATCTTTTGCTAGAAGGCGACGGATGGGGTTGTGCATTTGGGGGTTATTGTTTGGATCATTGGTACTCAGATGTCGGCAAACACCATTCATCTGACGGATACGGCGCAATTATTGAGCTTATGAAAACCCTAGAAGTAGAGTCATGGGAGGAACTAAAGGGTAAATATGTACGCGTAGAAATTGAAGGTTGGGGCGGCAAGATTATTAAAATCGGACATTTGTTTAAGAACAAATGGTTTTCGTGGAATGATTATTTTGAAGAAGCTAAAAAGGGGAACGAGCATGAAGATTAAATATTGCTGTAACTACTGCGATAAACAATTTGATGATGAATCAACATGCAGAGCGCACGAAATTCTACACCTACATGGCATCGAAGAATTAAAATATTACATTCAATATGCTACTAATAAAGATCTATGTTCGTACTGTGATAATGCATATTATGTATATGGGAGTGAATTTAGATGTAATCATAATGAATGTAGTGCGAAAAATAATTATAAGGATTTTAAAGGAGAAAAGATTTATGATTTCAAAGGAAACATTTGTTGAAGTTATGAATAAGCTTGAAACGCTTGATAAAAAGATGAACGACGTAGATGTTGCAATGAAGGCTTTGTCTCCAGATTTTTGTGGGCTTTATGTTCCACAAACATTCTATATCGTACTCGATATCTTAACTAATATTTTTAACGATAAAAGTGATTGGCTTTCGTATTTTATGTTTGAGCTAGATTGGCTTCATGACTGGAAGCCGGGAGACGTACTAGTGAATAATAAGCCGGTTGATTTAAGTACATGGGACAAGGCGTATGACTTTCTAATTAATAATATGAATGAAAACAAAAATAACTAAATTAAAAAGGAGATAGATACTATGAGTAAGATTTCAATTAATAGCGACATTTTTATGAAGGGACTAAAGATTTATTCTGTTAATGGTGATATTTATGCCGAGATTACTGGTGAAGCGCTCACAGATGTTGGACCAGCTAGTTTTAACGTTCAGAAGGTTAAACTAGATTTTAAATCTCCGGGACAGACCGAACTTAGCGCATATGCTTTTATGGATGGTAGGGGTAGAGTTGGATATGATTTTAATTTAGGAGATGTGCTTTATAAGACAAGCGAAGAAGAACAAAAAAAAGATAGCGACACTGTAGACAATTCTGAAAAAAATGATAATGCAGAAAATAATGAACCGGTTACAGAATAGCTAATAAAATTATTTGGGAGAGCCACATAATGCTCTCCCAATCATATAAAGGAATGCGAATAATATGATGGCAGATTTTCAAAAAACGTTTAATCCAACAGAGGAAGATAAAGAAGAATTGGTAATTAATTTACTAACAATGATAATTGAGTTGGTAAAGGACAAATGCTGTTCTACTTGCAAGTATTCTGAATGTAGAAAAGAGTATATGCACAGCTACGAAACCACGGAAATATATTGCAAGAAAAAAGATAAGGTTACTTTTGACAGTTGTAATGCATATGAGTTTCGTAGTGTGTTAGAACTATTAAGATAAAATTTTTTATTAGAAAACATTTATAAAACAATATAAAAATGTTTGTGCATTTGGTCAATTGTAATTTTGTTCATATAGGTTTATTATAGTAATACAAAATGAATGAGGTGACATACGTGAATATAGAAGTGAATTCAAATGGAACAAATAAAGCAATCAAGGCCACGATATTGTCAGACGAAAGAATGAAGGAAATTGGCTTTCATAAAAATTACTACGAAGGTACAGATCACGAACAGTACAGTCCCTATTGGTGGTTTACAAAATCTATTAAATTTCCTAAAGAAAAGAGATGGCGCGGCACCTTTATTGATTTTGATGTAAAAATCCCAAAGGACGGATCTGACATTGAAATTGTTACACTAGACATGTATTTCTGTTGGCCTTATGATTACCAAGAAATACTATATAGGAATTCAAAAAATGAATGCGCAAACATAGTTAAAGAACAAGTCGAAATGTGGATGAAATATTTACATGACAAAGGTGTTCTAAGTGGTCATGCATATGGAGAATATATATAATTACGTCCGAAGAGGTGAATTAAATTGACTTTTACTTTTTCCAAAAACTTATTTATTAGATTCTACTGTTGGTTTGAAAATCGCATCGTACACCCTATTAAAAATCATTATTATAGAAACAAGAAAACGCATTATCAATGCTGTGTATGCGGAAAGATTGAAGCTCCGTATTTTAAAGATGATCCTTATTATCGTGGTCCAATAACTGATGACTATGGTTGGCATAAGCTTGATAACGGTAAATATAATCGTTGGATTTGTCATCATTGCGCAGACCATGGGTTTGATGATTCTGGTACAAAAATTCCCAGAGAAGAAAGAGAACCTACTTGGGACGAATGGCAAGAATATGTAAGAACAAGCAATGAAAAAGTACTATCTTTGATTAAGGAAAAAGACCCAGAGTACTATGAATATTGGTTTAATGGTGGACGAGAACACGAACTGTTTGAAAATGAGGATGAAGATGATGAATAATAAATATTTACGAGTTACAATTCATGATAACGATTTTACAAATTCACTACTGCTCGTTGGAGGTTTACTCAAACAGGCGTTTAAATATGAGGGTAAATACCCTATCGAACAAGATTTTGATATTCTTAAAGAAACAATCAAGCATATATGGTATGGCACTCATGGAATTATGAACCGAATTATGAACCAGCTTCGTTTTGGAAAGTGTATATTATATGGTATTGATTATTTTGAACCAGATTTAGAATTCGTAGATTTTGAGGATATTCCAGATTGGGATAATAGTGAAAGTATTTACATTCCAATGTTTGATGGAGAAATTTTATTGAGGTGATTATATGGATAATATTCAACAGATTAAAAAATTAACAGCAGAGCTTTTGCAGTATTGCCATGAATATTATGATCTGGATTCCCCCACGATTAGTGATGCTATCTATGATAAAAAATACAATGAGCTAGAAAAACTTGAAAATGAAGCAGATTTTTGGCTTGCCAATAGCCCAACGCGCAAAGTACAAGGTGAAGTACTTCCATACCTAATGAAAGTTCACCATTCTGTACCAATGCTTTCTGCAGACAAGTCTACAAATATTGAAGATGTAAAGAAGTTTATCGGCGATCATTTTGTGGTTGCTTCTTATAAGTTAGATGGAAGCACTGTAGTCTGTAAGTACAATAACGGACAGTTTATTCAGGGTCTATCTCGCGGATCAGGTACGGATGGAGAGGACATTACGCACACTGTTAAAACGATAAAAAACCTTCCAATGACAATTCCATACAAGGGTTATCTAGAGATTCGCGGAGAGGCACTAATCCCATGGAAGTATTACAATGAAATGAACAAGGACGGCACGCTTGGTCATCCTCGCAACGTAGCATCTGGTGGACTAAGACAGCTTGACGCGAATGAAGCTGCAAAACGCAATATTTATTTCTATGCTTTTACTCTCGTAAATTGGAGAGATATCGGAGTAAAAACTAAATTTGAATCTTTGAGATTTCTTTATAATAATGGATTCGATGTGGTTCCTCATGTGCAGATTCCAACATATGGTACGCTTGAAAAATCATTGGCCTATCTTAACAGAGAAGCTTATAAAAACCCAACAGATGGCTGGTGCTTCGAGTATGATGATCTTGAATACGGTGAAAGTCTTGGTTCGACCGGGCATCACGACAGAAGGCTATTTGCGCTAAAGCCGGAGGTTGAAGAGCATACAACTACTTTTCGTGGAGTAGAGTATAATACCTGTCGCACGGGTGTTGTTTCTCTGACTGCTACGTTTGATCCAGTGGAAATTGGGAACACAACAATTACAAGAGCTACACTTCATAATGTTGATTATTTTAACAGTCTTGAACTTGGTGAAGGTGATGAAATTGTAGTTGCAAAAATGAATGAGATTATTCCTGGAGTGCTAGAAAACAATACTCGTTCAAATAAGTACAAGCTTATTGACGCATGCCCATCTTGCGGTAAGCCGCTTATTATCAAAAACACTGGCACGGCTAACGTTCTATATTGTCCAAATGAAAGTTGCCCATCAAGAAAACTTGCGCAGTTCGTACATTTTGTTTCAAAGAAGGGTATGGCAATTGACGGACTCAGCGAAGCAACTTTGGAAAAGCTAATTTCTCTTAATTATATCAATAGTTTTCAGAGCATTTACCACCTTGTAGACCACCGCGATCAACTTATTAAGCTAGACGGATTCGGCGCTAAATCAGTTGAAAAACTATTGCTAGCTATTGAGAAATCAAGAAATGTAAAGCTTGAAAACTTTATTGCTGCGCTTGGTATTGATGGTATTGGTTCAAGCGCTTCAAAAACCATTGCAGATCATTTTGAAAACAAATTCGATTACTTGCTAGACGCAACTTTCTGTAGATATGATTTTACTCAAATGCCTGACTTTGGAGAAGTGATGGCAAACAACCTACAGGATTATTTTGATGAGTATTTTGCTGGTATTTGTTCACTTGCAAATGAAATGATTTTTATTATGCCAGAAAAGAAAACTGTAGCCAACAATCCATTCAACGGTAAATCTCTATGCGTCACTGGTAAGCTCGTCCGTTTCACTAGGGACTCCATTAATGAAAAGATTGCTTCCATTGGTGCAAAAGCTGTTGGCTCTGTTTCTAAAAATACGGATTATCTTATTACTAATGAAGCAAGCGGTTCTTCAAAGTATAAGAAAGCCATGGAACTTAATATCCCAATTCTTACTGAAGATGAATTTCTAAAAATGATTGGAGAGTAAATTATGATTCTATGTAATAATGATTGTGAACCCTGCTGTGACTTCTGCATTTACGCAATTCACGAGGAATTTGAACTAAATGGTCATATGGAAATTGGTGGTCCAATTGAGTGCAAGCTTCATAGAGACGAAGAGCACCAAGAAATCGCAGAGTATTGTGGGCATTGCGACGATTTTCATTGCTTCTTGGCAAATAATGAATAAAAACTTCGTGCATTCGGTCAATTGAAATTTTTCCCATGTGGTGATATTATAAGAGTACAAAATGAATGGTGACGAGGTGACAACCAAATGGGAGAAAAATCTTGTTTCACATGCAAGAACTATCTTGGTGGAGGATGCTGTGGGATCAACGAGGAGATGGAGTGTTCTGATAGTGAATTTGAATTATGGGAGGGGAAAGAGTAATGGCTGAATTTGTGGAAGTCATGCAGCAAGCGCGGCGGTTGTGTGCTGCCCATGGCGGCATGTGCAACTATAGAAATTGTCCGCTGGACAACGGAAAAGAATGCCGTCTAAACATTGATCTGGACGGCGAGGACTACAACGAGTTGGAGCGCATCATAATGGACTGGGCCGAAGAGCACCCCGAGCCGGTGTATCCGAGCTGGAAAGAGGCGTGGCAGAAACTGTTTCCAAATGCATGCGAGGTTCCGTGTCCTCGGAAGCACTTTGACGAGGGCTGTTTCCCAATCTTTATCTGCGCAAAGCATGATTGTGACCGTTGCAAAGCCCGGCAGATGGATCCGGATATCGCGGAGAAGCTGGGGATCAGGCCGAAGGAGGGAATGTAATGACTGAACTTCATATTAGTAGTCATGACATTAATTGCGTGTGGTGTGGAACAAAAATGCTATATGCCGAGCACTGGCTTACTCCATGTGGAGCGGAATCATATTTTTATTGTCCACGATGTTATGCAAAAACTCCGAAAGTAATGGTGAATAGCGAAGAAGTACAGAAGATGCTTAAAGAACGTTGTATAGCAAAGACGATAAGGCTATGTGCGAAGTTTGAGGGGGATGCACGATGGGAGACCTAATTAGCCGTGAAGATATGCTAGAACAATTTGACAAGAGAGTAGAGCATATGATTATTAGAACAGAGGACGACAAGCGTATATCTATAGAATCGTTCAGAAAGTTCATTGAGAATCGTCCTACTGCAGTTATTCAGTGCAAAGATTATGTCGTTAATGGTTTGGCTGATCAACTTAATGAGGCATTATCGGCAAATGCTGACCTGATGTATGAGAATGAAAGTAAGCAGCAAAGAATTAATCAATTAACCGAAGAACTTCAACTGGCTAAAATTGAACTGAGTTCACTTATGAAAGACCTAAAACTTGCATTTGAACATCCCGATGGTCTATGCTCAATTTGTAATGATTACAAAAATGCGGTGGCAGGTATGTGCAGAGGCGGTAGCCTTGAAGAAGATAACCTTAATTGTTTTGAATGGAGAGGAGTATGAACTATGGGACTTAAGCATGACATTATCGATATGGCCGTGTCGCTTCTACATTTGCTAGAGCACTGTGACGATGAGGATTTTTTTGAATATATTACTGAAGCAATTTATAACAATGATACAATGTCGCTTTATGACTTGGAGGATTCACTAGACGAGTGACGAATGTAAAAAATGGGTGTATAGGTCTCCTGTACGCCCATTTGGTCTTGACAAAATAGTAGCGCATGAGTATAATATTGGCAGTACAAAATGAATGGAGTGAGCATATGGGACATATTATTACGGCACTTGTAAGTTTAATGATTGGCTTTCTGTTTGGATTTGCGGTGGCAGCGATTCTTAGTGTAAGCAAGTAACGAAAGGGTATAAATATGGCAAATAATATTGTGAATAATTACAGTAGTACTATTGTCGAAATCTTTAAGAGTGTAATTAGCAACTATGAGCTGAATCTCGACATTATTAAGCAGTGTGAAGCCGAATTGAATGACTTGAATCATGAAGCAGAATTGTCGGAACCTAAGGACATGTATAAGGGTTACCTCGTATATAAGGCTATTCGCGAAACTCGTATTCGTAGAAGAACCGCCAAAGAAGAAAACGAATTGCTTAAAGATATTTATGATTATTTCCAGAGCCAGCAGGGTCAAGCATTTAAGAACAAGATTCAGTCTATTCAGGGGAGTTCGGTAAAACTTCGTGCCACGCAAGAAGCAAGAACTTATACGCCAAGGCAGAGAGATGACCTTACTATTACCGAAAAACATTCTACTGCAAATAAGCCATTTGAGGAAATGCTTAAAGACTTTAAGAAAACGAAGGTAACAATGAAGGGTGGCAAACTGAGAAAATAATAATACAAAATGAATGGAGTGACTAGAATGAGTAAAAAGACTTGTGCCTATTGCAAGGTGAAACGTGACGAATCAGAAATGGGTTATGTAAAAAAGTCTGGAAAGCATAGGACATACTATTGTGATATTACTTGTTTCGAAAAAGCGATTGAAAGAAAGAAGAAAAGAGAAGAGAATAAAAATAAATTGAGGTGAGTATAGTTGATACTTACAGCAGGTCAGGAGAATGGCCTTAAAATTGCCGTTGAGCGATATAGAAATAATGAACCATATACCGTAATAGCAGGGTTCGCTGGAACTGGCAAAACAACGCTTGTTCAACATATTATTAGTGCATTAAACATCCATGAAAGTCAGGTTGTTTATATAGCATATACTGGTAAAGCAGCATTGGTGCTTAAAAACAAAGGGTGTTTTAATGCAATGACTGCACATAAACTTTTATATAACGCCAAAGAAAAACCTGACGGAACTTTTGAATTTACGCCGAAGACACATCTTGAAAATAGCTACAAGATAATTGTATTAGATGAATGTAGTATGTTGCCAAAGGATATGTGGGAACAACTATTAAAACATAATACTTATGTTCTTGCATTAGGAGACTGTGGACAGCTACCTCCCATTGATGGCAATAGTGAAATTCTAAATTCACCACATGCTATGCTCGATGAAGTTGTTAGACAAGCATCTGAATCCCCTATTATTCGTCTTAGTATGGATATTAGGAATGGTAAATGGATTGAATATGGAGGCCCAAAGGAATGTAGAGTCCTTCCTCTAGATAAAGTTTCTGACAAATTACTAATTGGTGCAAGTCAGGTTATTTGCGGCAAGAATGCAACTCGGCATTGTTTAAATGAGCAATTACGAAAAATTAAATGGGGTGAAGAATATGGTTTAGCACCAAAAAATGGCGATAAGGTAATTTGTCTTAAAAATCAATGGAATAAAGTTGGGACAAATGGAGACCCATTGGTTAATGGTATGATTGGTATAGTTGACCACATTTCATTAGTTGATGACTCATTATATAATCCTAAAATGATTGCAAATTTTATATCAGATAATGATGGAGAATACGAACAGCTTCATATGGATTATAAAATTTTTACAGATAAGGAACCAACGGTCAATGCAAATAACTGGAAGAAGTATCCAAAGTCACTTCGTGCTTATGAATTCGACTACGCTTATGCTATTACTGTTCATAAGAGTCAAGGCTCAGAATTTGAAAGAGTAGTTATATATGATGAGTGGCTTGGAGATAGAGAGTATCATTGTAAATGGTTATATACTGCAGTTACAAGAGCAAGTAAGATGCTCGTAGTTGTAAAATGACAATACGAAATGAATGGAGGTGGTGATGATGGGAAAGTTTATTGACATGACCGGATGGGTAATGAAAGAGCACGGGGTTCCTGACAGTAGATTGACTGTAATTAAAAGAACAGAAGATTATATAACCCCAAGTGGCAAACATTACGTTCAGTGGTTATGTGAATGCTCTTGTTCAGATAAAAACATTATAATCGTAGAGAGTAAACACTTAAGATATGGCCATACAAAAAGCTGCGGATGTATAAAGCAAGAACATATGCAAACACTCGGTTACGACAGTAGAAAATATACGCAATGTGATTTGACCGGGGAGTATGGTGTCGGATATACATCAAATGGGGACGAATTTTATTTTGACAAAGAAGATTTCCAACTTGTTAGCCAATATACGTGGTATATAGACTCTTTCGGAAGAGTTTGTTCTAGAGATGATGGGAAAACAATATATTTATCTCGCTTAGTTATGCATGCTCCAGATGGGATGGATGTAGATCATATATATCATAATCGTCGGGATAATAGAAAAAGCAAACTAAGAGTATGTCTACATATTGACAATTGCAAAAACAATCCAGTTCGTAGCAATAATACGAGTGGGTATACTGGGGTGTGGTATAGCAAAAATAAAAATAAATGGGTAGCAGAAATAAAAGTGAATAAAAAGAAAATGCATCTTGGTTATTTTACAGACAAAGAAGATGCGCATGCCGCATATGAAAATGCAAAAGAAAAATATTTTAAAGAATTTGGATATAAACCGGACAAAGGAGAGGACGCAATAAATGTTTGTTAATCTACATACCCATGATGCCTACGGGTCTCTTCTTGACTCCATTCTAACTCCTGAGCAGATTGTGAAATATGCGGCAGACAACAATCAGTCCCATGTTGCCATTACAAATCATGGGTACATGCCAAGTTTTGTTATGCAGGTAAAAGCTTGTAAAGAGTTTGGAGTATCTCCTATTGTTGGCAATGAAATTTATGAAGTAGACAATTATCTAGAGAAGAATGATATAAAAGAATATACTCAGCCAAGGTACCACTTAATTCTTTTAGCCGCAACACAGCAAGGATTTTATAATCTATTAAGGATTGTTAGTGAGGCTTGTACAACAGGCATGTACAAAAAGCCAAGAATCGATATTAGTTGGGTTGAAAAAAATAACTGTGGAGATGGAATCATTTGTTTAACTGCTTGTCAAGCGGGAAGATTAAGTAAGTATTTGTGTAGTGGCCGAGAGCAAGAAGCACTGCAATTCATTAGGAAATTGCAAAAAGTTTTTGACTACGTTGTGTGTGAAGCGCAAAGTCATTCAACGGAAGATCAAGCATTTGCAAATAAACTTATTGTAGCATTTGCACGAAAATATAAGCTTCCTTATACATGGACTACAGATGCGCATATGTTAGATAATAGTCAAATTGAAACTCATTCAATGTTTGTTGAAATTGGTGAAGGACGTGAAACAGGAGAGACTTATATTGATTGTGGGTTACAAAACGACGAAGACGTATTTAGAATTTTGTCTAATCAATTTAGCGCGGACGTAATTCAAAAAGGCATTGAAGAATCTGCTCATATAGCAAGTATGATTGAAGATATTGACTATGGTCTTGGCAAAAATACAATCATGCCAGTAGTTGATATCCCCAACGATTTTGCTAGCCATGAAGAATATCTTCGTTATTTAGTGTTTAAAACTTTTGATGAAAAGTTTGGGTATATGAATAAAGAAGATCAAGATATTCGTAGAGAAAGACTTAACAATGAGCTTCCTATTCTTTACGAACTTGATTATACAGATTATTTTATTATGCTCTATATGATTTCAAAAGAAGCAGATAATAGGGGCTTGCCTAGAGGATATTCTCGTGGATCGGGGGCGAATTGTCTTTGCTTGTTCATGCTTAATGTCACGCAGATAGACAGTGTGCGCTGGGATTTAGACTTTTCACGTTTTGCGAATCTTGGGCGTAAAGGTAGTATGGCAGACTTTGATTTTGATATTTCAAAGAGACGTAGAAAAGAAATTATTGAAATTTCAGAATATCTTTTTGGCAAAGAAAATGTTGCACCTATGGCGACATTTAATACACTATCAACTAAAGTCGCAATTCGTGATATTGGAAAAGTTCTTAATGAAAAAGAAGATTCTCCATATCATGGGCAGATTCCGTATAGCCTTCGAGATGAAGTAACAAAAATGATTCCAACTGTAAAAACTTTAAATGATCTCGGTGAAGAAGAGGAAAAAGATGTTCTTCTTAAAGATTTGCTTAATAAAAATGACAAACTCAAAGAAATTAACAATCAGTTTCCATTGTGGTTAAAATATGTTCTTGAGTTAGAAGGGCTCCCGAAGTCAAGGGGCCGTCATGCGTCGGGCACTTTAATCACCCCATTACCAGTAGTTCATTATTGTCCTATGTGTTTGGACAACGAAAAGAATATTATGGCACAACTTGAAATGCATAGCGCTATGGACACTGGATGGGCAGGACTTTCGCTTACAAAGATGGACTATTTAGGGTTGGAAAATCTAGATATTATTGACGACACGCTTAAAATGTCTAAGTTGACATGGAAGGATGTTGACATCAACCATCTTAATATTGATGATAAAAAAGTTTTTAGCGATGTGTATAGTTCAGGAAATACAATTGGTGTTTTTCAATTTGAATCTGCCGAGGCAAGAGCGATGAGTATTGCCGCACATGTAGATAATATTGAGGACTGCGTGGTTGTAAATGCTGCAAATCGTCCCGGTACAAAAGCAAGTTTCCCAGAATATTGTGAAAATAAAATTCATCCAGAGAACATTCAAAGTATTCATCCAGACCTCGATAGGCTTTTTAAGAAAACTAGGTCAATTCTTCTTTATCAGGAGGATGCGTTACATCTATTTGCCTATGCAGGGTTCCCCGAAGAGCGACAAGATGTAGCGAGAAGAGCTATAGGTAAAAAGAAAAAAGATGTTATGGAATCTTTGTACGTTGATTTTTCAAAAGGATTAAGAGATAAGAATTGGACTGAACAGCAGATTAAAGATGTTTGGGCTTTGCTTTCTAAACAAGCAGAATATTCTTTTAATCGTGGTCATGCTGTTGCATATAGTCTATTATCTTATCTTACTGCATGGTTGAAGGTATATTACTCTGTACAATTTATGACTGCACTACTAACTGCAAAGTCAGACCGTACAGAAAAGTTAAGTGCAATTATCAATGACTGTCACCGCATGGGAATTAAAGTGCTTCCTCCAAAAATTAACGAATCTAAATTTTCATTTACTGCAAATCCAGATAAAAAAGAAATTCTATTTGGATTTGGCGCAGTAAAGGGTATTGGTGAATCAGTAATTACTAAAATTATTGACAATCAGCCCTATGCAAGTTTTAATGATTTTATTGAGAAAGTACCAGACAAGACTGCCACAATTGCGCTCATTAAAGCTAACGCATTCCCTACAAACAGTCGCATGAAGTTAATGCAGAGATACGCAAAAAGTCTTTATCCTGTAAAGGAGTATAAGCCCGTTACATCTTTGCCTACTCGTGCGAAATTGATTATGGATTGGGACATTTGTGTTGATGATTATAAAGATGGTAGAAAAGTCAATAAAGAAGCGGTGCTTGAAATTTATAATAATAAACGCAAAATCCAATTCGATGAGGAGCAAAAAGAAAGGTATAAATCTTTTATGGAGGATTTTAAAAATAAATATGCCACTGACGAATTCTTGTGGGAATTCCAAAGTCTTTCTATGTTTTTAACATATAATCCTCTAGAAAAAGCGTATGATTTAATTGGAACAGAATGGGATGACGTTTCAGATGGAGATAAAGCGGTTGTTCCATGTGTTATCGTAGACATTAAACGAAAAAAGGACAAAAATAACAACCCATTTGCTTACATCGATCTGTGCATTAACAATCAGATTGTAGAAGCTACAATTTGGAGTAGACAACTCAAAGAATATTCCGACCTTATTGTTAAGGGTAGTTGTATTTGCATTCTTGGTCGAAAAGAAGATAACCATCTCTTCGTCGAAAAAATTAAGCCATATGAAGTCTGGTTAAATAAAATTCAAAAACTGAGAGCAAAAGCAAACATTTATAATTACTAGTTGTAAGGGGGAAGGTCTAATTGTAAAATTGTGACTATCCCTCTTGACAATACAAAATGAATGTGTTATACTATATGTATTCCAAATTATGGAAGGAGAATCTACATGGAAGAAAATAAGAGTCTAAACAACGAAATCGATGAGGCCGTAGCTGGAATTGATCCATCAGAAATGAGTCAGGAAAAAATCAAGAAGGCTATTGGTGACTTTCTAATAAAGGAACGCGGCCAGTCTATGATCCTTGGTTACCGCGTTGCATGTCAGACTGTTTTACAGATGATTGCGCCATGGCACAAGCCCAACTGTCCTCATCGTGAGTACGAACGCATCTTTAAGAAGCTAGAAGAATTCTGCGGCAAAGCACTAAAGCACGATGAAGATGAAAAGGACACTCCAAAGACAGTATAAAATGAATGACGCAAGGAGACACTAAAATGATTCATCTCAGCGATGGTTATGCAGTCAGTGTTGACAGCCGTTGTTACACTGTAGGAATCCCAAGGTCGCAAACAATTGACAATAAGAAAACTGGTGAGACCAAAGAAACCACCATTATGACTGATGCTAAGTATTACACTTCACTGGATAAGGCACTAGTTGGGTGGTGGCAGACTATGCGCAATAAAGAGCTTTCAAATTTTGATGGCTCACTTGATGAAGCAATCGAGGTAATCAAGAAGCAAGACGAAAAAATTAAAAATATTATTTCTAAAATTGAGATTGTATATGACAGTACAAAATTAATGGACGAAGTAAATAATACAATAGGGGAGGTAGATAAAAATGAGCCCAACACAGGAGATGAACAACCCGTCGTTAAACGTAGAGGACGACCTAGGAAATCAGTATGATATGGTATCTAATGTGCATGTGTATGGACTAGAAGATAGTATTAAAGCTTCCAAATATCCAATGTCTACTGATGTGTCAAAATGTACGGATGAAGTCACAAAGATGGTTAAGAGTCTTGGTAGTGTTCCAACTGGAACTGGGCATGACAATTTCTTGAATGGCATTATTGTACAATTTGATTTAACTTATACGGTTAAGGCTTGGACGGAGGCAGAAAGATACCACTTTTTTGACTTTGTAAGTTCTCAGTCAACTATGCACCGCATTACTCAATTCGACCTAGATAAAGCATATATCGAATATGTCGATCCAAGAATTATTGAGATTATGAAAGAAAAGGTAGCGGACTACAATGAGTATTGTGAAAAATTCAAGGACGCAGAACCTGGTTCTATTGCTGATAGAATGAAGAAGATTAAGTATCTTGAGATTCTTTATTCGAATCCATGTGGATTTAAGCTTACTGCAAGAATGACGACAAACTACAGACAGCTTAAAACTATTTATCAGCAGCGTAAGAATCACAGGCTTATTGAATGGGTTATGTTCTGTAAATGGATTGAGACGCTGCCAATGTTTAAGGAGATTTGTTTGAAACATGACAACGACAATGAATAATAAACTTTTTCTATTAGTAGGGAAGTCAGCTTCAGGTAAGTCTACAATCGCGACTATCCTTGAAAAAGTGCACGGATACAAGCAGGTGGAGTCGTACACCACCAGAAAGCCAAGGCATTTTGCAGAAAGCGGTCATGTTTTTGTCTCGGAAGAGGACTTCCTAAACCTTGGAGAACTTGCTGCTTATACTTTTTATAATGGCAATAAATATGGTGTTACATACGAGCAGCTTGAGCAATGTAGTACTTATGTAATAGATGTACCCGGCGTTGAAAACCTACTAAAAAATCTCAATGGTTCTCGACCAATCTGTATCGTTTATTTTGATGCTGCGGTTTCAACTCGTATTATGAGAATGATTGAACGTGGCGCAGGTGACCACGAAATTATTGGTAGACTACTTACTGACGATACCACAAATGATTGGTTTAGAGAATTGGATAAGCTCGTATGGCATTATAAAAATATTGAGCATCAAGATGTAGAGCTACATAAAATTGATGCTAATGAAAATATAGAGAATGTGCTAAAGCAGGTTCTATATTATATAGGTAAAAATGAAGAAACGGAGTGATAAGTATTGAACGTTACAAAACGCGATGGGCGACAGGTACCATTCGATAAAAGTAAGGTTAAGCTCGCAATTTTGAAAGCATTTCTTGAGGTTGATGGTGAAGAAACTCCATATGCTAAGGAAAAAGCTAGAGAGATTGCAAACTATGTTGAATCTTTAAATAAAGATATGAACGTTGAGGAAATTCAAGATATTGTGGTGGGTAAACTTATGGGAAGTGCCCGCAAAGATGTCGCAACTAAATATATTGAATACAGATATTTACATAGCATGGCGAGGTCACAGTATCAAAATTTGATTAAAGCTATTTCAGAAAAACTTACTGCATCAAATGTGCAGAATCAGAACGCTAATGTGGATGAGCATTCGTTTGGTGGAAGAATGGGCGAAGCTAATGACATTGTTATGAAGCAATACGCACTAGATTATTGTATGTCTGATATGGCAAAAAATAATCATCTTAATAATGAAATTTATATTCATGATCTTAACTCTTATGCTGTAGGAATGCATAATTGCCTCAGTATTCCTTTTGATGATTTACTTGCAAATGGATTCAATACAAGACAGACGGATGTAAGACCTGCGCAGTCTATTAACACGGCGTTTCAGCTTGTGGCTGTAATTTTTCAAATTCAATCATTACAGCAATTCGGTGGTGTCGCTGCCACTCATCTAGATTGGACAATGGTTCCTTATGTAAGGAAGAGCTTCGCAAAACATTTCAAAGATGGCGTGAAGTATGTACAGCAAGATTATGATCCAAATAGAGTACCAAATGAATTGTCATTTAACGACCCCGAAGCAAACGATTATCGAAATGCAAAGGCGTACCAATATGCGATGGACATGACAAAGCGTGAAGCAAAGCAGGCAGTTGAAGGAATGTACCATAACCTTAATACCCTACAAAGTAGGTCAGGAAACCAACTTCCATTCAGCTCCATCAACTATGGTACATGCACCCTACCGGAAGGTCGTATGATTACAGAAGCACTACTCAATGCATCCATTGAAGGTACTGGTAGATTGCACAAAACTTCAATTTTCCCTTGTGGAATTTTTCAATGTATGAAAGGTGTAAATCGTGTACCAGGAGACCCCAATTACGATTTGTTTCAACTTGCATTAAAGTCTACTGCTCTAAGATTGTACCCAAATTATGCAAATGTAGATTGGTCTAACAATGCCGGATATGATAAAAACGACCCAAAAACTTACTTTAGTACGATGGGTTGCAGAACAGCAAATTTATATGACATTAATGGACTTGGGCAGCTTAAAGATGGCAGAGGTAACATTTGCCCCGTTACAATTATTCTTCCTACACTTGCAATGGAAGCAAAAAATAATACTTGGGATAATTCTGGTTCAAAAGAAGATAATATCGCTTGCTTCATGGCTTTATTAAATAGAAAACTTTACGAAGCAAAAGATATGCTGCTTGAACGATTTGAATGGATTTGTAGCCAATCTTCTGATGCAGCTAAGTTTATGTACGAGAACAACGTAATGGCAGGCTATATTCCAGAAGAAGGTATTCGCTCTGCACTAAAGCATGGTACCCTTGCTATCGGGCAGCTTGGCCTTGCAGAAACACTTCAAATCCTTATTGGTTGCGATCATACCGCAGAAGAAGGTATGGAATTAGCGAAGCGTATTGAACAACTATTTAAAGATAAATGTGCAAAATTTAAAAAAGAATATAGTCTCAATTTTGGTGTTTACTATACTCCCGCAGAAAATCTTTGCTATACAGCAATGAAAAAATTCAAAGCAAAGTATGGTAAAATTCCAAATATTTCTGATAAAGACTTCTTTACAAACAGTATGCATGTTCCAGTGTGGAAAGACATTGATCCGTTTGAAAAAATTGATATTGAATCTCAACTTACTGGATATTCAAGTGCGGGGTGTATTACATATGTCGAATTAGAAGGCTCCGCAAAACATAATATTAAAGCATTGGAAACACTAGTTAGCTATGCAATGGACCACGACATCCCATACTTTGCAATTAATGTTCCAAATGACACATGTATGGATTGTGGGTATTGCGACGAACTCAATGAAACATGCCCGATGTGTGGTAGTAGCAATATTCAAAGACTTAGAAGAGTAACGGGGTTATCTAATGTTGCCCAAGGAAATGCCCCTCAATTATCGTAAAATGATATAAACTATAATATCATGTTTCCTTAGCCAGACACCTATTAAGGTTCATAAGTAAAATAATAACTAAGGAGGTATCAAGGGATGAATAATACAAATTCAAATCTTGAGTTTAGAAAAATAAAATCTTTAAAATTTTTATACGAAGTGAACGAAAATGGTACAATTTTTAGAAACGTCAAATCAAAAAAACAATTAAAAATTAAATTAGATTTTCATCACTCTGAAAATGGCTATTATGTGACTTTTGTGCATTTTGGCGGAAGAAAAAATCCCCAAATAAAAAGAGTTATGATTCATAGAGTTGTTGCCGAGTGTTGGTTGGGGGACTGTCCAGAAGGGATGGAGGTTGACCATAAGAATAGAAACCCACACAACAACGATTATCGTAATTTACGTTATGTTACTAAAAGCGATCAAATGAAAAATAGGGATCATACAAATATATCGGCTCAAGGATCTATTAATTTAGAAAATGCAAGGAAAGAAAGATCAAAACCAGTACAAATAACGAATAATGAACAAGAATATAATTTTGATTCATATGCATCTTGCAGTAGATTTTTAGCCGAGAAATACAATGTGCCATTCGAGCATATAAGACATAAATTAAAAAACAAACGTTCACGTATATATGATTATGATGTTATTTATCTAAATGCAGAGACTAAACACGATAGCTCTACGGAGCAAGAAATAGTCCACAAAAATGTGATTTAACTGGCAACTATACCACCGCATTCAATAAAGGTAAACAGCAAGAAGTTGAGTTAAGAGCAAAGCATAGTAAGTCTACATGGAGGTAATGTTAATGAATTATATGCAAATTGACAAAGCCTCAATTAGTAACGGTATTGGGTTTAGGGTAGTTCTCTGGTGTGCAGGATGTACACGTAAATGTCAAGGATGTTTTAATACGGAGACATGGAACTTTGATGCAGGGAAACCGTTCGATGATGATGCAAAAAAATATTTATTTGAAAAACTTAATAAACCATATATACAAGGTATTACTTTTAGCGGAGGACATCCCTTAGAGTATAAAAATATACTAAACGTATATAACTTAATTGAAGAAATTAAAACAAACTTCCCAGAAAAAGATATTTGGTTATATACTGGTTATGAATTAAATATTGATAATTTTACCACATTTATCAAGGGACTTTCTGAGCAAAACATACACCACAATCTTATAAACTGTGTTTTAAATTTATGTGACGTAGTAGTTGATGGACCATATATTGAAGAACAAAGAGATATTACACTTGCATTTTGTGGTAGCAAAAATCAGAGGTTGATTGATGTAAAAAAAACAATAGAACAAAACCAAATTGTTTTATACAAACTATAATAATACAAAATTAATGGAGGACGAAAAACTATGAACGAGAACAAGATGTATGCTAAACAGGTATTCCAGTGTGGTATTTGCGGCAAAGAATATTTCAATGTACAGGATAGAGCAAACTGTGAGCTGAACTGTTATAAGAAGCAGCAGGAAGAAGCTAAAAAGGCCGCAGAAGTAAAGAAGCTAGCAGAAAAAGCCGCTCGTAAGAAGGAAGTTGACGACGCTCTTGACAAGGCTATGCAGCTCAGAAATGTGTATATCAAAGATTATGGTTGTTATGTTTATGACAATAATGACGTACACAACGAATTTAATATCGACAATTATCCAAGTCTCAAAGAACTTATTAATTTCTTAATGTAATTTTGGAGGTAAGTACATTGGAACAGATCAAGATCATTTACCACAACCCCAACATTGATAAGATTGTGAATATTGAGGGCAAATCCGATTGGTATGACCTTCGCGCAGCCGAAACTATTGAGATGAAAATGGGAGATTATGGGTTAATCTCCCTTGGGGTATCAATGAAGCTGCCAGATGGATATGAGGCACATATTGTCCCTCGCAGTTCTACCTTTAAGAACTTTGGAGTACTACAAACTAACTCCTATGGCGTCATCGATAATTCTTATTCAGGGACTAATGACATTTGGATATTCCCTGCATTGGCAATGCGAGATACCGTAATTCATGAAGGTGATAGAATTTGCCAGTTCAGGATTGAAAAGAAGCAGCCCGCCGTAGAATTTATTGAAGTCGATGAACTTGATGACACAGATCGCGGAGGATTTGGCAGCACAGGTAAAGCATAATGAGGACAAACATATGATTAAACGCGACATCGTTGAAACTGTATATGAATATGACAAGGAAGGTAAGCTTGTCAGCAAGACTGTTACCGAGACGCACGAAGAGGATACAAATATTACTACTAATACTCCACCGTCATGGTGGACATATGATACTTCTCAAAATTGGCCACCATATATTACTTGTACAAATAGCAACACAAACGACTATGTAACTAAAAATACAATTACAATGGCTGCAAATGACAAAACAACATTTTAACTAAAACAAATCAATAGCGACGATTTAGTGATCGCCGCTATTTTCATATAGGAGGACGCATGGAAAAATCAGTAATTATAATATCCATGCCTAAAAACAGTACAAAACAGGACATTCTAGACATGCGAAACAAATATAAAGATAAATATAAAGTTCATATAATAATCTCAGGGCAAGAAAATCCGCAAGAGAACATTCAAAATTTTTTAATAAGCAGGCTTGCAAAATAGCCTGTTTTTGTATTACAATGATATTAATGAAATATAACAATGATAAAAGAGGTGATATATTTGGGGATAAACGTGGGCTATGCCAGATTATCTAGAGACGATGGAGATGATGAAAGTTCATCAATATTTAATCAAAAAAGAATTATAATTGAATTCGCTAAACAACATGGAATACATATAGATAAATTTTATATTGACGATGGTGTTAGCGGATATACAATGGATAGACCAGATTTTGATAGACTTAAAATTGCTTTAAATAATGACGAGGTTGATATAATAATCGTAAAAAATCTTTCTCGTCTTGGCAGACGTAATTCAATGGTCCAATTATTTTTAGAGAATATAGAAGAATCAGGGAAGCGTGTTATAGCAATAGATGATAATTACGACACATGGAATGAATCTTCCCATGAAACAGTTGGGATTACAACATGGATTAATGAAAGATATGTTAAAGACACCAGCAAAAATGTAAGAAGAGCTATCGATATTATGCAAAAAGAAGGCAGGTATGTTAGTAATGTACCATATGGTTATGAACTAGATTTATTTAATAAAGGATCATATCATATAGATGAAACATGTGCAATGTATGTCAAAGAAATATTTGATTTGTATTTAAGTGGTTATGGAGTATTGTACATAGCGAGACTTTTTACAGAAAGAGGTGTTCCAAATAGTACAATGATAACCAAACAAAGAATGGAACGTAGAGGGCAAACATATAAAGGCAAGATAAGCTATAAATGGGCACCAAATGTTATTCTAAATATGTTGCGCAATGATTTTTATATTGGGACATTGACCCTTGGTAAAACAAAAAGAAGGACCATTAATGGAAAACGTATTTTTCAACCTGAAGAAAATCTTATTAGATTTGAAAATGCGCATGAACCAATTATAGACAAGCAAACTTTTAAACTAGTACAAGAAATGATTATTGAACGCTCTAGAGATAATTACCGAGGACAAAAAGATAGAAAAAGGCCAAACATATTCGCTGGTAAATTGTACTGCTCTACATGCGGTGTAAAAATGACATCAGGCGGTGGTACGAGAAATAGCAGCAACACAAAATATATATGTAAGACCTATAATATATATGGGAAAACACATTGCACAAGCCATATTGTCAGCGAAAATGAATTAAAAGACACACTTGTATATTTTTTAGAACATTGTAGAGAAAATTTGTCTGAAGCAATTATAGATTTAGACAAAATAATTAAACGTGACTGCTCTAAAAAAACAGGAGACGTAATAGAAGATTTAGAAAAAAATTTAGCAAAAGCAGAAAATGAAGTAAAGGCATTATTGGAACAAAAAATTAAAGATATGATAGCAAATCCATCTATGAGTGATATAATAGATAAAACTTATTCAAATATGGTTAATGAGAAATACAATGAAATAAAAATACTTACAACACAAGTAGATGACAAAAGAAAAGAAATCTTAAGTGGCAATGAGATTAGAAAAGATTTAAATAATGCGTTAGAAATTTTTGATAATATTATATCCACTAAAAATATAACTAAAAAACAAATAGCTACAATTGTAGACCATATAGTTGTCCATGAAGATGGAGGTGTTGATATATTTTTAAAAGGAGACTTACACGAGCTGTGCACAAACTATATTATGTGTAAAAAAACAAATAAAACACTTGTGGTAGATGCAACTATTAAATATATAAAGAAAAATCCAGAACAAGTTATGATATCAAAAGCTGGAGATTATGTAAGACTCTGTGGTCATCATATTAGTCGAACAAACTATGAGAAAATATTTAAAAATTTTATAGAAAAGGGTTATTTAGTTGAGAATGAAGGGTATCACAATGGATATAGAGTTGTAGACTTAAATAAATTAATTCATGATGCCGAAAATAACATTATTATAGATGACGCCCCAAGGGTGCATAATAACAATGTTAATATTGCTCTTATTATTAAAATACAAAAATGGATATCTAGTATTTATTATAAAAAGAAAATATTATTTTAAGGAGGAGTACACATATGGCAGAAAGATCAAGAAGGAGCAAAACTACTTACGAAAGGATAAAAGACACACAAAAGAAAATTATTAGTACAGAAGAAAGGCTTACTCAATTAAAACAAGAATTGGACAATTTATACACAATATTATTTGAAGAAACTGCCAGACAACAAAATACAGAGATGAAAAAACTATTTGACATTATAGGTGAGAAGCACATATCTATTAAGGATGTTATCAATTTGCTAGAAAAATAATAATAAAAATAGAAATGTCATTTTGCAATTTTTGAACATGAAACATGATGATAAAATAGTTATACCGCATATTTAAAAATACCACTCCCCTATCAAAGTCTAAGAAGGGGAGTGCTTCATTTACACTCAAAAATTATTTATATATAATAGAAAATGGAGGTGATTTCGTGAAGAAAGAAACAATAGGACTTACACTACGTGTTCCAATAGAAACAAAAATACAGCTAGAAATGATTGCGAATAAAGAGCAAAGAACAGTAAATTCATTGGTAAATAAGATATTACAAGACTATATAGAGGAACGAAAACAAAAAAAATAGGGACTGCACATTTACGTGCAATCCCTAAAATTAATGTTATGTTGTTGATTTTAATTCTGCAATTTCTGCCTTTAATTCGGTAATTTCATTTTGTAATTTTTGAATCATATGCGTATTAAGTGCAACGAACTCAGAATATCTTAACGAGTAATCATATATCTTATTGCCCTCCTCGTCAAGCATAGCCTCTCCATTTTCATCTACACACAAGTCCTTGCAGAAGCCTGCAAAATCTTTTCCTGTAAGTTTAAGCTCGCCCAATGAGTCTTCTACATCCTGAGAAATAAATCCATAGTGTGTACGTCCGCTTGAACCATCTTTAAGCTTAAATGTAACTGGACGCAATTTATTAAATAACTGTTCTTGTGTATCCGACATGTAAGTAATGCTCGTTTTTGCATTTCTGTCAGAAGTTGATATTGTACCATTTGTTGCGAAAAGCTGATTCCATTTGCGGCCACTTGACCCTAAATTAACTTTACCATTGTTTGAAGGATTTTCTATATATACTGATGGTGAATCTGTGCCAGTTGCTTGGGCTCCTGCGTGCATCGCAAGTACCATTGTAGTTCCCCCACTAATATTTTGCCCCGTTTGAATGTATACAACATTCGTACCCTGGTTATCAACGCAAGACATCCTTCCTTGTGTTCCCGATCCAAAAGTTATTTGATTATCGACTTGCAGTGGCCATTTAATTTCAAAAAGATTATCGCTTTCTGCCATTTTCCCAAATGCAACCCCAGAGCCATCTTTTCTAATATTAAATATTCGGGATGCGCCAAATATAGTAATAGTAGTTGACTTTACACTTTGATTGAAATTGTCTGCAAGAACCGCATAAACTAGGTACGTTGAATTCGCCTTAAAGTTGCTAATCTTATTTCCGCTGCTATTGCTAATAAATCCATCGATAGATTTATTAGTGCTATTTGTAAGTGCATTTGCAGCAGCAATCCAACTAGTGTTTGTGTTTTCCCTGTAATATATTTTTACAGTACCCGTATTCGTGCTATTTACAGACGGGTAATTAATTTTAACATTATATTTTATATATGTTCCATTATTGTCTGCTGTACCATCTGACTTACATCTATACGCAGTAAATGAAGAAAAAACAAGGTCATCAACATTATAGGCGTAACATGTAATAGAAGCTGTTTTTGATGCAGTTCTACCTCTTTTATCTTCAATCGTTACCGTATAAGTGAATGTGCCAGACGCAGACATTGTGTTGCTAGTTGCGGAAGCGCTTGTTGAAGTACTCGACACGGTTGAAGATATATTTTGTCCAGAGAATGTATAAGACACAATACTACTTCCAGTACCTGCAGCGCATCCTGATACTGATATGTTAAGTTTGTTCTTTCCTTTTACTAAAATATTTTTCGGATTCCCATATACAGTAGGAATATCTATAGGGTCTAAGGTGATTGTGCCAATTGACGGTTTTATTGAGGTTGGGATAGTAAGTTTAACCTCTTTATATGACGCATCTCCAACTTGCGTACTATAACTAGAATCAAAATACGTTCTGAAAGTGAATCGTAGTGTTCCACTTGTGCCACTCGGCAAATTTTTATATATCGTAGAAAGTTCGCTGCTTGATAGGATTACGGTCGCTGTCTGCTGTGATGCAGATTTTGCACCAAGGTTAATAGATTTAACTGCTATAAAATCGTTATTAATATTTAATGATATATTACATCTATTATAATAACTTGAACTTTGTGGTGTATATTTATATGTCAAAGTCCCATCAAAATATGATGTGCTACATGATAATGAATTTATTATAGACGCTCTAGGAATAGTTGTAAGCTCTATATTTGTATTTATATAAGATTTTTTTCCATAAAACTTACTAGATCTATTGCTTGTCATTGTTACATTTCCATTAATATTAAATGTTTTTGTACCATCATTGTTATGTGGTATAGCCATTGTAAATGACCCAATTGCCAAAAATGAAGTTAAAATTTCAAGTTTTTTCTCACCTGTTACGCTAGTTCCATTTACACTCAATGTATATTTAAAAGTACCATTTGTTGTTTGAGTTAATTTATAATTATCTGCATCTTTCTTTACATAAACGGTGCATGTTACAGACGATGTGTTGTCAGATATTGACTGATTAAATGAATAAACAATCTTACCTTGCAAATAACCTCCATTATCAGTGAGAGGACTAGATTTACTAAAATAAATCTCTGCCATATATTTATCACTCCTTTCTGTTTACCAAGTTGCAAGAGCTAATGACAAACTTCCATTGTTCTCTATCTTCCACACAAAGTCGCCAAATTTTACTTCACAATTAAATGTTGCACCATCTTCTACCGTAAGATTTTTAATTGTTGCAGATTGGTTACTAATGCTAACAACCTTTTGTGCCGTACCACTAGATGCATCATAAAATCCCATTTCTGTAGAGCTAATATTTACATAAAATTTTTCGTCCGCCTGTCCAATCCTTAATCCCGTATCAGCATTAAATAAAAAGTACTGCTTTACGTTGTTTAATATCGCAGTGTTTTCTTCCATTGCATCTTCCCAATGTGACGCATTAAAAGTACTTGAAGCTGTGCTAGCCTTTAACATACTTCCTGGTCCATAATTGCCACATTTTTCTCCATCTGCAAGTATCCATAGGTCTCCCTTTGAATATCCATTGTTTGGTTGAGATGTGTACACGACGTTTCCGTTTTGATATCCAGAATTAACCCATCCATTTCCGTCCCACATTTTTAATATACTTGGCGACACAGATGTATCTAACCACAATTGTCCCTTTTGTGGACTAGATGGTTCTGAATTGCTAACAATTGGATCATTTAAATCCATTACAACTGCGCTTGTTCTTGCTACAATTGTTCCGTCATCCTTTGACACGTTACAATTTATATTTAATGCTTTAGATATTTTACCCTTTGGAACGAAAATAACTGGAGATATTGTATGCGTGAATAAATCATTTTTATAAATATAATTATTTTTTTTGGCAACTTCCCAATGATTAGAAGTATATTCTCCAAGAATAATATTATACTCAATTATACCGTCATATATTTCTTTACAAACAAAGTACACCATATCTCCTTCAAAATATTTATCACTAATGTCTGTAGTAATCGTATTGCCATTTACTTTATTATTATCTGACTTATATACATTTTTACTATATAATACTTCCTCTGGCGCATTGTTTTTATATAATTCAATATACATAATTAAATAATCTTTTTCCACCGCAATAATATTACTACCATTGAAGAAACCTACAACAGCTGCATAAGAAATTGTTTTATATGTTAGTGAAACATAATCTTCATACGTTAGTCCATCATATCTCATTTCACATTTAATACTTGAAAAGGCATATTCATCATTTTTCTTAACTGTTAACGTAGAAGACGTTGCCCCTATTATTTCTTCGTATTTACCGTTTTTTCCAGTTTCATCATTCCACCGCTTCCACTGATATTTCATTTTACTTTCGTCTATCTTTTCTCCTGCCTGAAATGCAATTGTTTTTAATTCAATTGATGTTAATTCATCAGAGAATTCAAACCCGTCAACAGAGTAAATTTGAAAATCAACCGCATCTGTGCCGCTGTCTCCGTATGCTCCTATGATTGCAGCATCCGTTTTAGTAGTAGTGTCATCAGTATATGTAATAACTTCATAATTCCATAAATATTTATCAGTAGGAGACAATAGAGGTACTTTTTCTAACCATTTTGGATTTTGTGGAAGTTCAGGTGTTTGAGTAACTAAATAATAATTTTTAATATTTGAAATGCTCCTACCGTCATCTCCCTTCCCGTAAAACCCTATAATAATTGGATCGGAAAGATCAGAGGAGCCAATGCTATAAATGACCTCTTCATAATTCCAAAGATATTTTTTATCTATATTTATAGTTTGTATTTCTGTAGTCCAGCCTTGTGTATCTCTAGTTACATTTTCACTTTTACTTGTTGCCAAATACCACTCTTTAATTTCTATAATCTTTTTTTGTTCTGTAAATGTAATTTGATTCGATGTTTTAATAGCCATATAACTCCTCCTTTCATTCTGGCAAATCTACTTCACAAGTAAAACTTGAATTATAATATACATCATCTGCATCAATAATTATTGATTTTGTACCTTTATGCTCTGGCATAGCATTCCATATATCATCCAATTTTGTACTGGTAGAAACTCGTTTCCAATTAAAAAGACTTGTATCAAGTGTGTCTGTAATGTCAGAATCCCAAGAATACACTTTACAAGTCAATGTTGCTTTGTCTTCTGAAGTTGAAATAATTGTTGAATTATTTGAAACAATTTCTACTTTGTACATCTTTGATGTATTGATGTTGTCAACTTGGTTTTGAATTTTTTCAACTTCATTTTTTACATAATCTTCTTTAGCGTAGCCTTCAATTGAGCTGCCGCCACTCATCGTGACAGATCCATCTTCATGTACCTCAAATGCATATCTGCCATCATCTTGTAAGCCAATTTTTATTGTTCCACCTATAATAGAACTACCTTCCACTAGTCCCGCGATTACGGCTTGTGCCAACAAACCATAATATGTAATTCCATCAACAGTAAATTCACCAAGTACAGATTTACTTGTCTTAAACCCATCATCTGTGAAAACTATTTGATTGTTGACTAGCCAAACACGTTTGTCACCAACTTCGCCAGTATCTGGGTTTACTGCTTCTAAGTGTCCTTTATGTTTCATAAGGTTCGCTAATCCTTATGTGCTGTTCTACAACACTCATACTTTCATATGAGAGCAGACCATATCTTCACCCTGCAAACAGGGGCGTACCATTTCGGAACGCTTGTTCCTAATACCGTTATATGTAATGGCCGTTGAACCTTACTCATAATTTTCATCTAATATTTTCCACCTATATCCACCCGCGTGTTGCCTGTTGCCACTACAACAAGAACTTATATGCGATCTATTTATACCTGTCCCATTTTGAGCCGCCACAAATCCTTCCCAAACATCAATGACATTCCAATCCTCGTCGCATCTTGCAACGGTTTTAATTTGATATTTTCCTCTTTGCTCTATGTACTGAGGTATTACATTGGGAACATCTCCATCAGCATATCTAAATTGATAACCACCAGATGTACCCGCTTCATTCTTGCACACTCTAGATATAGATGTTACATTAATGTTTAATTTACGCTCTATATCAACCATACAATCCCAAATTTTTATTAAAACACCATCGAGTCCATATTGCGCGACTTGTTTTGCACGGCTACTGTCTGCGCCCATATTTTTGCCAAGATGAGCAATGCTCATATGTAATCTCTCCTCATCTGTAGCAACTCTACCAAGACGAGCCGCGCTTATTTTTGATTTTGTTTCTTCACTAACTGGCTTACCATATTTGGGACTAAGCTTGCCTGTATTAATCTCTCTTAAATGCTGTTTTTGCTCTTCTGACAAATGCGCTCCCAACCTTGGAGATGATTTCCCATACCAAGGGTTATTTTCACCAGATATAGCTTGAGAAAATGCAATTCTAGCTTCTTCATATTCTTCCGATGTTAACTTATAGTCTCGTCCATCTCTTTTAACCCATGACATCATCGCCCATGCATATGTTAAACCATTATTATTTGGATTTTCTAAAGCCAACAATCTATGTGCCTCAAAATGTTCTCTTGCATATAAGTCAATCAAATTATTATTATCATTTGTTCCACCTATACACCGTGGAACTATATGATGACGTTCATGGTATTCTTTTCCACAGCCAAACCTGCCACGAGTATTTAATATATTTTGTATAAATTCTTGATATGTATATTCCATTCTATCACCTCCTACCATTAATTTTGTATTGTTAAAAATTTGGAAAATAATTAGAAAATTTTAGAGTCTTGGCTGCTGATTGTCCAATGTGTATTTTTTTGAACCATCACGCTTGTCGTTTTCAACTACGTTGTGGTAATACACCTCTAAGGAGTTTCCAGCAGTTAAGTACGTTTTTTCATTATGTATTACTACATAAGGGGACGGCTGTTCATCCCATACTTGTCTATATATGCATTCTGAGTCCCATCAATATTTTTAAGTGCCTCAATAGAATTTAATAAGCCTTCTTCAAGCCGTAAATCAATACTATTAGCCTGTTCAGAACCTTTTGTCCAATAACTTGCATTGGTTGCTACAGACTTGCCTGCACTTATAGCTTTCGACAGCAAGTCTGCATGAATATCGGATTGAGTTCTTAAACTAGTTAGCTCACCGAATTCACATGAAAAGTCACTATAGTCATCAAAATTAATATCAACCTGCAACAGTCTAGACTGTTTAACATAATCGCTTCTCAACCCAACCTTAATAACATTGCCGAGCTGAAATTGATCTACAATTGGTTCAAATTCTGGCAACGCATATATGTTTGCCATAGACATTGAAAATTGTAATTGTGGCTGACATAATTTCTGCAATTCAATCCTGCCTGACTCCATAGCGTCTTGCTTAAGCTGGAAGGACTCGGCTATTGTTGTGTATTCAGTTTCAACAATATCATCTAACTTGAGCTCATCTTCTCGTATAAATGCACTTAAGCGGATCAATTGATCTTTTGTAAAATTGTTCTCCATTATAAGACCATTAGCAATATCTGAATTTGACTTTTGAATTTTATTATACTGTTCTTCATAAATAGCAATAGAAGACTCCCGTGCCGCAATAGCTTTTTCAATAGAGTTTAAATACAATACAACAGGATAATAATAACCATAATTGTTGCTATCACTTTGCGACCAGCCTGCTTCAATATTAGTAATTTGAACCTGCTTATACGATTCATAATACAAAGATTTAAGAGGTGTTCTACCTATTTGTTCCCACATTTCTGCAAGGAAATTATTAATCGCACTTTCTACTTCAAGATTACTTGTTCGGTTATCAGTAACTTTAGACAATTCGGTTTTCAGATATGTGAGAGTATAAGTTTCCATAAACTTAAAATCAGTAGACAATTTATCTAGTTCTTCCGCCCAATTTGATTCATTATTAAAATACTTCTTTAACACCGCATATAAATTCTCAACTTTTGTTTCATCTAGATTTGCCGTATCCATACTATAATATGTTGTATTAACATTATAATCTGCTGGCAATGTAACCTCTGTATAATAATAATTTGGTGCTGTGCCTCCGCGAATATAATAAGTGCCAATTGTAGTTTCATTAACACTATTAGCTATAGAGTACTCTAACGAGAGCCTATTTTCTTCAAAATCAATATAGCCTGCAAGCTCCAACATTTTTTGAGAATTATTAGTGTATTCAGATTGATATTGATTGCTTTTCTGTATATATGCAGTATAAGCATCATATAGCTCTTGCCCCATCCAATCAACAGTATAGTAATAGGATAAGTCTGTTATATATGGAAGCCCCATATTAGCTTCTCTGATATCTAAATCGTCACCATAAGTAACCGTTAATTGCGTTTTTATGTTGTCGGCATCATAGTTGATATTAATCTCTTGCGAAAGATTATCAAACGTTACAAATACATCAGTTTCCCATTCGGTTAGTGCCCCGTCAACAACCTCAACGTGCGCCCCTGACACAGGAATATCTTCTAAAGTCAACGCCCCGGTTGTTGAATTATATTTCCATCTAGTTGTTTTATATCCGTCCACTGAAACCGTACCAATCTGAGAAAATGGTGGAGAAATTGTAAATACATTTGTTGCGCCATCACCTATAAACTTTGAAGTTAATGATTCAGCATAAACGTTGATTGTGTTATTGATAGTATCAAATACAATATAACAATTAAATTTTTCGCAAACTTCATTCATTAAGAAATCATAAATTGATTCTCTGTCTACTTCAAATTGACGACTAAGAGTTTGTAATGAAAAATCTACATGGCCGATAGACCACCCATACGCCTTTTCTAGAATTAGATGAAGTAAGCTTAGTTTTGTATTACTAGGATTATATAATGTAATTGGTATAATATTATCTGGATTGTCCGCATTCAGTACCTCTAATGACTCAACTGTACCTTGGTTTATATAAAAATCTTCTAAGTATTTCGTAGACAAAACATACTCACAACTATATGCGGTGATATTTTTTGCTTCTTTGATCCCGTCCCCAGTTAGTTCTGGCCCCTGTATTTCAAAATAACCAAAGTTCTCTAGGTAAAGTAAACGTAAAGCTTCGACTTTATCATAATATGGAAACACTTTTATTTCACCTGTGATTAAATCATTATAAGTTCGTGCAATTTCAAATGTCAGTTCTGAATAAGCATTGAACTTAAAGCTACCATTTAAATTTGTGACATCTAGTTGAGTAATCTTATCTTTATTAGTTTCACATAAAAAGAGCCGAGGTCTGGTATAATTCCCCGACAACAAGTCTTTAGGAAGTCTCATACGCCTCCCTCCTTTCTAACTACTTCATTTTATCCAAGCACTTCTGTAAGCATTGCATTAAGTTTATTTTCATCAATATCAATTTGAACAGACGCAATCAATGCATCAACTTCATCTTTTGTGTATACATTTTTAACAGTTACGTTTGCTATTTTATTGTCTACTTCAGACTTTGTGTATGCATTTGTTATGCCATATCCGCTTAAAGTAGACGGTGTATCTGAAATTCTTGCCCATGGTAGTGTGTCTAAAATTATTTCGCCTGACTCGTCGCATATAGGATCTGAACTCGCATTTAATCCACTAACGCAATCTCCTACTTTTATACAATATATATATTGAAATGTAATGTCACCCTTACCTGTAATGGTAAAATTATTTACTCCACTTTTAAGCCGAGGCCATATATAATTAAAATCACTTCCAAAAATACGCGACGGTTTATCTGAAGTTATCATTAGATTATCAGATAATGTTACAACTTCATTTGTAGCTAAATTATTAACTTGCGTTGTTTCACCTAATGTATTGTTGTTAATAATCAACGATTTCCCCGACGTGTTTTTGAATATTGTATTCATTGTGGTAAAAATATACATATCGTCAGACAAATTATTAATTTGTAAAGTTTCTTCACCAGTCAATGTTTGTGATATAGTTTGTAGCGGTGAAAAGCACCATGGGGAACTAGATTCCATAGTAATAATAAATCCAACAATACGAGAATCTATTTTATACGGGCGCACATTTTGCGCAAAACATAACATTCTATATTTAACCTCATCACCGATATATAGATCCATCCAGCTATATTGTGTTGCACCTGTAAGCCATTTATATATCTCTCTAGTTTTTTCAATACCAAATTCTTTGCTGTCAGGTTTCATAACTGTTATATCTAATCTAGCAACATCAGAATATTTGCTTCCATACATTGTTCTTTTTGTACCACGTGGAGAATCTGTATAAATAGATTCCTGCGACATATAGCTATCAGTTTCTCCACTGTCTCCATTGTCAAAATGAATTATTTGTAGGTTAAAATCCTTATATGAATTCTTACCTAAATAATTGAACGAGGTATGATAACTCGACATGTTCTATTCTACCTCCCTTTTATTACTTAAATATAATAAAGAGAGGAAGATTTCTCTCCCTCTCTTATATAATTATCTCGCAAACTTGCGAAGTGCATTATTAAGATTTTTAGTATGCTGCTCAAGAGCCTTATTAACAACTTTTGTAATCTCATCAGGATTATTTCCATCAAAGTTTTCAATTGAAATTAAAGTTCCGACGCTATTATCAACACTTAATTCCATAGTATTATTAATAATACTTGGGCTTACACTAGCTTGTGGTCTATTAATGTCTAGCATGTACTGTGGATCTAGCTGCCCGAGTTTCATGAGATTTTCCGAAATACTATGTGGCAACACTGCACTACCTTTTGTAAGATAAGCAAGTTTACCATCTTGGGCGTGAAGAACAATTTCCTCCAAACCCATTTCGTCAATCCATGCAAACTGGTCTGTGTCAACCCCAGTAGTACCAAATTTATAACCTTTTGCTCTGAACTTAGCACGAGTATTCTTACCAACAATACCATCAGCAGAAATACCCATAGCCTTCTGGAATGCTCTAACCGCGCTCTTAGTTCCAGAGCCGAATTTTCCATCAACACTCTTAGTACCAGAGTTTCCGTAGCCAAGTTGATTTAACGCATACTGAATAGCCTTAACTTGATTGCCCCTCGCACCTTCCTTGATATTACCACTAGTTTCAGATGCTTTCCCATATGGATAAGACTTACCGCCGCTATCTCCACCACCGCTATTACCACTGCTGCTTCCACTAGAGCTACCACCGCCACTTGATTCTTCTTGCTTAGGAGGTTTATACTCCGCTGATTGATAACCTGTTGCGTTGTTTTTAACAGTATCAACTGACGTGGAGCCAGATTTCTCAATCTTCTCCATGGTTTCCATGAACTCTAGCTCAAGTTTTTTTAGTTCATCTACTGTTGCACTCATGGCGAGACCAAATTTCTCAGAGAATGCTTGAATTGCATTTTCTCCTTCCTTCCAAGGAGAAGTTAAGGATTCGGTTATAGATAAGCCATATTCTTTACCCATCGCCTGTAGCTCTTGATAAATCGCATCAGTATTCGCTTTGACAACGTCTAGACTATCTGCGACGACTTGATTTGTATTTTCTAGGTATTCGTCCCAGCCATCCATTTCATCATTCTTAGCATCTTCGAAATTCTCTAGCTCTTTGTCTAAAGCTTCTTGTTGTTTGGATACTGAACGGTCATAGTAAGTTTCTTCCAAATCTGCTTGCGCATCCAAAAGTTCCGCTTCAAGTTGTGCACGTTTTGCTCTTGCCGACGCAGAATTATCTCCGGCTAGCGCCGCGAGTTGCCTCTGGATTTTTGCGATATCTTTTTGTTTTTCATTTACACTTTTCTGGAAGTCATACAAATCTTTTTCTGAATCCAGTTCTTCCTTTTTCTTATCGATAAGTTCCTTGTAGGCGTCTATTTCTTTCTGAATACCGTCCTTAATCGCTTCTACTCGTGTTTTATTCAGATCAACAATAGCATCTTTTGACTCATTATAAGCCTTAATTGCATCGTACTGCCCAGACTTCAATTCATCAAGCTTATCAATATACTCTTCCTCAGTATAGCCGAGCTTCTTCCAATTCTTATTAAGATAATTTATTTGTTCTTCATATTTCTTGGCTTGGACTTCCGCAGCATCCATCTTCTGCGCATACAAACCAAGTGTGGTGATACCTTCGTCAGTCCATTCGGCAGTATCCTTATTTACTAGGTCTTTACTGCTCAAAACATCAATTAGATTGTCTGCTTCATCTGACACAGCATTAAGCTTGTCCATCAAAAGATCAAACTTCTCCCAATGCAGTTCGTTAATTGAATCTTGATAATCTTCTATATCTGTTTTGAGTTCTATAATTTCAGTATCAACAGCAGAAATGTCATTAACTACATCATACCAATCTTGAGAATATTTTTTAATATTTCCCGCTTCAACTTGTTTATTCAGCTCTGCTAGCATCGCATCACGTTGTTTTTGAAGTATATTGATATTTGATTTATTCTCAGACATCATAGCCTGATAAATCTTTTCTGATTCAAATCCAACATCAGTTTCAAGTAAAGAGTTGTACGCTTCGTATTGATCTATTTTACTATCTCTAATAGATTTTTTATTGTCGTACCCCTCCGCAATGTTATCAATTTTTTGTTTCGCAAGAGTAGATATTTCTGTATTAAGCTCTTCCATCTGCTGTACAAGATCTGCAACTTTTTGTGCCCAATCACGATAATTATTAATTGCCTCAAGCGTTTTTTTGTCAGCATCGCCAGCAAATTCTTCGATTGAAACCGCACCGTCCTGTGCCATCTTACGGTATTTCTCTGGGATTTCTCGCAATAGCTTATTAGAATAGTCTGTATATAAATCAAGTCCTTCTTTTAAAGTACTTAATTTATTTTTATTGACATTAATAATCTGGTCCAACAAACTATTTTTTGCGCTAATACTGACTGCGTTTTCTAATTTTGCATTCATTAGGTCAAGTTGCTCGTTAATCTCATCAAGGAGCACCTCAAACCAATCAAAAATTTCTGCTGTATCCTCCGCAGAATTAGAAGAACTGCTTTTGCTTGATGATTTTTTATTACTACTTCCGCTACTACTTGACTTTTTAGGTCTCCACAATGAACTTGATTTTTTTGCAGTTGATTTTACTTTTTTAAACAATGATGACGAATAAGCCGTACCTTCCGCAAATGCTTTACCACGTCCAGTTACGTAACCTTTGGAGAGAAGATCGGCTGTCTGCTTGTGATTAAAAATTATGTCACCACGCTGAACATCGGTAAATTCAGCACCATTTTCGCCTACGGTATACCAACGCCCATCTCGAACCAACATTTCTTCTCCAAGCTCGCCTACAAGTGCAGTCTCGGTCCTTGGCGCACCCCATGAACCATTTTTAAAAGCTGCTCCATTAACATGAGCAGTACCGTCGGCTCTCGTAACACCAGTGCTTATGTTGTTAGTGGTCACAGTTATAGTTTTATTCCTTAGGCTGTTCAAAGCTATACGTACAGCATTCAACTTGTTCATCGTCTCTGAAGTGTTTCCAATGACGGTAAACGTTTTGTCGTTGATTGTAAACTGCTCGACTGCATCAAGCTGCGCCTGTATACTTTCGCGATCTTCTTCTGGAAGCTCAATATCAAACTCAACCGCAATTGCCGCCTTGTCTTCTTTTAACGCAGCAAGTTTTTGTTCAATTTGTTCCCTCGTCGGTACACTTCCCGGTTTTAAATTTAATTCCGCACTAAGCCCTGTATAATTTCCGCTCTCAAGCCCATTTTCAAGTTTTTTAATTTGATCATCAATATTATCTATCGCCAATTGTGCAACTAAAACGCTGGGTTGCTCTAGAGACATTTTCTTCGCAAGTAAAGTGTCATATACTTGCTGAACAGTTTCGTCTCCTGTAAGACCTAATGACGCAATAAGATCGCCATCAAAAACATCAGATATCTTTTGTGACTTATCTTGAACTTCATCAAGTGTAGCAAGCAATGCATCTGTTTGTGTATATTCCTGCCATGTACTGTATGCCTGTGCGCCAAGCTCTTGTAGCTCCTGTTTATTTTGCTCCAACGCCTTGTTAATCTCATCAATACGTACCTGCTCTTCTTCTGTAACACCATCCTGAAGTAGTGTAAGTTTTTCTCGATTTAAATCTTCTATATTCGAAGTCACCTTCATAATGCTACCAGAAATACTATCATCATCAAACTCTGATAAAAAGTCTCTTCCAGTAAACATTTTCAACGCCGCCAACATCGCATAAAGCTGCGTTGTTGTCATGTTCATTTTTTCAGCCGCTTCGTCAAGACTTAAATCGTCTACAAGATCGAAACTATCTACTCCAGTACCAGTAAAAATTTTACCTAAACCATCTGTTACAAACTTTTCGATGTTTTCAAAGTCGATGCTTAAAGAATCATCGTTCAATGTCAAAGTTGGCAATATAGTACTATTGAACGCATCATAAATTGCTTGATTGTATTCTTGACTACCTCTTTCTAACCCAGCATATACACTTGGATCAATTAACGCTTCGACTGCTGCACGTACTGCTTCAGATCCAACCTCTCCGGTTTTATAATAAGCATCATACATTATCTGCGCCATTTCGACAAAACTATCACCATATGTATTTTGGCTATCTATTTCTTTTGCATTATCAAATTCCTTGAAAGCATTGGTTGCACCAAGCAAACTTTCTTCAAGCATTTGATATTGTTGTATAGTCCTTTGTACAGAGTTAATTTGCGACAGTAACGAGTCCGCTGCCTCAAAATTTGCATCAGTTAGCTCATCTGTCGAGTCTAACATGCTATCAAGTTGCTTCACTAGATCATAATATTCCAATCTAGCTTGAGATTTTGATAACTTAATATTTTGTTTTACGTTGTCTTTTGCCTCTTTTGCAAGTTTTTTTAGACCATCAGCATTTTTAACAATCAATTTATTATTATCATCAAAATAGTCGTTAAGGTCCTTTACTTCGACATCTAATAATTCTGCCAAAGCTTCTTTGTATTCTTGTGTAACCTCAGCGTTGTTACCAAAAATTTCTCCATTTTGAGACAATATACTATTAAAAGATTCTACATCACCTTGAAGCTGAGAATATGACTTCACCGACGTTGATTCAAAACTCTTTGGATTAACAACGCCGCCTTTATTTGCCCCTGCCGTCGCAGTTTCTACTGCAGCCTCTCCTGCTTCCTCTGCTGAATCCTTGTCTACTTCGACGTCAAGCATGATAGTACCCTGTATACTGTATAAGTCGGAATAAATCTTAAATGGGTCTTCGCCATTTGCAAGTCGATCCTTTAACTTCAAAAGCTGTGTAAGCTGTGAATTAAGATCTGAAAAATAATTCTGCTGATCTTGGTCCATTGAGGTTCCTTTGCCCCATGTATCGATTAGTAGCTCATCTTGTTCTTTTTTTATATCGCTCATCAATTGGTCAATTGTTTTGCCAATTTCTTCTGGGAATATCATAGTTGGTCCTTCTGTGTTCCTGAGCCTATACATCATATCTTCTACAGATATACCCGCTTCTTTTGCAGCATCTTCTATGACCTTAAAGTTTTGAGCAATTGACCCATCTGCACCAACATAATGCATGGCTTCGCCGGTCTGAATAGCTGTATCTCCTACGTCTGCAATAAGACCTTTTATTTTTTGTCCATCAACTTCAAGTCCTTCAGTATCAAGACTGAATAAATCTTCTTTTGTCCATCCTTCTCCAGCTTTATCAATAAGCCCATATATGTACTCATCAACAGTTTGCTTATCAAGAAGCACCGCACCATTTTCAGTTTGCAGCATTGGAGAGAAGGCAATTTCAACTCCATCAAAGTTAGAACTTGCGCCGAAAACAGTAGATGATGTTCCACGAAGGTCATCTATTATTTGATCCCATGTTGATGTTTGAGTTCCATTTATATCTGTGTACCATGACTCAAGAGCATCTTTATACAAGCCTAAATTCTCGTTTGTCCACTCTAATATTTGCCTATTATTTGTGTCAATATTACCAAATGTTGTTTGAAATGGAGAAACTTCAAGTTTGTTAAACTCATCAATGTCACTCTTGTAGGTTTTATACGCTTCAGATAGCGCCTTTGGAATATCAAAAACCACTGGTAGTTCTACTGGTTCATCTTTCTGACGTGCTACTCCAACACCAGGATTTGTTTCTTGTACGTTATCGCCGCCCGATGCTTCTTGTCCTCTATCCGCACCACCAAAGCCATCACTTTGTGAAGTACTAGACGGTTCGCTGCCATCTGACTGTTTGTCTTCAGATTTGTTTGAATCTGGTTCTTTCCCCGCCATAACTGCGGTATTTTCAGCAATTTCACTCAAAAGGCTTTCTGTTGTGGTGAGACCATTCTTTAATGACGCGTCAATAAAAGACTCTGTGTTTTTAAGCTCGATATAATGTTGTAAATCTACCTCTCCGGTGTAACTATCACCATCGACTATCTCATATAAGCCATTGTCATTTAGCTTGACATGTGCCTCAATTTTGGGATCTACCTTTTCCAGCTCTTCTATAGCTCTTTTTGTATTTTCTAGATCTATAACAGTAGGTTCTTCTAATCCAAGCAATATGTCCTTTAATTTTTGCATCTGGTTTTCAACAGTGTCATCACCATCAAGACCCAATCGTGTTATTATCTCTTCTGGCATTACATCTTTAAGATGCTTGCCTGTATCTGCCATTGCATTCTTAATTGCAGCATACTCTACAACTGTTTGTTCAGATTGTTTTTCTAATTCGGCCAACTGGCTTGTCGCAGCAGCTATATCAGCCTCGTTTTCTTTCAAGACATCGTCGCTTGCGCCCTGTTCGAGTAGCGCTTTTCTTTCTGTGTACAATCTTTCAAGTTCGTTTGTAACAATAGTAATTTGTCCTGCGGTGCTATCGTCTAGCTGCAATAGCATGGATAAACCAATACCATCCGCATTGTATTTATCCATTTCAGATAGCATTGCATACACTTGAGTCTTAGTCATACCCATTTTGTCTGCAAACGCCTGAAGTGCATCCTCACCATCTTCAAGACTATTTAGGAAATTAGCGGATAATCCAAACGCAGAAGCATCCGTGCCAGTAAATATTCCAACGTCTTGCGCATTTTCTATAAAATCTTCTATAGCGCTGTAATCAATAGAGAATGATTCATCACTTAGAGTTAATGTTGAGAACACATTCTGGTTTAAATAATCTGCAATTGCTCGTATCTGTTCTTTTCCTGGTGCTAAGTCCGTATAAATGTCACTTGGCACATTCGCTCGAACTGCTGCCCAGAACGCCTCGGTACCGACTTCTCCAGTCTTGTATATGGCATCATACATAGTTTGAGCCATTTCAACATAGCTATCGCCGTATGTGTTTTGAGAATCTAACTCTTGCGCACTAGCAAAATCTTCAAATGCATTTGTTACACCAAGTAGAGAATCTTCCAGTAGCTGATATTGGTTAATTGCCTTTTTAACTGTAGCAATTTCATTTAATATTGACTCTGCGGCTGCATCATTTTCCTTAGAAAACACCATGGTTGAACTTACGACGTCTCCAAGACTACGAACTAAATCATGATATTTGAGTTGTGCCTGTGATTTTGCAAGTTTAGTTTCGGTTGCGAGTTCTTCTTTTTGCGCTTTAATAAGTTCTTTTAATTTTACGGCATCCGTTACAATATATGTACTTGGGTCAATTGCCTCTGATAACTTAGTTTTGTCGATACCAAGTTCAACGAGAGAATTAAAATAATCTTCCGTTGTTTTTGCACCATCAGCAAATAGCTCATTAGAAGTTTTAAGAGCCTCATTAAAAGACTCAACCGATTCAGATAATGTAGAATACGTTTTAATTTCAATAGGAAGAGATGCAACATATGGTTTAACCATTTCTTCAATATCTTCAAATGTTATTCCTTCACTCTGCGCAGACAAATTAAGAGCAACCATCGCTTCAACAGTAGCAGCGGGCTGAGAATCAATCCATTCCTGAACATCTTCTGACGATTCTCCTGTTAATTCTACCACACGAGCTTTGAATGCATTAAGCTCAGAATCTTCTTCGTCTACAACAAGCTTAAATCCAAGCTGTATAGCCAATTCATTTTGATCATCAAAGCCAAGATTGTTACTCTCTCCACCAATTGCATCCCAAAGAAAACCAAGGAGTTCTTGCAGTTGTTCTGTGTATTGTCCAAAATCAATTTCCCTGGGGTTAATTGAAAACATCTGATCTAGAACATCCTGGATGTCAATAGAAGTTCCGTCTGAAAGAGTTACTTTATAATCGCCATCTGCAATCTCTCTTATGAATGTTTTAATCTGGTTTCTAAGTTTTAAGGCTTCTTCTTGTGTAAAATCGTCATCCAGTTTAAACATATCGCTATTTTTGATCCAGTTTGTAATAAATGACTTACTACTTTCGTTTAAATCATCATACTCTTCTATTGACATCGGAACCTGTAAAAATGCTTGTATTAAACCATTTGCCGCAGTTTCTATATCTTTTTCCGCATTTGTAAAATCAGACGCCCATGATAAAAAGTCTTCTGATTTATCCTCTATATCATGGTCAACAGAAAATTCTTTAATTGCGTCGGCTATTTTATTTTTATTTTGAGCAATTTCACTAGCATAATCTGCTATCCATTGGCTATACTGAAAATATCCATATTCATTATAATATTTTTCAAGCTTATTTGATATTTCATCATCAATAAATCCCATTGATTGCAATACTACTTTTGCTAAATCGTCTCCGTTAGCACTTTTATCACCATAAGATTTTGTGCCAACATTATTCCAATCAAAAACCTCATATAACAAATTAGATATACCATTGATGCTTCCTGCTCCATTAGAATTTATATATTTCTGAACCTTTTCTACTGCTTTTTCATAGGAGTTTATCGCATCCTCAGCAACTTTTTCCATATTCTCGTCATTAGTGTATTTTTGAGCAGAATACCTAGCCTCTTCCTTTTGTAGCTCAATTAATTGGGAAAGAATACCTGCATTTTGGCCAATAGCTTCTGTTGCACTATCATAGCCTTCCGCAATAGACGGTTGAATGCCAATAATTTTTTCACAAATTTGTTTGTATCTGTTGTATTGGTCGGATGTGAGAGAAATATTTTCTCCATATGCATTAACACCTTTAGTAAGAACTTTAAATTCGTCTTCTAAAGAAGCATATACATCTGAGTCTGATGACGTAGTTAAAGAAGTTAAATTATCGTCAAATGTAGATTTTGCTTTTTGATACTCATTTGTTAACTCTGACACTTCTTCTCGCAAATTTTCCACACGATGAACCCAGTTATCAATGCCCTCAATTGCTTTGCTAATTACAAATGATGCAAGCACAGCAATACCCATAGTTAGAGCAGAATTTAACAACTGGACGCCCACTGCTGCTGCTTTAGCTCCAATACCAAGCCCTTGCGCATTTACAGTAGCACCCTTTAAATTAAAACTAAGTTGCTGAACGCCATTATTATTAATAAGTTTAAAAAATTGTCCAAAGCTCTTTTCATTAAATGCTATTTTTGCTGCGAATGCTCCAATTGCAATATTTAATATGCCAACATCATCCACTAGGTTAATAATTTTAGTTGCTAAGTCAATAAAAAATTTAAGAACATCAGAGTTCATAAAATTCATCCACATAGTTTGAGTGGAATTATTAAATTGGTCGATTCTCCCTTGTACAGAATTCATGTATGTTTCATTTTCTTTAAGAGCAGAACCTTCGGCTTGCATTGCAGATTCGTATGCCGCTTCTAGATCTTTAGTGTTGTTTAGTATGGCACTCAAAGTATTGGCGCGATTCTTACCAGCCAAAAGCTCAAGAGCAGCAGACTGATCAAGACTATCTAAGTTTTGCCATACTGCACCGATTTCTTTTAATATATCATATGTTGACTTATAAGCACCAGTATCTGTAAGAATGTTAACACCGGTTAGTGCCTTTATTTTTTCTTGGAGTTTACTTGTACTTTCTACTACGTTATCTGTCTCTTCTCCCATTTGTTCAAGGACTTTTACGCTTGTCCCTCTTAAACGCAAAGAGATAGTACGCAAAGCACTACCTACACTATTTGGGTCCTGAATTACTTTGTTAGCTGCTGCAACAAGTGCTGTTGATTGCTCTAACGAGTTTCCAGCGTCCATAAGCGCACTCGCAGAATCTTGCAACGCTGTTGCTATGCCGTCAGAACTGACGGCGTAGTTATTTCCTACCTCATTGAGCACGTCAACAACATGTGTACTTTCATCCGCCGTATATTGGAAAGCCTGCATCGTACTGATAAGTGCTTCAGATGCACTTGTAGCGTCACTAAATTCAGAAACATTTAGCAAAATAGCAGTATTTTCGGCAAGTTTTGCACTATCTTCCAAAGAATAACCCAGGCGTCCCCATTCTGCCGCCATTGTTGTTAAATCTTTTACTGTGCTTCCAACTACAGGAGCGGAACTGGACATAGTCTGTAAAAATTTATTATAAGTTGCGTCTGTTTCGTCTGTAACCTTTTTAAGTTCAGTTAATGCACTATCGATTTCTCTAACTGCATTAAACCCTTTCTTTAATTGACTAACAATGCCCCAAACAGTAAACGATCTGCCAATATATTGCATTATCGACTTACCAACACCGCTAAGTGCTCCAGTAAATTCTTGCCATCCAGTTTTTAATTTTTCAGTTTCACCCTTACTAATTATAACCGCACCAGTCAGCCCATCCATACTCGCACTCATATGGCTAACTGTGCCATCAGTTTCAGTTAATGTATATTTTAATGTATTCGTCTTATCATTAAAATCAACAAAAGACGCTTTCGCACCATTCGCGCTATCCTGAATTAAAGACCACATATTGTTTCGAATGCTGCCACCTGAGATATCTATGTTGCCAAGCCTACTAAACTCCTTACCAGACCCAATAAGTTTATCATACGCTCTTGCCGTTTTCTCGGCTTCTGTAGCCAACTTTTTAAGTTTTGCTTGCCCGTCATCTGTGTTAATATCGTCAGCAGTCATTGCGCCTCTTAATTGTGACAATACCTGTTTTAAATCACCAACAAAACCACCGGCCCCCGCTACACCGCTCAGTTTAGTTATTGTCTGAGTAAGAATATCAACAGTTTTGATTGCAGAATTTGTTCCAAAATCTTTTAGCCCTTCACCCTCTATAGCTGCATTAGCTTTTTTTAATGCTTCTGCAAGCCTATTCGCAGACTTTACAGCGTTATCACATTCTACAGCGATATTTTTAAGAGTGTTTTGTGAACCAACATCTGTTGAGCCTCTGAAATCTTTGATACTTTGTTGTAGTTCAGACCGCATTTGGGTTAATTTCTGGATCTCGTTTTCCGTGCCTTCGACTCCCTTTAAACTCTCTATAGTATCCGAAATCGTCTTAAATGATTTATTTGCAGCATCTGTCCCAAAAGTTAAATTTTTAGCAGTGGTCTCATAATTATGTATTTCATCTGTAAAACGTCCAAGCTCTGCTGAAAAAGTTCGAAGCTGCCCTGTTTCTTCGTCAATCCATGAAAAATCAATTTTGCTAATGCCATCGGAACTAGTTTTGAACCCAGTAATAATAGCCTGTCCATCTTTAAACGTATTCACATAGTCTTCAAGCTTCTGTCGTGCAGTATCTACACCACTATACGGAACAATGCCAGACTCATTATTATATTCATATTGCCTTTTACTATCAAAATATTGCTTCTCTTTTTCAGCAGCTTTAATTATATTATTAGCATAATCCGCAACTGCATTAGACGCTTGAATGAACGCAGCAACTTGTTCTGTAGACCACTTACTAATGTTGTCTCCAAATCCATGTTGCATCTTCGTTAAATCTTCGTATAATTGTCTTGCTTTTTCATATGCGCCACTATCTCTACTAATAGCCATATTTTCATTATTCGGATTGCTAATCTCAGTAAGCTTCTTCATTGCTTGGTTTACAGCATTAAGTTGCTCTACAATCTTTGTTGAAAAATCAAGTTTAATATTTCGTGAATTCTGTAAAGTTTGTATAAATTTATCAATCTGCTCAGTTGTTAATGCAGCCTGAACACGAGTGTCATTAAAGAAGCCAGATAGTGTATCAGGAATGCTAGTATTACTTAGATCATCTAGGAATGTACCAATGGGCAACTTTACATCTCCTGTTAATACAAACATATTCTCAAATTCAGTATTAACATCATTGCTAATTTGATTAAGTTTAGCAACAAACTCTCCCTTGTCCATTTCAAGAGATTCTATGATACGAGAATATATTCCACTTCCACCGTCTTTTAATTTAAAGCTATTAATTTTCGAATCAAGATCATTTATTTTAGAAACTATATTAACAATATTCTTATAATACTGTTCTATCTTTTGATTGTCTTGCTTCGCTTGCTCTGCCTCTGCTTTTGCTTCAGCACTAGCTACCTGCTTTGATTTTTTTGCACGTTCGTAACTGGCGTTATAATCCGCAGCCGCCTCATTATATTGCTGATATGCAGTTTTTTGACCGGTTTCATCTTGCGCTTCATTAAAAGATCTAGCTGCCGCTTCCATTCTACCCAATGCCTCAGTTGCCCTATCTACACCATCAACTTCGCCAAGTAATTTTAATTGATCTTGCAGTTTAGCAATTTCTTCCGTAGAATTACGCATAACCGTTCCTGCCCTGCTAAAGTCATTTAATGAACCAGACCCAGAAGCATATTCTTTCTTTAAAGCCTTAACTTCTTCTTTAGCAATTTTTAATTGGTTATTAAATTCTTCCAAGCTCTTTGGATCTGCGATATTACCCAAAGATGCCTCAAGTGCTTTCATACCATCATATGCGCGACCACCAAGATTTGCTTTTAAATCTCTAACCTGTATTTCAGCAAGCTTCTTAGCAGACTCAAGATCAAAAGGCTCTGTATTTGTCAATCCAAATTTTGGCCCTTTCGCCAATTTTAACATACCATCTTGCAATTGAAGAACAATATCTAGTGTATCTTGAGTACTCTCATTAAATAAATGGACCATAGCAATGTCATCTTGCGTGATTATTGAACCTTTACCTTTTTTTAATCTCCAAGCACTATTATCGCCAAGAATTGTATTAAAATAATCTGACAGTCGATCTTTAAATTGAGACTGGTCAGTCATGCCTTCCAAAAACTTCGTTGCGGCATCTTTACCTGCCGCAGAACTGATTAACTCTATTATGTTATCTATTTCTCTCATAGAGTCTACAATTGGTTCTACAACATCCTCTCCAGACTCTTCTGCAATACCATTAACCATTTGTTCAGTTAATCGTAAACCTTCTCTCCTTGACTCATTTGTATGTTCAACCGCATTAGTAGTTTGCACCTCTGCTTCTAAAACCTCATTAGATTTAGACACCATTTGATCATACATGTTTGATGCAATACGATATACATCATCCTCGATACGTTCCCTATCTGTATCAGCTAATGGCTTCAAAATATTAAATCCATTTTTCTTAGCATCAATGGCGCGACCAAGCATTTCTAATATATGTTTAAGCTGATCTGATGGATTTATAACATCTTCACTAAATAGGTCAGGGAACTGACCAAGCAATTTCATATAAACACTATCTGCTGTCATAGCAGAAGGAGATTTTGTTAAAAATTTTCCGAAGCGTTGCCTGGTAAATTTCCAATTATCACCAAATTCAGCTCTGTCTGTGTCATCATACCTTATCTTACTGCCTTTCATAAAAGACATAAATTTTTCTAATGAAGTATCAGTTCCTTGTACAGTTGATCCAACTCTTATTATGCTTCCTACAATGTCTTGAATATAGTCATTAAATTGAGTATTGATCTGTTCAGCATTTCTACCATCATTGTTGTCCACATCGTACACCATAGCCTTATATAACTGCGCAACTTGTTTAAACTTATCTGCAATTATATTAGCTGCATCTACACTAACATTATAGCTCTTTAAGAGCTCATCAACTGCGCCATTGCCAAATGCTGCATTATGTTCTGCGGTAGTTAAGCCTGGAAGCACAATTGGTTGAGATACGGGTTTAATAGGTACTTCAACGGGTCGTTTTCCTATATTTTCTTCAATTGCATCTCTCGTTGCGTTTGGCTCTATAACAGGGTGTGACGCAATAAGATCACCTGCTGGAGTAATTCTTTTATTTAATTGAGCTTCTTCTAATAGTTTGTTAAAATACGCAATATGATGCTCGTTATCATCTAAGCTTCCGTTTGTTACTTTTTCTGTTTTATAATATTCATTTATTGCTACAGATGGCGTTTTACTTCTATATTGCGCCGGTATTTCTGAAATTTCTTGCCCCAAACGTAAAATATCTTGCAATAAAACTCTTTCTTTTTCATAATGTTCTATGATTTTTTTATATGATTCTGAATCACCAAGTTCATCAAAGCTTGGTTTACTACTACGTAATTTAGATAATTCTTCATACTTTTGATGAAGTTCACGAAAAAGTTCAGATTCCTTTTGTATCCCATCATCTCTTTTTTTATACTCTTGTGTTAAATATGCAGAGTACTCTTCTTCCTTGTCTTTTGCAACATCAAGAAGATTCAAATAAACATAAAAACGATCTTCGCCTTGTGCTTCAACGCCCCAACTGTATCCTCCAGTGAACATACCATTATACATTTCGCTATCTGAAAAATATCCATTGCTAATAGACTCTAGTATGCCTTCTTTCCATCCAGATAGTGCTGGGTATTTATCTGGATCAAAAGCTGAAAACAATCTTTCAACAGCAGTTTTTGCTTTTTTGCATGAGGTTGTAAGATCTGTTTGAAACTGAGTACCAAATCTAGAAGCATTACGTATAATATCTACTGTCTCTTCTAGATGTTCTACAATACCATCGTTATTTGCCTGGTATTTCTCTTGCATTGCATCATATTCTGCCAAGCTAGAGAACTCATGAACTGCAATTTTTGACGCTTTCTTTTTTGCCTCTGTGTTCTTTTCAACCTCTTCCGTATTAGCCCTAAGCGCATCAGACTCTGCGATTAAACTTGGGTCCGCTCTTAACTCTCTAAGTGTTTCATAAGTTGCAATAAGCTCCTTATATCCTTCTACAGTGTTGTAAACGTTCCAACCAGCAGTTCCTTTTTCGATTGTATATTTACCATTAACTGCAGTATATGTTTGCGGAATAACGTCACCACTATCGGATTTTACTTTATCAAGCTTTAACTGTTTACTTTTTATTCTCGCGACTTGGCTCTGCTCCGCAGCTTTCGCTTCTTCTCTGCCCTTCTTGGCGATTAAATCCAATTCTTCACGTTGAAGCTCATTAATTTTAGTTAGCTGCGCTTCCCGCGCATCATACAATCTCTGTTGGTCTTGGCCCAATCTTATTTCTTCTTCGTCGAGCTTTTTAATAACATCAACGCCAACAACATCCCCAGACGTCATTAAATCACGTGTTGCCTGCAAACTTGATTTTAAACTGCGAGTGACACCAGAAAACAATTCATTAATATCTTTAGTCGGGAATCCTTTAATTCCATTGGTCGCAAGACTCTGTAGCTGCTTCATTTGTGAATTGCCTTCAATAAACTCATCGATATTTCTAGCTAGACCATTATCCACTCCATATTGCCCAACAAAACTTTGGCTAATTATCTTAACTAGCTCACCATATCTTTCTATAAATTGATTTCGCTTTTCAAGCTGAGTATTGAAATTTTTCAAAGCATGCTCGGCTAAATTAATTTTATCAATATCATAAACGGCTTTACTGGTTCCTAGTACCTCGCCACCATAATTTTGGCGCTTTCTCTCAAACTTTTCACGATCCGCGTCATTCTTTTCCTGTTGGTCTTCAATTTCTTTTAGCTTTTTTCTTTCCTCTTCAAGTTCTGAAGTAACTTGCTCAATAGTACGAATCTGCTTTTCTCTAGCGTCCGTTTGCCTTTCGATTTCTGCGGTTGCCTTTTTTGTAGCTTTTTCAATTTGCTTTGTCTCTTCGGCAGCAGCCTCAACTGCAGCTACATGTTCCCGTTCAGCTTCAGTTTGTTGCTTTACCTCAGAAGTTGCTTTTTTACGAGGGTTAGAGGTTTTTTTCTTCTTTTCTACATATCCAATTTCTTCTAAAACGCTCTGTAACTTCTTATATTCCTGTGTTGTAGCTCTAACTGCAACGCCTTGGCTTTTTAATTGACTAATAATTTGATCTATTTTTCTTTGATTGCCATCTAGAATACTGTAATATCTAGCAGCATCAGTATAATCTGATTTGCCAAGTCTTTTCTTTTTATTTTGAATCTTTTTAATATTATTGGCGGCAACAGTCATTTCTTTTTGAAGATCTTTGATTTGCTTTTTTGCATCACCAATATCTAATTCCATTTTAATTTCAATAGGTCCTTCCATTCGCCGCTTATGTTCTTCAACTTGACTTTCAACTTTTGCAGCATTTTTTGGATCAAGCACCTCTTTAATGCCAACGCTTAAATCAAAATCATAACTTTGATTACTCATAACAACTTCACCACCAATTATATTTTCTTACATTGATTTTTCAAATGTTTAATTAAAATTTTTTGCATTTTGCCGCTTGCTTTATACTCTTTTATATATTTAGACATGTTTCGAAGCACACCAGTGCCCTCATAGCTTTCATCAACTATTAATCCGTCTTTAAATGTATATCTTGGGTGTATACCTTCAAAAAAATTTGTTAATATCCAGCTATTTTCTGGCATACCATTATCGTCACTATCTTCATTAAAATCACTACTATATCTACTAATCCATTCCGAGCCAGATTGATGAAATTTTGACCTACTTTTATGCTGTGGCAATCTGTCAGAATCAAGATTTAAATTAAAACTAATTCTATCATCAGACAAAAATGATCTAATTTTCCATGCGTCATACAAACTTTCCATCCTGTGATATCTACTGGGGGTATATTCCTCATAATATGCGTTAGAAACCCTGTAGCAGATATTAGTATCTATATCAATTTTAATTTCCGCCGCAGAAGCAATTAGCGCATTACGGCAGACTTCTTTGCTCGTCATAATAATTTTGCGCTCTAAGTCTGTAAATAGACCTCCCATTAAAATCACTCCTACTTAATGTATGTATTTAAGAAATTAGCCAACTTATCAGCATCCATATCTTTCGGTATTACGGATGACAAATCCATATTTTCAATTTGCTTGTCTAACTTATTTGCAAAATCAACTACAATGTTATTTACATTATCAAAAAATTTTGCCACGGCGAATTCTATTGTTGATTCTTGCATGTAATCATCAATCATAAGATTTAGGATTCTAGAACATTCATTGGCATCTTCTCCAAAACAACCCATAATAGTATCCAACAAACCAGCGGAACATAGAGTGTCGTAATCATCCTGTGTATATTCCAAATTCGTATGACGCAGTATCATATATTTAACATACGATAAATATTGCTGCACAGAATTTAACTTAATTGCACCGCCAACTCTTTCGGTGCATTCATAAATAATTCCCTTGGCGATAAGTTGCTTTTCTGCAATAGGTAGGTACTTCTTTACCTGCAGTTCGTTCATAATATCAAAATTTTGATTATTTACCTTTTCAACAAATTCATTAATTTTCATAATTCATTTCTCCTTTTTAATTAAAATATTCTATATAAAAACCGTATCAACAGCGTAATTTCAAAATTTAACACCACAAATCATCCTCAGAAACGTCAATCTTTGGAAGATCAAACGCACTTCGGGCAAGTAAAATAGATTCGGCAACATCATCATTAACATCCAAATCGTATTCTTGCTTTACCGCACAAATTGCTTCTTCCTTTAACTCGTCTCGTTTTACCTTTGAACTTTGGCGCAAACCTATCTTTTTTCTCCATTCGGATGGCAATGGGTTTATGAACTCTATCTTATTTTGAGCGCAATACAACATAATGCCGCCCATTAAAAAACTAAGCTTTTGTGTTGTGTCAACGTTACCACCCTTACATATAGATTTTTCCATATAAATTTGATCTACATCATATTCATTAATAATTTCACAAATTTTCACCATCATCATAGAAATGCGTTTCATAACATCTTTCTCTTTGTGTAAATCTATAAGTATGTAATATTCTAATGCGCCGTCGCACATAATCGATACGCCAGACTTATTTGTACTTGCGTCAATTCCCGCTACTCGCACATCCATCATCTCCTTTTTATCCATAAAAAAATAAGGCCCCAACTTTACGCTGGAGCCTTATATAAATAATTTAATTTTAAAACTGCTCCATGTAATTATTCAGCATACTTTGCTGAAACCCAGTAATTTCCACCATTAATCTTGATCGGGAACCAACCGTTAGATTTTTCCCCAATACATTCAAATTTGTCACCCTTATGAGCAACCTTAAAAATGCCATAAGATGTACCTGGTCCTTTGCGAATATTTACAGATCCACCTATAATAGTAACTATCTTAACTGATGGCTCAGTCGTATCAGAAAGTTTCTTCAGCGCAGCCACCATAGCGGCATGAGATTTTGAACCATAATCACCATCAACTTCAAGATCATGATCCTTCTGAAAAGCTTTTACCGCAGTCTTAGTATCAGACCCAAAATCGCCGTCCGCGCCATATTTGCCGCACGAATAACCTAGCTTAATAAGACTTGCCTGAAGTTCTTTTACATCGTCTCCTTTTGATCCTTTCTTGAGTAGGCGGTCGCCGAGTTTATATACAGTTGGAGTTGGTGCTGGAACTGGTGTATAGGATGTGTTTCCATAATCAAAATACTTCGTCATCAATCCCCAAAAATTTGGTTTTCTAGAATACAATTTCGTTCTCACAACTCCATACATAACCCCCCTAGCCTCAATTATGTACCAATCTCCAGACGGATTATTTGCATCAACTGGTTTGTCAAGGTACGCTACATGATGAATACTAGAAGCACGATCTCCCCAAAATATTGCCGCACCTGGAACTCTCATAGAAGCTGGAATCATACCAGTACCCTTAGGATCACACCACTGAGCATAATTATATCTAGCCTTAGTGTTAATATTTACACCAGACCACTTTTCATAAATACCTTCTGCCATACCATTGCAATCCCAGACAAATTTTGCATGTTCACGCCAATACAATGCCTTCCTCTTCTGCCTACCAGAGTACTGTGTGAACCACCATGAATCTTTAGACCATTTTTTTGGATCTTGCCCTTTCGAACCCATAATATAACCATCTTTTCTATTTAATGCAGCTTCAAGTTCTGCAACAAACTGTCCAATAGGCATTTTATTCGCCATATATTTTCACTCCTTTTTAAACAAAAAGAGAGCAATCTTATAGACCGCTCTCTGTAAATCATATTTTTATTAATTTTACTAAATTCAATTAGACTTGCTTCCAAGCTGAACCGTCATAATAGTAAGGAGTACATTGCTTCCAAGAACTTCCATCGTAATAGTATGGAGTACAGTCTTGCCAAGTAGAGCCAGTATAGTACTTAACAATTCCACCGTCAAGGTATGTTACATAAATTTCTGCACGGGTGATTTTCATATAGTTGTAAGAATAGTTATTTGAACCGTTTTTTTTGCTTTCTCCGCTATAACAAACGAGGGCAGAATTTCCTGCGGAAAAATAAGCCTTCATATTATTGAAAAGAGCCGTGTTTTGAGAAGAATTTAAGTCAAAACCAATCGTATCATTATAAAAGTGGCCTGTTAAGCTACCAAGCGCATCTCCAATCTGTTGTGCTCCGGAAACTCCGGTATTTATATATTGCCATCTTGCTTTATATAATCCCATTACTTTGCTATTATTATCATATCCAGACGCCGCGCATTTAAAAGCGATGCCAATAGATTGAATTGTTTTTCCTTTCACAGCGTCTCCCAATCCAGAGAATACCATAATACCAACACGAGAAAGACCTAAAGATGCTGAACCAGTCGTATATAAGCCCTGCATTGCGCCATTAGAGGTTCCTGTGTACCAAGAGGTTGAATTTCTTTGCGCATAAGCAAGAGTTGAAGCAGATGCTGCTGCGCCTGAAAAAGTTGCCATTATTCATCCCTCCTTTAGACTGGCTTGAGCCAAATTGCGCCTTTAACGCCAGTAGGTTGAGAAGAAGAATAAATTATATTTTTTTCACTATAGACTGTATAGCTTTTGTTTGCGGTTAGACCAGTTGCGGGAGCAGGGAATGTATAACCTTCAAAGTAGCGAGTCGTTGCAGTGTCTAAATCTGATCCATAACAGTAAATTCCAAAGCCATGGTTAGAGGATGCTTGAAGCAAGACTCCCGAATTAGTTTTACTTTTACATTTGAAATACAAAGAAGGCCAATCGCTTGACCCATCAACTCGTAGCATAGTTGCGCGAAGCAGATCATTAACATAAAGACTTCCATCATCCTCGCAAGAAATTTCCGTAAAACCTCCATAGTTTGTATTCCCAAGGCCAAGGACACCTGCGTTAGAGTTATAATTTATTAAATAAGCAAGTCCGTCAGTTACTTGTAACTCTTTTGCGGTGAAAGTGCCGTCACCGAGGAATTGGAAATCATAATAAGCGGAAGCAGAAGAATAGGCGCGGATTTTTGTCGCAGCGTAAGAACCATCAGTTGTAGAAACAAAAACTTTTCCAATGTCTGCTCCGCTTGTGTTTATGAAGGTGAATTGAGGGTAGGAATTGTTCTTAATAGATATATAGTTTCCAATTGTGGTAATACCTGCGTCAGTTCTGAAAGTTCCGTTTTTCCCGAAGATAAAATAGGAGGCGCTTGAAGCGTCCTTACAAACTTTTAAAACGGTGTCTGAATACGCTCCAGTAGATGTATCCGCATAAAGCTGACCAAGATCAGTTCCAGAAGAATTTTTAAGATTCAATCTTGGGTAATCATCAGCTTTTGCTACTAAAGCAGACCCTTGAATCCAAGAAGGCGCTTGAAAAACACCCGTTGAATTAAACTTATATTCTACGTGATTACTGGCATCTGAAAATATGTTCACAGCCAATCCACTATAAGAGCCGTTATCAGTAGGAACAACAAATTGCGCGAGAGCATTGCCATTTGCATTTCTAAAAAACAGTTGTGGCCAAGCATTACTTTTAAATTCTCCCATCGCAGTGCTAAAACTATTTGGTATACCAAAAGTACCATCTTTCCCAAAACTAAAACTGGAATACTCACTTGCTGAAGAATACACTCTCAAAACAGTGTTGGAAAATTCTCCATTCGTTCCATTGGAATACAACATAGCCAAATTCGCGCCAGAAGCGTTTTGAATTGTTAGGCCGGGATAAGAGTTTGCTTGAGATACAAGAGTGCCTTTGGAATAGATGTTATTTGGGGCTGTGAATTGCCCGTTTTTAGCAAAGCCAAAGTAAGCGACGTCGGAGCTACTGCTATTTACGGAAATTAGTACATCACTATAACTTCCATCTGATGTCCCAGAATAAATAGAGCCTAATTGCGCCCCATTTGCGTTTTGAAGTATAAGTTGTGGGCTACTGTTCCTTTTAGAAATGATTGCAGCATTGCTATGTAATTCTTTATTTACAGTTAGTGCACCCGTAACTGTCCCACCACTTAACGGCAAATAGCTATGCGTGTGAGAACTTGCCGCCGCGCCGATATTAGCTGGAGTAATGCCGAGATTAGTGCGAGCATCTGAGGCCGAAGTTGCTCCCGTACCACCTTTTTCTACACTAAGTGTTCCATACAAATCAGCCGTCGCAGGTTTAGTTAGCCCCTCAACAATCCACTGTGTGCCATCATATGTAACTCTAAATGGAGTTCCTTTAGCAAGCCATGTGTTAGAACAACCAGATTGTACACTAGTCGAAATAGAACTTAATCTGCGTTTAATGTTCTTAGCACCGAGGCTATTAACATTTAGAGTTGGAGTAGTAGAAGAACTCACCACATGAGGCACCATTATAAAGCTTACACCTGAAGCGAGCGCTGTAATACCAGGTACGGTTGCAGTATATGCAGAACCAGTGCCTGCGGTTGTAATACCAATATCGGATTCAGATACCTTTGCCGCTCCACCTGCGGAAGAACTTCCTGCGTAGTTATGCGTATGCGACTTTGGAGCGGCATAATCACTAATCTGCGCACTAACAGCAGTATCACCTACAAGATCAGAAACAGCAGTAAGAGCACTTTTAGTCGCCGCATCTGTAATACCGTAACCGCTTAAAGTAGTAGGATTTGAGCCCCCGGTTACATGACCCTGTGCATTTACAGTTACACTCTTATATGTGCCAGCAGTTACTCCAGAAGAGGGATGGGTGTACACTGTATCTGTTGCTGCAATTGTAATCTTATCATTTGTTGCATCTGGTGTAATAGTTATATTATTCCCCGCAACCAAAGTTACAGTATCGGTAGTTGTGTCGGCAGCTACAGTGGTATTACCAACTTTAATATTTGAAAAAGCGTTCTGATTGACATAGGTGCTGTGAGTGTGTGAAGTGTCAGATTTGCCACTTAGTTTTGTGTCGATTTCACTTTCAGTGTAATATCTGTCGTCGTGTGTATGAGATGCATCTGCTTTACTCGCTACAGCATTTGAAATTTGTGTAGCAACAGCGGTGTCACCAACCAAGGCATTCAAATCATTAATTGCAGCATTTACAACCTTATTTTGAACCGGATCCGTACTTGTAGAAGATAGCTCAGAATCAACGATTGTTTTATTTGCCCCTTCTGCAATACTAGCTAATTTATTTTTTTCTGCAGTAGTATAATCATTTGTGGAAAGACCCTTCCCAGATACTTTGTCTACTTTATTTGCATCAGCAAATGGTAAATCATTGACCTTAGTTGTACCATCGCCAATTTTAATTCGTTCATAACTATGATTACTATCAATATCATAAATAATAATTTCACCCTGTTTTGGAATAAAATTAGTAGCTTTACTCCAATTTGATTCAATATCATGCTTATGCACAATACGTGATTTAATGTTTTTTTCAGCCATTTAAATATTCTCCTTCCAATTTTTCTCTTTCAAAATTGTAGAGAAAAGGACAAGCCATCATTTCAGGCTTGTCCTTTGTATTGTTAATTTAAACCAACTATTATGATTTATCTAAAACAACACTGTTCCTCTTTATATTTCATATTGTTAGATTAGACATATGGAGACATAAACCAACCAGAAATATATATGGCAGTTCCAGTAGGTAATGCCTTATCACTACGAATTCTTACAAATGCCGGGGCTGTATTATCTGTCATATTCCTTCTAACATATGCAGAAATCATTGCACTTGTAGAAAATGCAGATAACGCAGTAATTGAAGGTGGTCTATATGCATTTGCTATATTTAAAACTTCAAGAATATTTCCAGCAGCCATATCATTACTCAAAACAATATAAGATCTCAAAAAACACATCTTTAAATATGTATAATAAGTACATGTAGTTGCAGAATCAGAAGTAACATTAACATGCGTAACTGTAGCAGATTGACTAAATATATTGCTACCCGTGCCGCCACATGCAACAGATAAAGTGGACGCACTATCAAATGGCGTATACCCTAAAGCAGATGTAACATTACTTTTTGTTAAACTAATGGTTCCTGAGGAATTAGTAATGTTACTTCCAATTTTGACACCACCAAAAACAGATGATGTGGCAGTTGGCAGAGTGTAGTTATTTGCGCCAGTATCAATTCCATTTAATTTAGCCTTATCTACTTCAGACATAAATCCTGCAGTAGCTGTTGTGGCCACGCTGTGTGTATGAACTACGGCAGCTTTCCCGCCAAGCTTATTATCAACTTCTGCTTCAGTATAATACCTATCATCGTGAATATGTGCGGCATCAGCCTTACCATCAATTTGTGTCGCAATTTGCGCAGATACACTAGTGTCCCCAACAAGATCTTGTAGCACAGTAACATCTGTAGCTGACGCAAATTCATTCGCATGTTTACCATCAACAGTGTCGGAGTTTCCTCCATTAGCTGGTAATGATGTTGGAATGATCGGTTTATCATTTAAATCGTTATAATTATGAGTATGCTCTAAGGAAGCATAACCGGAATGTGTATGATTTATATCTGCTTTAGTGGCTACGGACAATGAAATTTGAGACGCCACGCTAGTATCGCCAACTAAAGTTTGTAGTGCTGTAACTTCTGATGCAGCAGCATACTCTGTATGTGTATGTGCTATATCAGCCTTTCCTGTCTGCAAATTAGCGATATTTGCTTCGATAGTATTAAGATCATTAGACAAACACCGCTCCATGTCTTCCTCTCTCCAGATATTATCCGTTGACCATGTTGGGTTAAATTCTCCATTTAGCATACTAATCAACCTCCATTAATGCTCATCGTCGGTCAAGTATTAAGTTATATCATCACATGGCACATCTATATCAGCAACTAATAATAAATCCATTGCAGGTTTGACTACTGTATGTATGTAATCATTGCCGCCTGCCTCCTCGTAATCTTCAAGCAAGGCATCAAAAGCTTGCTTTTCCATATTTGTCCATGTTCGCTCTGGATTTAACCTTTTATTCGTATAATGTCTATAATATTTTATCAATAAGTCTCTAAGCTGATTTTTCTCGCGTCTACGCATGTCATCTTCCATTTTTTCAATACGTCCTGATATCTTCTTAAGCTCATCCATTATGCCATTTTCGTCATTCTCTATTTTTTGAACTTTTTCATTTGTTGTTTTATATTCGTTTTGATGCTCGTGAACATAATCATAAAATTTATTTATCTTCTCTTTATATTTTTTTTCTTCTTCCTTTTTATCTTGTTGCTCTTTTATTTTTGAATTTACATACTTTTTTATTTGTTTATAAATAGAAAACAAAAATATTGCAGCAAAAATAAATGTAATAACTTTTGAAAGCGTAATGTCACCAAATAGAACTAAAAATTCATCTAGACCAGTCATAAGCCCACCTCCTTAATATATAAAAATATCCTTTTTTATTCCTATACGGGTGAGCCTATATTATACACAGAAACCAAACGCAACATAAAATTGATTAGTTTGGATTTCGGTATACGCCGCACCTGTTTTCTGGACCCTCCAGAACATTGTGCTATTTGAATTTGTAAAATAAACTGAAGAGCGTAGCCACCATCCACCAGTATCAGTATTATCAACTATATGTTTTTCTCGACTATCTTTGTTGTCTGAGAAAACATCAGAGTATAATTCTCCCTGGCCAGATAGGTTAGAACTGCCATTAATAAAACCAACTTCATCATAAGACGCCAGCCAACACGAGTCTGTTGTAGTTATTAACTTTTTATTTTGAGAACCATCATCTGATATTTTTAATACTGGTTTTATTATAGATTTTAACTCATTCGGCAGCGCATCAAATAGCTCTCCGTTTACAAATTCACGCATTGAGCTATCCTTATATCCGCTAACAGATCCAGTAGACACATTCATACGCTGTAAAATTTGTGGCAAATCCTTACAGAAGAATGTCAAAGTTGCTTTCCCGGAATTATCTGCCAAATTATCATGATTGTGCGCAATTATTTCAACGTCCGCAACAGTAGACGTACCATCTGATAGCTCAATTGGAATAATCATACGACCACCAATTTGATATTTTACATTAAAATCATCTGTAGCCAATGTACCATTACTTAAGGCGCTAACATCATTGCCAATATTTGTCCAATATGCATTGATTTTATCCCAATTAGGGTTATCAACCGTACCGTATTGGCTACTATCGCCCAGTTTTCCGAACAAATAACCAGTATACTTGAAGAAAGCATAACATTCAGTTTCCCCAGTTATATTTTCAGGAGCTGGAATCCAACCCTTAAACACATAATCTTCTGGATTACTTACGCCTGTTTTAACTGGAGTTGCCCCAGAATAAGATGTGCTACTTCCATATTGAACATTTTCTACTGTATAAATTAATTCATTTCCATTATAAAAATAAACATTATATCTACGAATAGTACTAGTATACTCTGCATGAAATTCACGAACCGCAGTAATTGGCGTTGTAAAGTCGCCGCCCCAACTAGAAAAATGATAGTCATATTGAGCTGTACTTTCACGAATTGGGTCGGTATAATCTTCAAAATATTGTTTAGGATCCACTACTGTTCCACCATCAATAATCCATTCAGTTAGGTATAACGCATTGTCATTCCAGAATCTTACTGCCCAATATGTATCATACTGCGCATAGATATTTACTGATGATTGCACATTTATAGGAAGGTTATCCCATTTTGAGAATTTATACGTTATATCAGAAGTTCCTGTTTTAGTTGGCGTTTCAATTTTACCAGTTGAGACAGGGTCGATAACTGAATCGCCTTGATATGCACCATATTGATATACAAGATTATCTCCGTTGTAATAATTAATTGTATATTTAATTTTATATATAGGAGTAATCTTGTAATGCTGATGCACATTCTGTGGAAGCGTTGACCATCCAACAAACTCATAAGTATATTCATCTGTAACAATATCTGATGGACGCTCAATTAGTCCTGCCGCAATTGGGTCTACTACATTCGCACCTTCGGCCACACGGGTTACATAGAGTGAGTTACCGTTGCGGTCTAGGAAGTTAATGATGTATGGAGTGCCTGAGTTATCGTCTACAATAAGATCTGGGAAGTTTTCATAGATATCATTGTAAAGCTTATCACTAACAGACGAAATCTTTACACGTCCAGTAACTACCGCTTTATCTGTATTATTTCCTGATGCGTCGAGACCAAGGCATGATTTAAATTTTTCAATAGTCTGTTTTAATGCGGCTTCCGACTCTGCCTCCCATGAAACATCAAGTAAACGAATACGATTCAGATTTAGCGCGTGTAGCATAATATCTTCAACTGGAATATTAACAGCATCTTCAATACGAAGAGTTGTTAGATTGTCGTAGCCTTCTAGAGTAAATTCTTGGATATATTGCTGATTTGTAATTGTCAAGTTTGTTAAAGTGCCTGGCAAATGTACCTTTTTTAAATATCCAGATTTTGGTAGTTCTAATCCAGTAATTCCAGAACCAGTTGCATATATTTCCTGAATATTTGGACAGTTAGATATTTGCAATGACGATGTATAATTCGGGCAATTTCTAATATCTATTTTCTTCAATAATTTACTCGAACCAACTGCAAGCTCTCTTAGGTTTGGATTTGAATATCCAGAAACCCCAGAACCAACAATTAATTCAGTAAGCTTACTTGCTTTACTTACATTTACTGTGCCACAATAAAGCGGAGACAAATCACCAATAGATGACATTTCTGATGCGCCATATACGGCTGTTTCAGTATCATTAAATGTTTCGCTCGGCGCAATAAATGTGATTGGAGTATTTGCCCTAGCTCTTTGTTGTCTCAAAATACCATTCGCACGATACATTACACCTGCATAAATATCAGAGAACGGAGTAACTGTAATATTTGCATTTGCAGGCACAGCTAGATCTCCAGATGGAGTATAAATACGTAAACTTATATAATCGTCAGCGTAATCTGCGCCATACCATTTGCTATCACAATACATTAAACGATTCTTAACGAAATATTTTAAGTGTTCTTCACCAGTACCACGTATTTGATATAGGTTTGTTGCATCATTGTCTGAGCGTAGCATACTTATATACTTATAATCAGAGTCTTCATTATAAATGCTAATACACCATTTGTCGCTCTGACGTATCACAAAATATTCTATAATTTTATCATAAGATAATTTTCCACTGCTTCTTAATTCTTGATATAATTCTTTGATTTCATTTGGGAATGCTTCTCTAAAATTTGTCCACAAAGTACTAGTGGCACCGTTAAATACATTTGCAGTACCAAGTTTATCCGTATCCTCGCAGAACGGATCAAAGACTAAAACGCCTTCGTTATTAATACCTAAGATAGTATCGTTGTCATAGAACCACGGCTGATAATGAACCTTATCCCAGCTAGTCAAGAACATATTCTTAGCTCTCTGGTCAACCATTAGCATTACGAAAGTATATACATAATAAAGTAAACTAAAACCAAAATCAAAATGTTCAGTAAATTCTTTCTTGAACTTTGCAAGTCTATATTCTGCAGTATCTGTAGTATATGTTTTTCCATCAGCACCGGCATATGTTACACCGAGTGCAGATCCAGTTGCACCGTCCTGCCAAGTTGAAACAACCCAATCATGCATAACTTTAAAAGCGCTTATGTCGTCGTATTCATCTGGGTATCTTGCTTCAAAGTCCTCCGTCCAGTTATCTTGGATCTGACCGTGGAATAAGCAGGCATCAGATGTGTTGTTTAAAAATTCCCAAGATTCAACGAGAGGATAGTCTTCTGTAAAGCCATATACATTTAAAGAATTTTTATCAAAGTTTGCGTTATATTTTCCTATAAATTCTGGTTCAGAAACACTATCTGCCTTATGGAAAATTAATGCAGGATATCCATAAACAGTTGTCCTTATTTTGTTATTTGTCTCTTGAGGAGGCGACTTTACGTCTCCATAAAGAGTATGCACGTAGTTTGCACTACCAGTGTTATGTGTTGATGTCGATTCTGCGTAATCAGCTTTCCATGTGAATACATTTGATGGTAGTTGGTCTACGGCATGTTGGTGTTCTTGTTTATATTTAATTTTATAGTTTTTGCGAATATACCACTGACTTGACGTTCCTTGAACATCGATCTTTCCTGTATCTTCAAAATTCAATTGAGGATACAAAGGATGAGTAAATGTTGTTAATACATTCTTTTTATCACCCTTTGCTTTCGGTAAATCACCCGTAATAACTAAAATAGGCAACATATCCTTCAATTTCGAAAAACTCAAATTTCCATAAATATCATATATATCATTTTCTGCAATTACCGATAATTTTTCGCCAACATCCGTAATATCAGCAATATAATTGTCTCTCGCTTCTGCCTCTGTGAGTGCAGTATTATACGACCTAATTAAATACAAGTCTACAGAACAATACGGAGAGCCGACTGTAATATTTGTAGTAGTTGTTTGCTGCATATTGTCATTTTCTGGATATTGTTTCGCTCCAGACAGCACACCATTCAGATAAACAGACATAAGACGATATTCAGTACGTGGTTCGATAACAAATGCAACATGCACCTTTTCTTCGTCTGTATAATTACAAGAAATTTCAGACTGTTCACTCATCAATTTTGCGGTATCAGCCGTTACTGTAAAACCAATACCATCACTATAACAACTAATAGCAACCGCATTTCTATTATTAACATCTCTAATTGCGAATTCCATTTCTATTGTGCGGCCTGTCTGTCTTGCATCGGATTTAAATGGCATAAAATTAATTGTTGCTCTAGAATCTCCAGAACACCTCAATGCGACATCTCCATTTTCATCCTGCACCCATCCTGTTGAATCCCAGTTAAAGTTTTCAAATGTAGTAGCTATATCTCCGCTTGCCCAAACTTCACGATTATTATCTGAGTTAGATCTTCCTGCCGCCTTTAACTGCAACTCCAAATCAGTATCTTTAGTAGAAATGTTTACACTACTTTTAGTTACATTAATTATATGTGACTTACTAATCGCACCATATCTAATTGTAAATGTAACTTCACCCACCGGGTAGTCTCTAACAGACCAAAACTGACGAGTTCTGTCTACCGTTCTTGTAGTAGAAGAATAAACTGTGCCATTCTGTTGTATAATAAGCTCAACCTCGGTCGTCATATTAACTGGATCATAAACAGAGAATCCAATATTAACCAATTCGCCTTGAGTAATTGCAGTCACATCATATGCAGATGAAATCATCGCTGTCGTACCAGTTCCAGACACACACATAATATCAAACAATAAAATATTACTAGTTATTTCGACATCATTAATTATCGCAGTTGCGTAAAGTTTCAACATATGTGATCCATGACTCATTGTTGGGATAGTATATGTCTGTTGCTTCCCTGTTTCAGAAACAATTGTTGTATTGTCCATACCGTCCACCACAAAATGAATTGTTTTTTCAATCGCACCATATGGAATATATCGAACATTAACATCACTTTGATAAATTTGAGAATCATCAAAAGTAGAAGTAATACGCAAGCTAATCGCGTTGACAACATAACTTAAAGATTTTGAGTTGCTATAAATATCGCTACAGGTTATTTTAATTTCATTAGTGCCCTCTCCGACATAATGACCAACATCAATTTCATTTTGACCTGAAACTATTTTAACAGTACCTTTTAAATTCCCGCCTACATAAATATAACAAATACCATCATCTTCTGTTTCTGATGATGCAAAACTAAATTTTAAAATAGCTTTACCATTAACAGCCGTTGTAATAGTCGAAGAGTCTAACAAATTTTTTAGTGTAACAGTGGCGCTACCACCGCCTCCACCACCACCGCTAGGAAGTGTAACGGCAGAATCATCAATAGGAGTCCCATCTTGAGCTAAAAATAACTTACCATCAAGTATCACTAAATCATTTGGCATAGCTGCAACTTTATTCTTTTCAATGGTAGTATAATCGTTTGTAGATAGTCCTTTACCACTAACTTTTTGCACTTTATTTTCATCAACCCATTCTCTCACTGACGAAACAGACTTCTTTAACGCACTTAAAATATCCATTGGAAGCGCCTCCTTTCATTTATTTTGTATATAAAATTAAAACCATGTTTTAATATATTTTCGCATTAATAAAAAGCGGAAGAATTAACCTTCCGCCTCTTCAATAATTTCTTCTTTTGGTGCATTCACTTTTTTACTCATGGCACAAAGCGCATCTACCATATTTGAAACAACATCCATATCAATATCATAATTAATAGTATCCGCACTAGCCTTAATACACATCATGACCCACTCTTTCTTTTCATCGCCAGTACCATTTTCAAACTTTTTCTCTGCCTCTTCAACAAGGCTCATTACTAAATCCAAAAGCTTCTGCCAATTCTTTTCTTTAACTGCAGCCTTACAATATTTTACTAACTGAACGACAAGTGGAATTGCCGTAGCAAGACCAGTTAAAATAGCAACAACAATATCATACCATTCCATACATTACACCTCTTTAACCTAAATTTTCATCATCATTTTCACACATAGGCTCATCTTCATCTGTAGCCCCATCTTCAAACTTGCCATATCTAGATTCCTTAAAAACCTTACTGCACTTAATGCTCATAAGTGCGACTACCTCGCTTGTCCAAAACGCATAAAAACAAGTAGTAAGCGTCGAATCTATAGACACTCCAGTAACATATGTAAGCCAAAAACTCGCAACAGTATAAATAGTAATAGCAATTACTACCACAACTAACATAACATTCGAAACTTTCCGCTTACTACTTGGATAATACTCAGCATATTTCTGAATAACTTCTTGCTTTGCTTTCTGACGCTCTCCACGTTTTTCAATCCTTTTTAACCTTTTTTGAAACAATTTTTCAAACATAAGTACCACCACTTATTTCAACAATTTTCCCCATGTTTGTGCCCCAACAATTCCATCGGCATTAATATTCTTTACTTTTTGAAATTTTATAACTGCATTGTAGGTCCCTGTACCAAAATCTCCGTCTACCCCATAAGATCCACAAGAATACCCATTGCCAATCAATAGTATTTGCAGTGCCCTTACAGAATTATTTTTATTTCCTTTTTTCAGCACATCAAGATTCATAGTACAAGTTCCTCCATTTGTAACAGTTTGCGTCAAATCATATTTGGGTCTCCCATATGACGCTATTCGTTCATAATTTAATTTATATTTCTTTTTACACACTCCACCGCCATTAGCAATAACGCCAGACGCGGTAGAAGTATTGCCTTCAATTGTGTATACATATGATTTGTCCACATTATACACAAGTCCTGTGTGTACGATTTCTCCAGAACTATTCTTAAAGAAAATTTGGTCACCAATTTTAGGAGAGGTATAGAGCCTGTCAGATTGTTTGTAATATTGCATAGAATAATAACAAGCCGCACCATATGGTCCTGTTTGACAAGTAACCTCTTGTGCCAATTTTGCATTTTGCCCCGCAGCCATATAATGGACCCAGTCAAACCACACGTTACACCATGCATATCCTTGTTTACTGGCCTGATAATAACCTGCTTTCGCCAAATCTCTTGCGTATTTTGTATAATTTTTATCACCCGCATTGGCAGTTTTAGAATCTAACATAGAATTACTTGCTTTTTCTAAATAACCAACTTCTGCCTCTGCAATTTTTATTACTTGATTAACAGTATAACTCACATTTATTCACTCTCCCCATTAATTACACAACTGATTTAAATTGCCAATCACTCTTGCAAGCCCAACAATATCCACCAGCAGTATATTGTGTTCCTTTACAAACACTAGCAATTCCAGATATATCGACCCCGGTGATACGAGAAGCCTCGGCCATAGTTTTATATTCTGCAATAATTTTTTTAGTCACTTCATCAATTTGAAAAACCGCCTTTGGCACAATCGACGCTCTTTTATATTCATATGGCGGCAGTTTCCCTAGCTTTTTATAGGACCATTGGAATCCACCTGATTGTCTTTGCTTTTCTGCACAACATTTTTCTATATGTCCAATCCCCGTTGCTCTCCGTGCCTCGCTCACAGAATTAAAACTTCTAATATATTCACCACTCAAAGCATACTGGTAAACAGCCATACTTGTTTTTTCTTTAGAAGACTTATACCGCCTATAAGCAATTTCTTCATCTGTAATTCCACAAGCCTTCAATCTCACACCGACCCATCCACGATTAATGCCGGTTTCGTCATGAATTTCGCCAACAGATTTGCCTTCATGCCATAATTTTAAAATCTCTTCATCAGCATACCTTGAAGATCCTTGTCCTCCAAGAGTCAAGTTATAACCATATTTATTATTAAAACTTTGATAATAGTCAATCCAAAAAATCTCTCTGATGTCAAGTTCTGTATTGTCACATCTTTCAATCTCTTCAAAAACGAAGACTTCTTTCCCGTATTTTCTTATAGCATTATGAAAATAACTATTATAATCTCTAGATGTTTCACGCATAGAATTATTAATATGTTGTCTCCAACGATCCTCTGGTTTTCTCATTGTTTGTCCAATATAAACTTTTCCATTTACGCTATTAGTTACTTTATAAATGCTGCCCATATGTTCAAGTCTTCCTTTCTTAATAAAATAGGACTGCCCCATTGTAATCAACAGAGCAGCCCAATGTATTAAGTTATAAATTATTCAGCGGACGTTCCGCAATCAAACACAAATGTTACGGCATCATCAAAATCAACAGCGACATCCGTACCAGTCTTAGTCGCCTTTAGGCCAGTGCCAGCAGTAATAGACTGAACAGCAGTATCAAGTTTTGCCTTATCGCCATCAGCGAACTTAGCAAGCTCTGTAGCATTAGCATGACTATGCTTCTTTGCAACAGCGTCAGCCAGGTTAACCTCAGTTTGAGTATAAGTATCAAGTAACGCCTTATTAGCGTGTTCATGCGACTTGGCGGCAATTGGATCAGTAACAGCCTTAATCTGTGCAGCTACAGAAGTATCACCAACCTTAGTCTGTAAGGCAGCAATAGCGGCATGTATTGCGGTCACATCGTCTGGGTGATCCTGAATCCACTGTGCGATTTCCTGTAGCGTGTTAAGAGACTCCTTGGCATTCTCAGGAATTAACTGTGCGGCAAGTTCCTCGTTTGCAATAGTACGGACAGACTTGCTCGCATCATCTCCAATAAGAGTAGTAACCTTATCAAGCTCGGTCTGAAGACCAGTTACGTCAGCAACTGCATGAGTGTGTTTCTTCGCAGCGTAAGTTTCGCTATAGTCAGGAAGATCAGCACGGGTTACAGTAATAATACCATCAGTTTCAGAAACAGCAGATACATACTTGCCGTCAACTGCTGTGTCAGCCTTGTCTAGCTTGTTAATTTCCGCAGTAATCTGAGCAGAGACAGAGCCGCCTTCGCCAATAGATGCTTCTAACGCATCAACACGAGCATCCATCGCTGTGTCAAGCTTATCTGCATACTTCTTCGCACCAGCAATAGTAGCAGAAGCATCAGTGTCGGAAGTACCGCCCTTTAACTCAGTCTTAGCAGCAGTGACAGCAGTACTAATCTGAGTTGCTACAGCAGTATCACCAACAAGAGTATTTAGAGTAGCAATACTTTCCTTGTTTGTCTTAATGTCTGCCTTAACAGTAGAGTCATCGTATGTAGCGGCAGTCTGTGCGTCAGAGATCATCTGTACAACAGTCTTATTATCTGGCACAGTACCAACCTTCTCGCTTAGAGTATTCACGCTAGCCTGTGCATCAGTACCAGCCTTCTTAGCTGCAGCAATAGCATCATCCTTAGCATTAGCGTAACCTTGCGCTTCGGTCTTGGTAGCATAATCGCCAGCAGCCTGCTTCTTACCAAGTTCAGTCTCTACAGACTTAAAATCATTAATAACGTCGCCTGTCTTAATGCCAGTAATGGCAGCATCATTAGATGTCTTATACTCATTGAGAGCAGTCTGAACCTTTGCGGCCTCGCCCTTAGCTTCATAAGTATCAGCCAGCTTTAGAGCAGCAATAGCATCAGAAATCTGAGTAGCAACAGCCTTGTCACCAACCTTTGTTTCCAGTGCATCAATATCACCCTCTGCAGTAGTAACACGAGTTGTAAGAACGGTTAGGGCCTCATTAGTAGCAATACCAGCGTCCTTAATAACATTGTTGATAAAAGTGGTTAGAGCAGATTCAGATTTTGCCGCAGAAATAACGTCAGACGCCTTCGCGTAGAAGCTCCAACCAAGATCTTTGAAAGTTTTAACACCATCTTCGCCAATCTTAACCATTACAACTGGCTCGGTCAGACCAGTGCCTGCGGAAGCAGCGACAGTTGCGAACGCAAGTTCGCCCTTTTTGAGAGGTAGAGTAGAACTATTCCAATTTTCCAGGGTATCAACTTTTAGTAAAATTCTAGTGTTTAGGATTTTCTCGGTAGCCATAATTAACAATCTCCTTTAATTATATTTTTATTTCATTCATTTTGTATTATCTAAATTAAGCAGAAGCTCCTCCGTCAAGCACGAGATAATCACCGTCAGTCTGTACAAGCTTATTAATATTCAGGCTATTAACTTCCATAGTACCATCAGTGTCAACTGCAACCTTATTCTCTGTAGTAGAGCTCATAACAACACCAAGAACAGTACCAGTAGCGACAGGGATATCAACACTCTTATCAGCAATGTCAAGAGCAGTACCGCCAACTTTAACAGACTCGATCTTATTAGCCTGAGCACCAGCCTCAATACCATCCAGCTTGGTTTCTTTCTCTGCGCTTAGTAGACCAAGAACAGTATCCCTATTAGTAGTAATCCAAGAGCCAAGCTCTTTAACATTAGAAGCATTAATTTCGCCACTAATTTCAACCGTGCCGTCTTCGGACAACACAAGTTTCCCTAGCTTAGTAGCTTCGTCAGCAGTAATTAGACGAGCGCCCTCAACTTTATCAACTTTATTACCAAGAGCCTCTGTTAAACCACTAACCTTACCCATTGCAATATCAAGCAGGGTTAACTTCTTAGCCTCATCAAGACCAAACTGAGCGGTATCAACACTATTAATCACATTAACCTGCGCACCTTCAGCAATACCTTCCAGTTTAGTAATTAGAGTATCAGAGACAAGAGACTTGCCGTCTTCGACCGCTACCTTACCAGCAAGTGCATCGGACAGGCCGGTAACTTTGCTCATAGCAACGTCTAGTAGGGTCAGTTTTCTAGATTCATCAACCGCGAACTGAGCATCATCAACAGTAGCAATAATGTTCTTTTCTGCGCCGACATCCTCTAGTGCCTTAACGCGTGTGGTTAGCGCAGTGAGGTCTGCGGCTTTTGCATAGTCACCAATCTTAAGAGCATCAACAACTTCCTTAATATAGGCAACAATAGTTGTAGAAGTTGCGCCCTCTGGTAGCGATCCAACAAAAGTTTCAAGAGCATCAATCTCGCCCTGAAGCGCAGTCTTATCTGCACCCTTTAAATAATCCTTCTCAATATTGGATACACGGGTAACTAGCTCTGCACTTGCAGTAGTATCAGACAGAATCCAATCGGCAATTTCCTTTAGAGTATCATATTTCGCATCAATACCGGCCTCGCCCATAATTGCAGTAATAGCATCTGTCTTAGCCTGAGTTGCCTCTTCGGTGATCTTTGTCTCAAGAGCAGTTTTATCAGCGGCCTTTAGATAATCACCTTCAATAGTTGCTACACGACCAGCAAGAGTTGTGTCATCATAGACAGACTCGTTAATCATTTCAACAACAGTCTTACCCTCAGTAACGTTACCAATCTTTTTGTTAATGGCAGTAATGCTAGCAGTGTTGTCTGCGACACCTTTAACTAGGCCACCTTCAGCATTACCAACAGTTGATTCTACTGCGCCAATTCTAGTCTTCAGACCTTCAATTTCGGTAGCCAGACCTTCAACAGTAGTAGCGCTAGGTTCAACCCATGTAAGTTTACCGTCAACCAATAGTGGCTGATAATTAATTTTAGTTACAACTCCCTGATCGTCTTCTCTAGTTAGCTGCAGACCAGCAACACCATATAGACTTACAGTACCGTCTTCAGCTACAGTAATAGTAGATTCATCACCAACAGGAGAAGTACCAACCTTTTTTAGAGTGCCCGCTACATCCTGAATAGCATAAACAGTTGCGATATTATTCTCGCTATCAACAACAGTTAAAATCTGTCCAACATATGCAACAGGGTCAGTTTTCGCATAATTCTGAGCCGCTTCTAGGCTTGCCCATACGGAACTATTATCTAATGGATTAGGATTACCACGTCTGAAATTCAGGGGGAAACCTAGTCCATCAGCAGCAGTGTATTTATCTAAATTATATTTTGCCATAACTCATTTCCCTCCTTATGCTAAAGTAATCTTATGTACTTCGCCAGCATCAATTGCAGCAGGCTCATACACATACACATTGTACGAAACAGCAGTGGCACCATTTACACCCTCTACCTCAACGGCATTCGCAGTCTTTACATAAGAATCCGTTACAGGGGTGTTCATAGCAGAAGTCAGAATAACTTCCTTTAAACCAGCACGAGTAGAAGATGCTGGAATTGCAATAACAATTCTCTTAGCGGTCGCACTACCATTTAGAGTAAAAGTCTTGCTACCATTATAAGCACCGCCATTGGTCATTCCACGAATAATCGCAGAAGTTAGAGGTGCATTAGCGGTTGCAGTATCTAGTACACCGTAGAAGAAACTACGATAGCCAGTAACTGCACTAGAAGTGGTAGACTTAGAACCAGCCGCAATCTTACCAGCCTCATATGGGGTCTTCTTATTGGTTACAGGAACCGCACCCTCAGTATGAGTGGCTTTCGCTGTAATCTTATAGTTAGTACCGTCAGCCACAGTAATCTCCGGGAATGTTCCAGAAGCAGATGCAGAAGTATTACCGTCAGTATCAGTAATTTCCCATGTAGTCACCGTAACATTGGTGGCTGGTCCATATGTGTAACTACCCGCATTAAACGTAGCGGAATAAGAAGGAATTACCTTAGAGCCAACTTCATACGCCTTGGCCTGAGAGAAAGTTAGCGCCACTTTAGGCTGAGTAGTAGTTGGATTCTGCTCTTTAACAAACATTGCCTCAAATACTTCCTTAATATTCTTGCCACTAGAAGGAATTGTACCCTGCCCATTGGTCAGTGTAATATAACCAATTTCCTTCGTAACAAGCATATCCTCGTCAAAATAGACATTGTCCGCATTATAGTTGCCATCCATGGCAACCCATTTAGCACCATCATAAACATAGGCAGTGTGAGAATACTTGCCATCGGCAATTAGAGTTTTTACAATAAAAATATCATCTTTGTGTGTTTCGTCAACATTGCCAGCCGCTAAGACTCTAGCGATAACTTCCATGTCAGACTCGCCATTCTGCTTAACGCCCTCGTAATGAGAAGCTGCCATAGGAATTTCACCCGCATAAATGGCATGTAGGTTTTCATATGTAGTAATACCATCGCCGATCTTTAATGTACCTGCATTAATATCATAACAAGGTTCGCCTGCGGCTGGTACAACATCTTTATTTGTAGTCCAGTTCGCTGAAGTGTCTCGCTTGAACTGGATTACAGTACGTAAAGTTTGATTCGCCATTCTAAAATCTCTCCTTTATATATTATTTAAACAGCACTACCGCCATCTAGAACAAGTGTAGTTTCCGCATCATTAACTAATTTTGCAACACTAACACTTCCAATACCAAGAGCGCCACTCTCTGAAATTGTTACTTCATCAGAAGCCGCTAAACCCGCACCAATAGGTACAACTACAGATTTATCCGCAACAGCAAGCACATTTTCACCTAGTTTGACAGTTTCAATTTTATTAACCTGTGCGCTTGACTCAACACCATCCAGTTTATCAAGTAACGTATTAGTAAAGTCATTCGTAGATAGTCCTTTATCTGGAACTGCGTCAACCTTACCAGAAACAGCTTCAGTAATCTGAGATGCTACACTCGTATCACCAACTAGACCCTGTAAAGCAGTAATGTCAGCAGCCATATTAGCAGTCTCGCTACCATGCGCCGCAACATAATCAACAAGCTCTTTGAATGTATTTACAGTACCATCTTCAGAAATTTTATTTGCAAAATCATTGATTTTAGCATCGATCTTAGCATCAACCGTGCCTTCACCGGTACCGTCCATTTTAGTCTCAAGAGAAGAAACTCTATCCGCAAGAGGAGATTGTCCTTCTCCCGTAGGAGTCAAAATTTCTTGTACTGCGTTTACTTCAGACTGTAGATTTTTTACATCAGACTGCAACCCAGCAACTGTAGCTTGCAAACCTTCAACGGTCTCAGTTGAGGGCACAACCCATTCTAGCTTGCCTTCAGCATTCTTACGAGGTTGTGCGCCAGTCTCAGCCGCATCAAAACCAACAAGTTTAAACACATCATCTGCAAGAACAATTGAGTTTCCATCCGCAGATACGGCAACACCACTGCCGCCGCCAATAGCACTTAGCTGCTCATAAGTCTTAACACCATCACCGATTTTTAAAGTACCCAGATCAAGATCAAAACAAGGTTCACCCGCAGCAGGTATTACACTCTTATTAGCTTCCCATTCCGCAGTAGTAGCTCTGCGAAATTGAATTCTCATTTTTAGAATTTGCTCTTTTGCCATTAGACATCTATCCTTTCTAAATTATTTTATATATGACAAAACGACAGAATTAATATCCCGCCGCACCGCCTCCATCCCACACCTGATATGTATCTTCTTCGTCTATATATCCATCACCATCGCCACCATCAGCGACGTTAATAATAATCTGCTCCCCGTTACAGTCACAAATCGGAGTGAGACTCTTGTCATCCTCTATCACATGAGGTACCCAGCCCTCATCCAACTTAACAACAACAATATCTCCAGCTTTACCGTTGTCAACAGCCCACTTCGCCGCATCAACCATATTTGTAAACTTTATAAGTTCCTTTGCACCAGCCTCAACTTCCTTAAGCAATGCCTCAAGCAATTCAAGTCTATTAAGAATATCCTCAACTACCGCATCTTGTTCGCATATATAATCAGTAGGAATTGGTTGCTGATATACTGCAAATTTAACAGACTTAATAGTGCTACAATATCCATCTTCGTCTTTTACACACGCATAAGCAATCAAATTTTTTGGAAGCTGCAACAATACATCTGGAACATTACAAATTCTGAATCCATCTTTATCTGTATATACAGGACGCCGTTTTGAGTGTTCCATGTTGCGATTTGAAAAACGAACTTCTGTAACACGATCATCTAGAACAATTAACTTTTGCTTAGTGTCCCATTGCCAAAAATTTGTACGTCCGTCATAAATTTTAAATACATTCTGTGGCACAATCTCACCCCCTAACAGACTGTATTGCGTTATTAATCTGCTCTGATACAGATGTATCTCCAACAAGTTGAGCAATATGCTCAATTTCTTTTCGTAGCATAAAAATCTCATTTTTTAATGTTTGAAATTCTTCTTTATTAACAGTTGTATCAATTACTGTATTAAGTTGAACTGAAACTGGGGTGTCACCAATTAGTTCACTAACTATTTCATTTGTTGATTTGTTTTCCATGCGTATCACCTCAATTCAGCTCATGTTTATCCCATAGTTCTTTAGCCTTGCGTGTTTCTGGACACTTTTCAAAAACAAAGACCAGGGAATCTTTTCTATATGTACCTGTATAGAGAATATCTAGAAGGTACTCAGGGCCAAGATGTGCTAAATATCGCTGACATTGAAGCATATTGGTCACATAAACACAGTTAGCTTCGTTATACTCTCGACCTGTAATCTTAGATATAATCAATTCCTTTTCCTCCTTTTTTGCGTAAAAAATAAGGTACTAAAACCTCGTTTTGCATGAAGTTTATAGTACCTTATTTATTTTCTTTTACTGTAACTACTTCATGTGATTTTGCTGCCTGCGGCGCAGCAGGTTTAACTACTGGCTTGGGATCTTCTGCAAAGATGCTTGCAATATCGCGCTGTACGAAATCTTTGAAGTTCTCTTTGTTAGATAAATCACAAGCTTCGAGAGCTTTCTTAGCCTCGGATTTGGTCAACATTTGCATATTGTAACGAGTGCAAATGTCAAAAATGTTTTTGCAGTTCTCTTCATGGAATTCTGCCATCCAAGAAGGCTTCATACGATCCTGAGAACAAGAACTACAATAAAGGTAAGCTTTGCCGCATAAATAGCATTCACGTTGTCTGCGAGCCATAAAGGTCACGCTCCTTTCAGTAAAATAAAAAGTGCGCTTCTATGAGGCGCACGTTAAAGTTGGGTTGTTTAGAATAGATTTAATTTTGTCGTCGATGAGAGTTTTATAAGATTCATCATGTTCTGTCCAATATGGAATTGCAAGATAATGATATCCGCATGATAATGCATATTGCTTTTTATACTCATCACGCCACTGAATATTTGCAAGAACATGCTTTGGAGAAATATTAAGTTTCTTCGCCTTTTTACAAATCCATCCATTATTAGCATCATAATGTTGAATCCCATGTACTTCAATTATCAAATGGTTTCCTCCTATAATAACATCATTATCATACGGAAGCTTATAACCGTTTTTAGGATTCATAGCTACAATAGAACACTGCCGTTCATGTGTGACATTTAAATGTAAATCATTTAATATATAACTAGAAATCTTCTCTTGTAATTTACTAAATTTCTGTTCGTCAGCACATAGTGGACACCCAATACCATTTAAAAAGGAATATGTCTTTGTTTTATAACTTCCATGGGCAAATGAATTTATACATTTTATCCATACGTCTCCCATAAATGCATGGGATATCTCCCATGGGGCAACTGTATTTTTATTATAATCCCAATACAAATCCAAAACATTATCGCCAAACTTATCAATCGCATGCTGCGCAAAAGAATTACATTTTTTACATAAAGTTTTTACTTTTCCATGCCTAGTCAAGTTGAGAATCTTCCATAAAGAACTGTCATGTTTGCCACACAAACATTTAAAATAATAGCAATCAGAAGTACATGAAGAAACTTTATCTGGTGTTTTTAAATTTAAATCATAATCCCATGCGTCTAATAAATGCTGTTGATTATTTTGTTCACACCAATCTTTGAAAGATAGCCAATTTACACTATTCGACCTATCTTTTTGGCACCCACATCCATCAAACACATGCCTGTTAATTTCACTTAAAACAATTTCATACGGATCTCTATCACATAAAGTACATTTTACTATTGAGCGATAGTTTTTGTCACCTGTGACTTTATATGGTTCTACCGTTAATAATAATCCTTTTACAATATCGCCTTTTTTAAAACTTCTGCATCCTCTATTCATCTTCTGTTACCTCCATAACAATATTTCCTCCACTTTTTAAATAACTGTAAGGAAGCAAGGGGTGGAGGCCCCTTGCTTTATCAATTTGAGTAGCTAATTCAAATCTACCTTACAATAACATTATACCACATTCATTTTGTATTGTCAATACCTGGAAATTGTAAAATATTATTCCTGATCACCAGGGACGACAATAGAGAACAATCTCTTTTCCCTGTCGCAGTAGTCTTGCTGTGCCTTACCAGAAAATGGATGCGCACCATCTGTGGCAACGCTCCAGTCGAAATCTGGACTTAGCTTAAAGTTGGGGAAAATTACGTATGCGTAAATAAGGTTAGTTTGATCACATACGTCGCAACCTAGAACTTCCATAATAAACTTGCAGCCAACAGGGAAGTTGGTTGCAGAGTTTACAACTTCTACTGCATTTTCAGTTTCATACTCATACATTACAAACATATCAGAGCCAACAGCTACATCGGTAGGTAGAGATAGCGTTTTATCAGCTTCAGTATAAGCAAACGCATCTGCACCAGCAGCAGTCTCCTTTTTATACTTTACGCCAAAGGTGCTATCTCCATTAATTGCATAAATCTCAGTAGGAGCAGCAACTGGCTTGCGCTTTAGAACATACTTACCGCCCTCTGCAACAGTAAAACTCTCCATAGCAGGTACAATTACCTTCGCGCCAGCAGAAGCAATCTTCTTGGCAGTACCAAGCTGCGTAGCCATGAGGTTCATGTCGAATAGAGCATTTTCAGCAGAGAATTCTGCGCTCTTAGCACGATAGAATGTTGCAATAGGAGTACCTAGTGCGTCAACAGCATCAGTACTCTCAGAAGCACAGTTTAGAGAAGCGTTCTGGATCTGGTTAATAGAGAATAATACACTATCATCCTTCTGAGAGAGGGCCACGCCTCTAATAATTCTATCTATAACAAAATTATTAATGTCAAACATAATCAATTACCTCCATAAAAATAAATTATTTTTTAATATAATAAAAGAGCCACATCTCGCGGCTCCTCCATCCAAGCTAACTATTTGTGTCACGAAACCAATTAAGCTCCGATTTATTAATTTTCTTAGTGTCAATCATGCCAGAGTACATACCCTTCAAAAGCGCATCAGAGTTAACAATAATCTGCAGACGATTCAAATCATCAAACAATTCATAGAAACCCATATTGCGCACATAATCTTTTGTATATCCTTGTCTAACCTTTACGGCAGAAATTAAAGGCAATAAATAAGATTTAAAAGGCTTGTCTTTGGCGTGTAAAATTCTTTGTCTATCTTCTTCAATTAATATTTGCCTAGTCCTTTTATTAGCAGGTTTTTCTATCTTTGGTTTAATATTATGTAATTTTCGAAGATAGTTCACAATTCTAAGATATATCATCTTGTCAATAATAGCTCCAGTTTCTTTATCGGCTAAGACAATTTCTCCATTTTGATTATTCCTAAAAGGTTTCATTTTAGATAGGTCGAGATCACCCAGTAGGATGCCTGTCCTATCTGGTGTTAGGGTTTGAGACAACATAAGGAATAGTTCAAAATCCTCAACTTCTACCCAGTCAAGACCCATATCATCTAACTGACTTTTCATGTCGGACGGAATAGCTGTTAATGTGTATATGGTAGAAAAATACTGTTGTTCGCCATAATCTACTAGCTCTCCAATTCTTGGTTGATGAATTTTAATATAATCATTAATTATATAATCATCTCCAAAATATAAACCAAGCTCATCAACGTCCATACTTATCATACAAATTATCCATCCTTGCTTTGTTCAGCGAATTTGGCTTCTCAGCCTTAAACTGCAATGTCCTGCAATAATAATCAGAATCAACAGCACTCTCCTTATTGGTAATCAATTTAAACTGTAAACCAAAAAGATTTGTCCAATTAAAATCATCTCTCACAAGATACCCTAAAAGATCATGTCTGCTAATTCCGTATTCCGTCTTCATATCATCAAGATGACAGATACAGTGAAATTGAATATACTGCACTTTTAAACATTCATTATAACGATGTTCTTCAATGTCATCGACCGTAAAACATATAAAATTTCGGACAGTATCTTGAGTTTGTGGTATCCTAACAAAATCATAAACATTAGTGTCCAAGAACTCATCTGGACTATCTATATCTATTGTTGGATTGTGTAGTGCCTCAAGTATATCCGTGTCGGCTATTAATGTTTGTTTTATCAATCGTTTCATTTCGATAATATCATCATTAACATTCTGTATATTTCTTTTCATAGACTCGTCACCTCCACAACCAGTGAAGTAGAATTATATTTAGTTTTTGCAGTAATTGTAAATGTTTTACCAATTAAAGAATAATCATTTTTACATTTTACTTTGAAAATGTTACCAGATATAGAAGTTTCAAGTTTACTAGAGTCGCCGTTTACAAAATCAACGCTCCACTCTATATCTTCAGTGCAATCAACAAGTTTCCCATCAATGCGAGATTTTAAAGTAAATTTCTTATAACCGCCACCTGCTTTGACAGCGGGGTTGCCAGAGTAAGTGATTTCAAGATCGGAAATGGTTGGGATTTCTTCGGTTTCTTGAATTTCGGGTGCTACGTATGATTCGTAATAGTTGCCAATCATAAGTTCAGCATTATCCTTAGCTGGGTCATACATTTCTTGGGCCATAGTAAACCTAGTAATTCCAATTGTGGCTGTATCTTCGATTTTAGAGACCTTATATGCTAATGGAGGCATACGACCAGCCTCAGACTTTAAAAATTTTGTGTCATAGAGAATCGTCTTTGTATCTGAATTGGTCGGAACCCAAAATACCTCTTGATTCTCCACACTAGCCGCCACATAATCGAGCCACACACCCTAATATATTACTTCTATTGTTCGTTACGCAACAGAAGAATTATTCGTTTCGTCAGCGTAAACCCAATGAAGTTTTTCTCCAGTAATAGGATGACGACCTGCAAAACCTTGCTTTCCCTTACAACATTTAATAATATTGCTATGGTCAATCCCATATTTTTCAAATGCTTCTTTTGCATATAAAAAAAATTCATCAAGTTCAGGACAATAGACGGCACGGGCTCTTGGATTGTTTTCCCCTGTAGATTGTCCAATTAAAGCATTACTAATTTTAGTCTTAGTCTCTTCTGGCCTTTGCTTACCATAATTAGGATTATTTTCACCAGCAAACCTATGATCACCATACATAGGGTTCTTATCTCCTGCGCACTTTCCTTTGTTTGCTTTACTAATTTTTTGCTTAGTTTCATCAGAATGGTGTTTACCATAATTAGGATTGTTTTCCCCACGCATTGCATTACTTTTAGTTATACTAAAAATTTCTCTTGCTTCCTCGTATTCTTCTGCTGTAACAATATGAGTAACCCTATCTTTATTTTTCCTAAATGACATTAAATGCCACGCATAAACTAACTTTTCATTCTCTGGGTTTTCTAGCGCCAGCAGTCTATGTGCTTCAAAATGTTCTCTCGCAAAAAGATCAATTAAATTGTCCTTTTCATCAGTTCCACCCATACATTTTGGTAATATATGATGTTTCTCATGGTACTCATCTCCACAAGCAAATCTACCCCTAACCTTAATTATGTTATTAATAAAATCTTTATATGTTAATTCCTCCATTAAGTTTACACCTCCTTTGTGAATAATTTTTCTACGCCTTTCAGCGCAGTATAGACTATATCATTTACCATATCTTTACAGACTTAGGTACTCTCCACTTTGAAGCACTTGCTTCTAACGCTATTTCAAGCGATAGTCGTTGAACCTTTTTCTGGTAATATTATACTCATTAATTTTGTATTGTCAAGTACCAGAAACTTGGCTGCTAGTTATCCAATCCTATCATTTTTTAAGCATTCACATTCGACTTTACAGCCCGTGTTGTAGCAGATAGGCTCTCAGAAACTTCTAGCAATTCAGAGAGATACACTACAAAGTTTCCAAATGTAGCGAGCAAGGTTTATATATAATATAAACCCAACTGTTATAAGAATTTTGTTTACGAGCACAACCCAGGCACTCATAAATTCTGCGCTTACCACTTATATTACTAACCCAACGATAAATCCATGTACACTTCAGTATACTAAATTGATGAAATTGAGGTCTGTCATCCTCATGAACAATTAACCACCAATTTGGATTATCCATTTCGTCAATAATCTGTACATAAGATCCAACCTTAATATCTGACCGATTCATTATGTCTTCCAGTCTAAACTGAAGTAAATAACTTATCTCGTCCCCTGTGATGTTATGATATGACTTTACGTTATATTTCGCGTAAACTGGAGCGTCATCATCATCAATCACAGGTAACCCGCTATCAACCCATTTTACATAGACAGGTTTAGTAGCTGTATCTCGCATCCAAGATGCGTCCATAATTTTTTGAGAGTTTCTGCGTCTCGCTTCACCGTCATAACCACCCATAGCAGCCATGCGAAGCTTATATGAATCAATCATATACATCACTCTCCTTAATAAGTTCTACCAGTCCGCAAGAATCAAGCACTGCCTTACGATATTTCTTGTAATCATCCTCGCCTCGTGCATATTCAAGAAGGCTCATAATAGTAATTACTTCTGGCTGAAACCCAGAAATTTTATTGAAACCGCATAGCCGTTGTAGCACTGATTCAAAGTAACTGTCAAGATACTCGTAATTATCTTGTTTATATGGTAGAAGCTTAAAAATAGTAGAAATCAAATATTTCTTTTCTGCCGCTATTTGACTAGGCGGTGCCTCTAAATAAATATTCACTGGAGACACCACCTTAATCATTAAAATAGGAATTGTTAGTGTAAGTATGATAATTATGCAAGCGATTCATTTCAAGAAGATTCTGTTCTTTCATTGCACGAAGTTCTGCAATATGATTAGCCTGTGAATACACCTTTTCTTCTTTCCCGCCGATAAACTGCAATGTTAATTCAGTAGAATTTAAAATTGGTGTCAACCAGCTATCTACCATACCACAAGCAAGAAGTTCAACCTCCAAATCAGACAAATCTTCTTCAAATTCCTGAGCCTCATCATCTCGTTTAGATAGATCATGTTCACATTTCCGTACACGAATTACCGCACTATTTAACCAACTATTCATCATCTCATCAAATGTATGGTCATCCAAATCTGCAAGATTAAAATCCGTACATTTATTTAAAAACTTACCATACACTTTTTCATACGGAGTTGCCATGTAAGGTCACCTCCTAAAATTAAGACAGATATAATTTAAGATCTGTGCCAAGAATTTCATCAATCGCCTTGATCTTAGCCAAACTGTCCAATGAACCATCCAAAATTTTCTCACCAGCAATATTTTTAACCGCCTGTTGAACGCCATTTGGGGCATTCTTAAGCGCAGTCTTAAACTTGCCAAGAGGTAGGTCTAGAATTTTTTCAACATCTACATCAACAATTTTACTATACATATTTTCAAAATCCTTTCCCCACTGAGCAATTAACTCTTCATCTTCAACAATAATTCTTGGCTTGAGAAGGTGTGCTGACCTAATAGACCTAAGTGCCTGTAAGTCTTGATACTCAACTGGAGTAGTATCACCATAATTTGACCAAGAATATAATAGCTTAGACTTTGGACCGACTATAAGCAGCTCTCCGTAAGTAATGCTGCGACAAGTAATTTGCTCGTCTGGGTCATACTTACAGTGAGCCTTAGCAACAGGCTTCTTAACTTCTGTCTCCACAATTTCTTCTGTATGAATTTCCTTTTTTGTTGCCATATTAATTTCTCCTTTTATTCAATATATTCATTTTGTATTATCAATTAAGCAATATTCCAGACACCAAAACGTAGGCCGATCTGAACACCAACGCCAATCTTGAACATATATCTGAAATCATATGTCATATCCTGATTGGTAACATTATCCTGTACCTGGCGCATTTCGGGCTGACCCTCGTTAACAACTTTGACAAACTTGTTGTCACCAACAGGCATGATAAATAGCTGCTTATCATTAACTAGTCTATGAGTGGTATCATTAAGCTTGAAACCTTGCTTAATTTCCACAAGTCTCGTTCCCTCAAAGTACCCTAAGCGACCGGTAGTATAACGCTCCTGCTTCATTTCATCAGAAACCCAATCAATCTTCTGCATACCCTCTAGCTTGCTTAGAGCAGCCTTAGTGCCCATAATAACTACGTCCATACCAGTAGCCATCTGAACATCCTCAATTAGAGTCATAAACGCATCCTTAGTTGCATCACCAAGGTCGCCAGTCTTAACCCACTGGCCAGCGCCGCCAGCACCACCTGGTAGCTCAGAAGCGGCAGATACAAAAGCCTCATAAATAGACTCATTTACGAATCTATCAACAGCTTCGTAAAGCTTAGTTACAAAAGTAGCAAAGTCTTCTAGACCAGTTAGCAGCTTCTCATACTCACTGTAAACAGCAATGCCATACCAAGAGGTAGCGACAGAGAAGGTTGTACCCTTACCTAGTCTTTGACGATCTAGATCCCAATGGTTACCAGAAACCTTGGAAACAGTTAGAATTGTCTCGTCCTCGGTATAGAACACATTCTGATCACCAATGTCAATATTTCTAGTCTCAACAAACTCATTAAAGAAAGGATTGTCCTGCCAACCACTCTGTAGTAGGTTAGGAACAACTTCCTCAATTAGATCAAATAGAACCTGCTGGTTCTTTCTAATAGCCTTACGAACTTCTGCCTTGCTGGAATTTTCATCACAGCCAATAATCTTCTTAAACATAGCGGTAATCTTAGCATTAGCTTCCTTAATAGTAATGCCATCTTCTAGATTGTCATTAGCAACATCTAGCATTAGCTTGTTAAAAGATGCGAACTTTGCATCATCATTTTCAAAAATTTCGCGAACATGCGCGTCAAAATTCATTAGTTTAGCCATTACCTTTCACCTCCTTAAAATTATAGATGCATTACCTGCAGCTTATACATAATTAGATTGCTGCGGACGATCTTCTTTAGAACCTGAGCACAGAACTGGGTTTCGTCAAGAGCATCGACAACCTTGTAAATCTTGCCTGTAGCATCAAAAGTTACATACTTCTTCTCTTCTGGAGCCTTATCAAAAGCAGCCTCTGATAGAGAGAAACGGTCGCCAATACGTAGAGTGTAAGCACGTACACGGTCACCCTTCGCATTATAAAATCTATCCTCGTCCGCATAAGTCTTTAGAGCGGTAAAAGGAACAACTGGAGGATTAAGTAGTAGAAGTGGCTCGTCGCCTGCAGCATAAGCCTTCATGGTCCAAGTTTCATCCTCATACTCTTTGTCATCATATACATCTCTTGCAACAATCATGCCGTTGTCAAGATCTTCAGTAATAGCAATGCTATAAATGTGGCCACCGCCGAAATTAGTTGAAAGCAGATTAGTGCTTTCTGCAACGACGTGCCCGCCTTTAATCATATCCTGCATATATTTTTCCACCTTTCATATAATTTAAAATTTGTGTAATATAACAAAAACGACCATTTTGGTCGTTTAAGTAATAAATATTAATTTGTTTTTATAACTTATTCGCTAAAAAGTCCAGAATAAGCTTTCTTTTTCACATTTGGTTTTGCGTTAAAATTAATACCAACAGAGCGTTTCTTTTCAGGCTTATTAGCATCAAAGCTAAACTTTTTCTTCATAGATGCAGCAAATAGAAGATCTGCCTTCACCTTAATTTCATCAACAGAATATTTATCCATCTCAGAAACTAGCGTCTTAAACTCGTCAGAATCTGCAATCTCGGCATATTCCGCGCTGCTAAGAACAGCTTCCTTTTGTGCTTTTAGCACAGATGCGTCATAATTGTCTTTGAATACCTTAAGTTCATTATATTTAGACTCTAACAGCGCATAATCCTCTCGCATCTTTTCAATGGCAATTTTTTCAGACTCTGTAACAATCAATTCAAATACTTCCTGTCTATCACCATCAAGTGCGACATTCTCACCATCAACAGAATAACCAAGCTTATAAATTTTCCTGCTGTCCCAGCCCTCTATATAAAAATAGTTATCATACACATCTCTGATGTAATAATAATCATTATCTAGCTCGTCAAATTGTCCAATTAAATTATAAAGCGCACAACGTATATCATCATGAGACAATTCTACAGCAAAATTTTTGGTAAACTTTTCTTCAGCCTGGGCTTCATCCTGATTTTCATCACCATCTTCAGAAGCAGAAGTTTCTTCAACGGTGGACTCCTCTTCAGAATGAACTTCCTCTGTAGTTACAATTTCATCAACATTAACTTCTTCAACTTGATTTTCAAGATCTTCATTTACAACAACATTTTCAATACCATCCATCTCTTCGTCTCCTCCTTCCTCAGTTTGTGATTTATTGAAACTTGATAAAGTTGCGTCCAACTTCTCAAGGGCTTCAATCAATTTGTCTTGATGATTAAATACTGGTTCTTTGTAACAAAAATCTGCAATGTCAGCTCTTGCACCAAGCATACCTTCACCTATTTCATTTCCTTCTTCGTCCGATCCTAACAAACTCGTCGCTCCAAAGTAGAAATCAGTCAAATCAAGATATCTTTCTTTAGCATTATAAGAAAGCTCATTAATAACTAGTTCACAACTAACTTTAGTGCCATTTTTTCTACGAATAATATCCGCAGCGCTGGTGTATTCCTCTGGAATAACCGCATAAGCATTAACATATGTTTTATCCATCTCTTCATCATACTGAAGATACGGCTCTTCTGCGGTGAAACAGCCAACTTGCTTTTCTAAATAATTAATTTTCTCATCGCCATTTTTATCTTCGACAATCTCTATATTATGTGCATAAAAATCTTCCTCTCCATTAGGAAGCGTATGAATATATGCCAAAATTGGTCTGTATTTTAAAGATGGCATAGCTTTCTCCATATTTTCTTTAGAAATATAAGATCCATTGCGGTTAGTATCAATATGTGCGACTTTAAGTTTAAGTTTTAACATACCTGGCATATCATTTTCTGATTCTTCAAAATTTCCAGGCATGGATACAACAATTGGCTCGCCAGATTCTTTAGAACTAAAATTAAAAGATTTATTTTGTTCAACAAAAAACCTATATAAACTATCAAGAGTCATAATTTTCTTAGTCATATTTGTCCTCCTTCCCTTATAGAATTTCGGACGTGCGTCCATATATTAGAAAACGAGCCTATCTGTATAGGCTAATTTTTTAATATCAATTTCTTCAAAATTAAGTTTTACTTTATCGTCATTAATAAACGTATATGTATTATTGATATTTGACACCATATAAAACCCATGAGCAAGTAGGTAGGTGCTCACGGTTTTGTCTTGTGTAATAATAAAATTTTTTTTAGACATCGTGATACCTCCTTTATAAACATAATTTAATTATCATTTTTATTTCCGTCACGTGTCGCTTCGCCTTCATCAGATAATGGTGCATCAGACTCTGGCCTGCCATCAGAACCATCACCATTTTCAGATAGTCCAGCACTTTGCACATTGCTTGAAACAAGCGGAGTTGCCCATGACATAGTTCCAATTCCAAGGGCATTTTCTATAAAAGACATTCCACGTTCTTTTACCGGGTTCACATTAGTTAAGGATGCCAATTCAAGTTTAACTGGAACACTATATTGTGCAAGTTTCAATAGCTTATCCACTCTATCATCAATAAAATATGGAGAAATATCACTGTATTCAACAATCATACCAGTTTCTCCAAGATGATTTAAAATCCATAGATTTTGCCACGCATTAATCTGCTCTATAGGAGCCATCGCATCCATAGAGTCAAATTGAAGTGCCAATTTAAAACTTGTACTATTAGTAATTTTATTTTGATTTAGAACAATACCACCATTAGCATTAATAATATTTTCATAAGCTTTAGAAATAATATTAACATCATTAGCATTATTGCTATTAAAATCTATACTATCAAGTTTCATTGGAGACATTGCTAAAGCAACGTTATCTGGAACAGCAGACTGTAATTTCTGATAAAATGCATTTGCTAAATCAAGATCAATTTCAAAATCATCAACATCTTTTGTACCAGAAATTGTATCAATTTTTGCATAAATAAGTTTATATGCCTCTAATTTATCCTTTAAATCTTGAACCGCCTGCAAATCTGCAAGACTAATAATCCCATCAAATAATCCAGAAAGTGGCGGAACTGGATAATCTAAGTTATCTATGTTAATCTTTAAACAGAACGTATTCTCAATAGGAAGCTCCGCCCATCTCTGCGTGTTATCACTTTTATATTTATTATACAATTTCTTAAAAATAGGGTCGTATACATCTAAATAATAAGAATTTGTACCAGAATCAAAGAATGAGCAATCAAACGCGAAATTTAGCACACCTCTGTAATACTGCTGACTTGAAATTTTACAATAATCCGGGTCAAGCAAATGTATAAAAAACGTTCCATCTTTTTCGGGGTCACCATAACAGAATCCGTACACAACGTCGTTCTTCCAAGCCTGAAGCATACACTTCAAAATCTGACTTTTCATATCCATATTACGTACATACTTTGTAACACGCTCATAATTCTGTAATACACTATTCTGGTCAGGATCTTCTGTAAGTGGAATATCTGGATATACCGTCCACGACTTGCAATTAATTTGATATGCTTTAAAATTAATTAACCTTCTATATACATGAGATACCGTATATAAATAATTCGAAAGTTTCCTGAGCTGTTTCTGGTTTGATTCACTTGCAGGATTCTTCAAATATATACGTAAGCTGTCTCTAGAATACGTAGTGTATGTAATATTTTTATTTTTTGTCAAGTCAATAAGACTAAGCACGTCCTTCACAGCGGCAAACGCAGCTCTATTCTTTTCCTCACGACTTAACGTTTCAATACGTTCCTTGTCTGTTAATTCTTTTGCCAAACTATTCACCGCCTTTCTTATCCGAATAATTTCTCTAATGGTTTTCCAGGATTAACTTGTAATTTACTTAAAATATTATTCATATTTGGTTTTTTACGAGTTACTAAATGTTCTCTACGAAGTTGTTGCAATAAATATGCCGCCATACTTGCAACGTATGCTCTATCATCATTAAGTTTTCCGGCCTTATCTGGAGCAAGGTCAAATCTATCATTACCAGACGACTGTTTAAACCTGTAAATGTTTACAAGCTCTGTTTTCATAGCATCAATTTGTTTTAATGCAACCTCTTCGTCATAATCAAGATTATACTGTTCTCTAACAATTTCAATCCCTTTTTTATTAAGTTCTTTTACTTCTTTCTCGGTAGGTTCAATATATCTTGGTGTTTTTACACCTGTCTTAGTATTTAATTCGTACATAACCATAATATAACCACGATTATCATATTCATTCGGCCACTCAATTAAATTCATATCCATCATTTCAATAAGCGCACGAAACATTTCAACTTTATACTTTGATGGCTGTAACAATTTCATTTTATCTGTTATTGCATTAGGGTATAATTTCGCTTCCTCCGGACTATACTCCTTATCTATCAAACCCCTATGCATATGACCATCATCATCTTCCCAATCTTCCCATAAAAAATCACTTATATTTACTCCAGCTCCTCCAGAGCCAGCATCTATATAAAGACCTAAAATATTCTCATAATCAGCAACGCCATCACCATTATATACCAATAAAAGTCTCTTTAGCTCTTTAATTTGGTTGGGCGTTGTCATTGGTGTTTTTTTCTTTTTCATAGTATTAAGAAGATTAATAACATTTTGAACTCTCATTTTCCATCCAACCACCGGGTCTTCGTAATATTCCGCGCATAAAATAACAGCATTGTCAGCAGAACGCGCCGGATCGTAAAGAAGAGCAAACTTACTTTTACTATCTTCATTTCTTAACTTTGGTGGGCGTGACACAGAGTTTCTAATAATAGTTGCTCTTTTAATGATTTGACCGTCTCCACCCTCTGAAGTAAAAATATTTTTATATTCTCTCAACGCAGCCTCTTTATCAACTTTCATGGCCTGATCTACTTTTTCTTGTGTAAGAAGAGGTACTGGCCATATTTTGCCATGAACAGTAGCTCCAATAACAACATCACTAGAAATATCTGCACAGAAGTATCTCTTATCTCCCGCAAACATTTTAATTGAGAATTCTCTATATTTTTTAAAAAAATACTGATCTGTACGCCCCGCAGAAGAACAGTATAGTAATTGATTTGGAAATGGCTTCGGTTCAGCCAATAAATCTTCGGCGCTAAAGTCTTTACCTGCTTTAAACTCTGAATTCTGAGTAGTAAATGGTTCTGATGTGTGAAATAATTCATCTGGAGCATTCATTGCTTCATCGTATACATTAAGATTCGATCTTTTTGAACGATTATTATCAAACGCTCCATTAAGTGTAAAACATTGGCTTCCTCCATAAGTACGCACAGTATAACTTGCTGAATTATGTATCCAACCATTAGAATTAGCCTGAGACTTTACAACATTACTCTGAAATATATCATTCAAATTAGTGAATGAAGATATATTTTTTAAAGCAAAAGCCTCCATTTTTAAAAACATTTCAATACTTTGTGAACCAACGCCAGCAAGTATATATGCTTTAAAATTTGGGATAAGCATCATTTTATCCATGACAAACAAAGAAGCACCAATGCTTTTCCCTCCATTTCTTGACATTGCCCATACTGCAAATGGAACATTCCAGCTTGAATCAAACAAGTATCTTTGATAATCTAAAAGTTGTACATTAAATATTTCTTCACAAAAACGTGTAGGATTTCTTCTTCCCCATTGCAAGAACTCGGACAATTCTAACTTCTCATTATATCTCTTAGTTGTCATATTATATAAATTAGGACGCACAAACGGGTGGTCATATCCATAATCTTCTATAATATCATCTATAGTTTTATAATCTTTGATTAAATTCTCATCATATACGGGGGCAATATCAGTCACTATCAATCACCTGCCCATACATGTCAATTAAATTTTTATCTCTCAAAAAATCTTTTAAATCTTTATTTTCAACGAGTAGCACTCTAGCTCTTTCAACTGCTTTATCTCGCTCTTTTGTTAAGCTTTCGACAAGATCTCGTCTAATACCCTGAATTTCATCTATAACATTTTCGTCAAAACCAATTTGATCAATCTGTGCCTTTGCGCTAATTTCAGCAACCTGTTGCATACCTTTGCAGTAATCAATATCATACATATTGATTTTTGCGTCCCTAAATCCAATTTGATCTAATTCCTTCATTTTACCAGTGAGAGTATTCTGGCCTTTACTTTTAGAATTGTTAAAATTAACACTAATTCCATTATCCTTTGCAAGTGCATTAGCACCAGACAACAACTTCGAAACAGTATCCGCAAGTTGCTTAATAGTACCATTATTATTATTTAATTTCATAGTATCGGACGACAAATCATCAATAGCATCATTAATTTTACTAATCTGATTAAATGATTTAACAATTTGAATAACTGCATTCATTTTCATTCCATCATTTTTTGTTTCCTCATCAATAAAACTAACAACCTGAGCATAAAGTAATGGCTTATCATCCTCAATTGGATAATTTGCAAAAGGGTCATAGCCAGTCATTCTAATTACATCCTTCTTATTTGTCTTATATGCTTCACTAACATCTTCTGCACTAATGTTCGACTGTTTATTTTCCTTTCCAACCTCAACCTTCGCTGCTTTTTTTGCTTTTTCAACATATACGTCAAAAATGTCACTATCTTGCCAACGCATTCCACGATATTGAATCATACCAATATTTTTTATATATGCGTCCCAAATCGTTGTTCTACGAATTTTATCTCCCTGATTCGCCCATTCCAAATAACTTGAGTCCCATACTTTATTTAAAAATGGTTTATCAAGTCTAATCAATGCATCCTGGGTTGACGCTTTAGTACACGTGCCATATTGCTGTGTACGTTCATCCCAATTCATAGCAATTTTCCTTGCACACTCTTTACACATCGTAGTCTTGCCAGTCATCACAAGAGGATCTGAACTTGTATAAAATTCAGATGCTTTCTTTTCTTTTAAGCAATATGGGCATAAATATCTCTTATCATCTGCGGCAGTTTTCTTTTTCGCCGCAGATTTTTTACCTGCGTTTCTTGTAGCCATATACAACCGCCGCCTTTCTTAATTATTCATATACGAAAAAGAAGCCCAAGTTACTGAGCTTCCTTTTCCTTAGCAGCTTTAGCCTCTGCAATTTCCTTATTAATTCTTGCGAACTCGGTCTGAAAATGCTCATCATTCTTAAACACTAAAACGGTCTTATCTGGATTTGTACGGTCGGGTTTTACATCAACTACCTGACAATTTGCCTTGAGAAGGGCTCGTCCAACACCCATATTAAACACCAAACGACTTTCCTTGTTTTTGTTTTCCATAATTCATTGCTCTCCTTTATGTTTTTCTTATTTGTATATTAAAAAATGGCGGGAAAGTTTCCCCGCCGTAGGTGGGACCGGACGTACAAATACATCAGCCACCAATATTAAATTATAATTTAATATTATACTCAATAGTTTTACCCTTGCCATACTCTAACACAAATAGTGTAGCACCAGGGTCAGATGTTTTATTCAAAGATAGTGCATAATCATCAACTCCAATAATTGATGGAGCACTAATAATATCTGATTGAATTCCTATGTTATCACTACTCTGGTGATGCTTATGTCCACAAACCATAAAATCTATTCTTGTATTATATGTTTTAGAAAAATCTTTAATTGCCCTTTGCATATTCTTGCTTTCACCATGAAAACCAAAAATATCATATCCAACAACATTATCAAAAATATACCCTGTTGGATTTTGAATAAACTCAAAATTTGGATTGCTTTCAAGTCTATCCATTAATTTTTCAGCAATAATATAAGACATATTGTCATCTTTAAATGTATTTTTGGGTTGATTTAACATTCTAAGCTGACAATGGTTAGAATCTTTAACCATCTGATATCTCACAGAAACATATTTGGATAATTCATTTAACCATTCGGTTATAAATCTTCCATATCTCACTGTGCTTTCAATAACCCCATATCTAAGCTTAAAAAGCTGAGATACACGAAGCATACCATCAACTTCATCTCCTAAATCATATACATTTAAAGAACTAAAACCTTCCTTTTCGCAAATATCTATAACTTGTGTAAGTAAATTCCACATCCTAGACTCAAAAATTTCTGGGCTATATTCGTTAATTGTTTCGCCGAACAGCCCTGTAATTTTTAAATCAATACCAAAATGAGGATCTGCGATCAAAAGACATCCTGCACGGTTGTTATGGACACGACCAGCAACGTGTGCTGGTAAAATATCTGGGATGTTAAGCGCAGGGAGACATTTAATTGTATTGCAAATTTGTTCGCAAATTAATTCGTCTCTTGCCTGCTCACGTAGCCATTTATTATATTCAAGTTTCTCAGTCTGTAGCTTCTTACGTTCTTTCTCTAAATTACGCCTTTCCGTCTTTATCTCTTCAATGTATTTATCTTCACCAACAATCTTGTCTGAGTTTGCCTCAAACACGTTCTTAAACGCCGCCCATGTTTTTCTGTATGCGGATTCGGTTTTATTACACCCAAACTCGTCATTAAAAATTTGTGCCATCTGCGGCCAAGTAAAACCAAGAGTCTCTTTCATATTACAAACTCTATAAAAATACTGATCTTCACTCTCATTTTCCATACGCTTTAAGTTTTCATCCATGCTTGTCACCATCACTTTTTCTCGCTTTTTCTATTTTTTTTTTAATTTTTTACTTTTCTTTTTGTTAATTTTCTTTCTAAATGCTGGACTAAATTTTGCATATGGAATGAATTTTGCAGGTGTTATAACTTTTTCTTGTGTTCTTGGGTCTCGCACCTCATGCTCTGGAGAGTATCTACCGCCAAATACAAATCCAAGAGAAAGACGAATTTCTGACGGATTATCTTCTGTGGCTGTACTCATATTACTAACGATTATTTCATCGAGCGCATCTAAAACCGTAGTCATGTTGTGAATATAAAAGCCTGTTTTTTCAGCTAGTAACCTCGATAATTCATATTTTGTTAACACTCTTTCCATATCTTTTTGTCCCTTCTTAGCTACCATTATTCGTAGTCCTCGTCGTAATTAACACCAAACTTTACCATCCTATCTGCAAAATCAGAAAGTAGCTCACTAAAATTAATAAGCTCGCCGGTATCTACATTTTCAATGCTTACAATACCATTCTCAATATTCAAAATACCATTTGCATTAAGTGCAAACTTCTTAGTAATCGCTGCTTTTGCCATAATTTTGTACCTCCATGCTGTCATTCATTTTGTATTGTCAGGCGATATATTAATATTCCACATACCGCCCAACAAATCCTGCTTAATTTATGTTAAATTTATAATAAATCACTCAATCAATTCGTCTGCATGTCTACTGATCCAACCTCTATGATTAATAGTCAAATGGCATACTATGGACCTTTCTTCTCCCTCAAAATGCTTAATGTATCTAATGAATCCACTTTCAGACGGATTTGGAAGGTCACACTGTAAGTCATGCCCAATTACAACAACTTTAGAATTATCACAAACTCTCGTTAATGTCTTTTTCAACTGGGGCGTCATATAATTCTGGGCCTCGTCTAACAATATTACCTTACCGTCTAAGTTTGTGCCACGAAGATATGTGTCTGTAATACAAGTAATGTATCCAGTGCCATTCTTTTGATTTACCATGCTTTCATCATTAATTGCAGTATTGGGATTAATATTGCAATTAATCAAAGCCTGATAAAATGCCTCAAAATAAACAGAGCTCTTTTCAGTAATAGAACCAGGAAGCCATCCCTGCTTACGTTCACCATAAGGTGCCATGATATATACAATGCCATCATAAAATCCATACTGGACAAGAAGGTTAGCAACCCCTGTTGCCACAGTTGTTTTTCCGCAACCAGATTTTGCATTACACCATATAATATCATAATCTGGACTCCAAATAGCATTAGCAAACTTCAACTGTTCGGGATCCAACTTCATTCCATAAAAATTGGTATTATCTATAGCTCTTGGAGCTTCACCATAGTATTCCTGTTGAACTTTTTTCTTAGCCGCCATATGCTACCTCCGTATTAAAATAGTTCATCTAAACTCTCAACAATTTTATCAATAACGCCATTTTCTAGCGCCTCATCCTCATCCATAAACCAATCAACTGTTGCCTTTCGCTTAAAAATCTTCGAGTCAATTTTTGTCTTACTCATTAAATGGTCAACAGTTTTCTTCGAAAGCTTATCAAAGTACTTCTTTGTAGATTCTACTTGATCTGCCTGTCCAGAATATGCACATGAACCTGAATGTACCATAACATGAGAACCTTTAAGTCCAAGTCTAACATGGCCAGATGCAAGAATCTCCGCTGCAGCACTATATGCCGTGCAATAATTGATAGTCCATACTGGCGTTTTGCTAATTTCAATCATGTTAATAATACTCCACATAAACACAGCATCCCCGCCACAACTATCAATAAAGATCTTAATTGGCCGTCTCTCTTGTATTGGAATATCCTTGTCATCTTTGTTGCAGCGCAAAATCATTTCAATTAAGTCTTGAGCACAATCTTCAACACCATCGTTTAGCCAAAAAATCCTATCTTGTTCATCTCTATAGAGATTTCTTAAAGTTGGGTCAGGTAACTGTAAATTCGCTACACTTTCTGGTACTCCGATTAATACATTGTTTAGCATATTATCCATATTTGTTGTTCCTCGCTTTCATTGATTCTGTATAAAATTAATAGGGAATATCTATGCAATATTCCCTTTTCAATATATGTATTTTTGATGGCAATAACAAAAATATTAATAAAATGCTATTCATTTTGTACTGTCTACTTATATTTGCGCCCTACTGAATTTTCTTTTTTGACTGATAATATCTATAATTTTGATCACTTTTTAACTTTTTAAGATGCGTATCTCTACATATTACACACCTACATGTTTCTGTATCCATATAACTATTCAAATAAACTTCTTCACCACAATCAACACATATAATCTTCTTTGGCTTGTAGTCTAACGTATATTCGTCTTTATCTTTATACTTCGGCTCATATTTTGGAGCACACGTTCTACAATATAACGAATTATTATTTTGCTCATTCATATTAATGTTTTTGCCAATAACATTACCTCTAACTTTAAATAACTTACCGCAGTTCTTACATTTCTTGTATCCTCCACCATTTTTCCAATTTAAATAAGTAAATGCAAGCTCATAATAACTTGATTCATCAAGCTCTAGCACTACAGGGTCATTTTCATCATTAGAAATATAATCAATGCGTTTACTCGTATCGTCATTCTTGTAATTCAAGTGAATAAGTGCCGCTGGTTCTCCATTAATTAACTCATTAATGAAATAATCTCTTTCTTTTGATGGAATAGTAACATGTGCCATCTTGAACACGGTAATATCACTTTCATTCTCCCAATGTGTCGGTTCCCTACGAGACATATCCATGAACTTAGCAATTGCTAAATAACAAAATAATAATTTTTCTTTCTTAATATCGTTGAAGGACACGATATATTCCAATTCACTTTTTCTGATTTTTATAGTGTCTACAATATTTCTCCATGGCATATCTTTCATTTTCTTAATATAACTCTTTATAGTCTTTGCATACGCGGATAGGTGAAACATATTTGTCCTTTTATTCATCCAATCCTCAACATAGGCAATAATCACTTGTTCGTCTGTTGAGATGTTATAATATGCGTCCCAAATTAAATTAAATAGAATAGATGGAATAGTTGCCTTGTTAACTGGGGCATCTAATGCCACATCGATTCTTCTTCTTGTGTTAAAATAATAATTAAACTTCTCCATGGCTTTCTCCCCCAACATAAATATTTTTCATTTTAAATTTCTTACGGCAGCAACTAAACTCATCATCATCTTCAATAACTGCCTCTGGATACTCTATTATGTAATTTGCTTTGTACAATAAATTATCTACAATTACATCTCCGCACATATCCCAAACGACACCTTTAGCATTCGGCTTATCATATAACAAGTCAATTAATATATCACAAAGCACTTTCTCGTTAGAGCATACCTCGTAAAATCTACCCTTAAAAATCAAATCAATAATTGATTTATCTGCTGCACCATCCTCTTCCTCAGTTACCTCGTCAGTTTTTGTCTTTTTAACAAGATTAACAATACTTGCTTTATATTCATCGTAAACATCTCTCACCTTATAAAAATCAACGCCACTATACTCAACGCCAGATTTTATAAGTTCCTTATCAAATTTTACTTGCGGTAAACAATTAAAATCATTAAATTTCTTGTCAACAGCCCATGCAATACGATTTACAGTACCTGGGGACATATCAACTGGGCATCTATTATAAAAAATCTCACGTTCTTTTAATAGCTCGTCCGTCAAATTCTCACTTGTAAGCAGTTCATCTAACGAAATATGATATTTTTGCTTAAGCTTTGAGTCAACCCTTTTCACATAGCTGTCGTACTGTGTTTTTGTGGTGTTATATCTATAAATAAAGAAAAATGGCTTTCTATAAGCACAAATTCTCTTATTAAACTCCTTTTCAAGCGTAATTTCATCACTATCTTGAGCATTTGGCAGACATTGAGATAAATTATTCCATTGCGTATTCATTGGAGTCATCTTAATTCCTTTTACAGAATCAATACTTAGCTGCTGAAAATGTTGAATACAGATAGTTCTATACTCCAATTCGTCCCATTCTTTACTACCCATTTCAAATTTTGACTGTAAGTTTAACATACTAGTACCAATGTTAGTGATAGATCCGACCTTGTTCTTAAATCCTCGTTTATTACTTGCTGCAATATTTTCTTCTGTAGGAAGTATCTTTGGAGCTTTTCTCTGCTGACAGTCAAGTGCGGGCAGCAACCTGTGCTTTTCAACAAGAATTTTACTGTTCGTAGTAAAAATTATGTCTCCATCTTCATCGCAGCCAGATTCAGCTATGCGTAAAGTATCCCATGAATTAAGAATGATACAATCTTTTATATACCTAAACCAGTAATCCGCACTAGCAGAATATTTAATTTTTTGCTTCACTATGTTGAAATGAGCACACATTGGGGCTCTCATGCACACAACTTCTGAAACATGTTTGTCTCTCCAAAATTTATGATAAATCTCACCAGCGCCCAACAAACCTTGAACTTTTAATCCAAAAATATCTTCACACATTGCATATGGATCACCAGAAATAAGAGCAAAATTACCAGAAACGTCAATTGTTGAAATCTTGGCAAGCCGAATTTTCTTACGAATCATACGCTCAATTCTTGAACGAACATATGGATCATTAATTAACTCTCTATTTATCATTAAAGCACGCGCAATTACATCAGATTTCATAACATTTTTATCATTCAACCCCGTCCCAGCAAGATAAACAATTGATTTTCTTGGATCAAGCGCAATAATATCTTGGATTTCTTCAACGGTGGGTGAGATTAACTCATCAATATCCTCGTCACTCAAATAATAACTTTGAGTAAACTGATAATTCAAATTTCTACTCTCATCAAGCTCTTCGGACACCTTTGTAAGCCTAAAATCATACCCATGTTTAATACAATTTTCATAATACGACTCATAACTATCATATGCATCCCATAATTTTAACTGACTTGTGGTAATAATTACGTCTGCATCCATTACGTTACGCTCTTGCCCCCATGCGTCAATCACTGTAGTTTTATTAGCAATAGTTTTTGCAAATTCCTTAAAATCAAACGTGAATAACATTCCCTTTAAAAATGCACAACGTGCGCACACACCAGAAGAAATTTCGTCAAGTCCAATAGCTTCTTTTGTGATTTTTTGGCTATATTCTGGAGTCATAATTCCACAACCATCATTTATTTCAATTTCAATGCTCTTACCTTTGACTTCGCGCACAATTGGATCATTAGAGTTAATCCCGTCACTAACCTCAATAACATCTGCATCGAATGAAGTATTTGTCCCCCTAACAACAATCATTTTAGGCCAAGAAACTGCATTAGATGTTGATGATGTAAGCGCAAAATATGCTTCAAGTTTTGCAGGAGTATACTCTATTTTTTCATTCCTGCCATTATTAATCATCTTATATACATACGGATACAACTTTGAATTAATGAATAACACCGTACTCATTTTTAACCCGCCTGGAGTGCCATATAATCTATGAAATAGCTCCCCATTAATGATTAAACTTTTGCAACAATTATCAAAATGAGACTTTTTGTCAAACTGGATGGACACTAAATTTGGCTCAAATTGTAGGCTATACAACTCATCATATTTACTTTTAATACTTTTCTTATTTTCTCTGGTATTATCAAGAGTTTTTAAATACTTTATTTCCTTTCGCACCTGTTCCGCTTTTAAATAGTTATCACCGGTGCCTGTCATATCTTCAATCCATTTAATTAACTGACTATGACCAACGCTGATCACTATTTCAGAATTACAAGCTACATCACTTAATGAAATATTAACATTGTAATTATTCATGTCCAAATAAGTGCTATTCAACTTGTATATATACTTTTGTGGTCTTAATGGTTTCAATACACATCACCGCCAATTCATTTTGTACTACCTATTTTTTCTTCACACGTAAATCCGCATAACTCTTTAGCTCTTTGCTGTACCATATCCCATATTTTACAATTATCAAACTTCGAATTTAAATATTTCTTAAGATTTTCTGGTTCTAATTTATGTCTAGATGTTTCACTAACGCATGGCGGTCCAGGCATCCCACAATGATTAACACAATGTTCCCAAAAATCAGTTTTGCATTTATAGCGAAAATCTGTAACCCACAAACTATCATAGTGTATAAAAATATGAACCTTCGAAGAAATATTAAAAGACGCATGGAGTATTTTACCATTATAGGTTTCCGCGTTTCCATACTTAAAATCCCATCTATCGGCAAAGCCACCATCAATCATCTCATGCCCTTTACCTGCTGGCACATCGCCATCATACATATCTCTTGTGTAATTTTGGAATGTATTGTATGTTGCGAAGATCTCATCATCACTTAACTTCTTCATTGCTTTCACCGTCCATCTTGGCACCGCACTTTGGACAATAATCACTCGCACGAGCTTCTTCGTCAAAACAATTAGAACAAATATATGTCGGTCGTAAAAACGAATCATCTCCGACAAATTCAACTATACCGCAACCTTCAAGCCATTCCGCATGAATTACTGGTTTAAGTTCGTGATGGCACACATGCATTCCATCATAAAAGTTATTATCAAAAGTGCATTTAAACTTTGGTGGAAGTGAAGTATAACACTGCCCATCATTAAAAGGACAATTTCCACAAGTTCGCTCACCAAAACCATTTAAT